CTTCCACCGCCGAGAACTTGCTGTTCAGGCTTTCCAGTGCACTCTGCATCTTGTCAAAGTCCACTTTTGCCGATGCGTCTTCAATTTTCTCAAAGCTTTTCTCGGCACCTTCCAGCTTCAGGCTTTCGTTCAGTGCGTTCAGGGTCTTGATGCTCTGCCGGGTATTCCGTTCGAACTGCGCGTTGTCGAACCGCATTTCTACCACGCGCTCGTCAATTTCCTGACTCAAAGGCTCTTTACCTCCTTCCACAGTTCATCGGCCAGAGCACAAAAAACAGGACCCAGCGCAGGGTTGATGTAGTCCACTCCCTGCACATAGGCTCCGTTTCTTGTTCCGTGTCCGTATTGTAAAATGACCGCGATCGGCACGCCGTCCACGATGTTCGCGTTTTTCCAGCAAAGGGTCGCCCCGGTCTTGTCCATTTTGATTTCGTAGCTCCAGCTCGCCGCTGTCTTTCCGGTTGCTTTCGGTGTGGCTTCGTACAGCCGCTCCACCCCAAGCTTCCCATATTTTTCCAGGATGGGCTTTACGCTCCAGCTTTTCACATGGCTGAAAAAGGTCAGGCTTTTCTTAAAGTCGCCTTTTTGTCGGATCTCAATGACTTTTGACATGAAAACCTCCCGTTTGCTTTCCTCTAAGCACGGCTTGCCCTTCGGGAGAGCTCCGCGACGCGCTGGCATTTGCCAGACGGAGCGGTGAGAGGGTCCTCACCCCCTCGAGTGCATCTTCGCTCTCCGCTGAGCGTTCAGTGCCCGGATGTGCGCGGCCTGCTCCCGCCTGCCCATCTTCTCGGGCGGCATGTTTTCTTCGCCGCAGGCCCGGATCAGCGCCAGCAGCCGGTTCAGGTGCCACTTTTCACAGCTGAAGGGGATGCCGTAACTCGCCATTGCTGCATAAAAGGTCTCAGCGCTCTGGTACCGGGCTCGTTTCTTCCCGTTTTTGCGCTCCTTGAAGGTCGCTGCGCTCATCGGGTCCGCCATATATCGTTGAATGGCTGCCATGTTCTCCCGCGTCAGCCGGTCATAGACACTGGGGTCCACGCCCTGTGTCAGGGTCATGCACCGGATGTAATCCAGTGTTTCTTCCTGTGTCTTCGGCTTTGACGGGTCGAGCCAGGCCTTATGCCACTTGCTTTCCCATTTGGACAGGGAGAGCAGGCTGTGCTCCAGCCGCAGAACAGCGGGCTTGTCGTAGACAAATACATTGTTCCGGGCGTCCCAGCGCTCGTCGCCGGGGATCTTGATCTCAAGCATCCTTCCACTCTCCCTGTTTTTTTTTCAAATGCGTGCCTTTTTCAGGCAAAAAATAAAAGGCTAACCGGAAATTTCCCGATTAGCCTTTATGTGTTCATTCCTCTAAACAAAGCTCGCCTTTCGGGAGAGCTCCGCGACGCGCCGACCATTGTCGGACGGAGCGGTGAGAGGGTTCGTTTAGCCCAGCGTCAGGGCCGGTGCTGCATTCTGGGTCGCTGCCATCTCCATGGCAGGGTTCCGGTTCTGCGCATTCGCACTGACCGGGATCAGGGCGTTCACGAACTTGGTGGCGGCAGCCGTGTCGGTCACAAGCTCCATGTAAATGATGCTGTAGGCCGGGCTTGCCACGAATTCGGCGGTGTTGGCCTCGTTCTTCACAAACAGGCGGCCGTCCAGGCTTTTCTTGCCGTAGCTGCGCAGCAGAATGTCCTTGAACAGCTTCACCAGCTCCAGCTGGCTCTTTGCGGCAACGATCTTCTCAATGTAGCCGCGCATACCGCCTTCCACGCTCAGCTGCATCTCGGTAATCTCTGCTTCGCTCAGGTTGAAGTAGAAATCCTCGGTGCGTTCGGTGCCGTCGTAGTCAGTGTAGGTAATGGTTTTCTTAACCATGATGGTTTCTCCTTTACATCATTTTGAATTTTTCCGGGCTTACACAGCAGCCTTCACAGCGGCCAGCAGTTCGTCCGGGCTGGGCAGAGTTGCCTCGGCGCTCTCGGTGCCGTACAGCAGGTCTTCCACAGCCTTCATCTGCTTTGCGGTCAGCTCGGTGCTGTCGAACTCGGCCACAGCGGAAGGCTTGAGGTCGGCAATGTTCACGGGAACGGTGTCGCACTCCCAGCTGAAGGTCTCGGCATCCGGGCTGTCGTTCATGGTCTCGTGGGTCTTTTCCGCAGGCTTTGCGGTGGCGTTCCACACCACATGGATGATGTAGCCCTTGTCCGGGTCCTCGTCGGTGCCCACCTTGGTCTGCCAGCTGAAGCCAAAGCTCTTGCGCTTCTGCTGGCCGATGCGCACACCCTTGACCGGGGTCGACAGGCCGTCGCAGGGCTCGAACTCCTCAGGGTACATGTACGCCTCAATGGTAAAGCTGTAATCCTCGCCGGAGATCAGGCGTGCATACTTCATGTTGTCGGCCCACAGGTCAGTGGGCTCTGCGCCGCTGGGGCTCTCGGTCACGCCGGTCAGGCCGTTCCAGCCCGCGCCGTTCTCATAACCTTCGCCATCTGCCTTGGGGTAAACCACGCCATGCGAAACACCGGCATGGAACTTGCGCTTGCCGTCTTCATCCCACTTGATTTTTGCCATAGGTTTTATCCTCCTTTATAAATAAGGTATATCTCCTCTTAAACGCTCTCCCGACGGGCGAGCTGGCGCGTCAGCGCCTGAGAAGTTTTTTCTTCAGTACCACACGCTGAATACGTCGTGGTATAAGTTGTCGGAAATAAAATGGCGGTCATGAGAAGCCTTGCTCAGCTCACTCATGGCCGCCGTCATTTCACTGTCCGGTTTTGTGTCGATCACCGTCACGGTGTAATGGAAGGTCTGCCGGTATACCCGGTCGTCTGCATCCCTGCTGCGGATTTTGGAAAGTTCGTAGCAGATGCAGGGGTACTTCATCCGCAGGTTTGCAGGCGGCTGATAGTAGACGTTTTCGCTGCCGCACCGTTTTTTCACGATGGCACGCAGGTACTTGTCCAGCGCCATCCGCCGTTCACTGAGCTTCACTGCCATGGTACAGCCCTCCCAGTGTCAGAGTCAGCCGCGGGTAGTCCACCGTCACGTCCGTCACCTTCCACTTTCCGCCGTAAAGCGTCACATACCGGAGATTGCAAAAGTGCTCCTGAACATACGGGTCTGCGATGACGCTCAGCGTGTTCGCAAGGCTTATATCATCGTTCACCTTGTCGCCGGACTGGATTCTGCGCGTGTTTCGCGTCAGGTCACCGTAACAGTCACGCTCTGTCACGATCTCCGAGTAGACACTCGGCTCTGTCTCCTGGGTCTCCACGAAACCCAGCTTTCCAAACCACTTGCTCATTGCACACTTTCACTCCATTTTGATTAGTTTGTGCTAACCTCAAAGCCTGAAGAATCAGGCCCTGGCGGTGTAGGTCACAGCAGCCTTGCCGTCGTAGGTCACAAAGCCTGCGCTGGTCTTTGCCACTGCCTGGCACAGCTCGGTGCCGTTATCGATCATCAGTCGGCCCAGCTTAAAGGCCTTCTCGCAGTCTTCCTGCGCAGCCTCGGTCTTGTGGTCGGCATCCTCGTACAGCTTGCCCTCATTTGCGTAGGCAATGTAGTTTGCCACATGCAGGTCATAGCCGGTCTCGTAACAGGGTTTCAGCATATCGGTTTACCTCCTTTTTTAAGCAGCCCACTCAATGGCCATAGCGCTGTAGGGGCTGGTCAGTGCGCCGGAGCAGCGGGTCTCGATCAGGTACTTCTGTGCATTGAAGTCGATGTCAAAATCATCAAACATGCTCACGGCACCGCCCTTGTCTGCACCCACGGTGTAGTCAGCCAGGTTCACGATCACGGCAGCCAGATCACCGCCCTTGGCACCCTTGCGGCCTTCCATTTCGGGAATGGTCACGATCTTGGCAACGCGCAGCTTGCGGGCCAGTGTGGCCTCGTCCGTGTACAGCGGGCGGCCCATGCCGTCTTCCAGCAGCAGCATCTCGGTCAGGGCATCCTCAGTGGTAAACATGGTCGGGGTGCCGCTGCCGCGGTAGTCCTTGCGGGCACGGATGGCCTGCTTGATAAAGGCCTTGTACTTGTCCTCCACGGTGGTCATGCCGGTGGTCTTCACCTGTACCTTGATGGTAAACAGGTCGGCATCGTTGAACACCGGGCGGATGCAGTTCTCGTCGATCTTGTCGCGGCTTGCTGCCATGCGGCCATCGCCCAGAATGTAGGCCAGTGCCAGCTCACGGTTCAGCTTGTAGCGCATCTCGTTGCGCAGCCATGCCACCACGTCAAAGCTGGTAATGTCGATCACGTCGTCGCGATCCAGCTCCTGCTTCTTGTACACCGTGGTCGGGCCGGTGGAGCGGCGCAGCAGGCCGAATACCTCTTCGGTCTTGTAGTTGCCCTTCAGGTAGCCCTTGGCACGTGCATCGTCCTCGGTCAGGTCCGCAAACAGGCTCTTGAAGCGGCTGAACGGGATGTGCTTCACGCCGCCCATTACCACGCTCACCCAGTCGTCAGGCTTGTCAATGATGCGGGGCGGGGTGTCCAGCAGGCGATCTTCCGGGAACAGCCAGTCGATGTTGTCAATGCCGTGGCACAGGGCGTTCAATTCGCTGTCCTCAATGCCGGCATTTGCAAAAGCAGCCTTCATAGTGCCGCAGGTCTTGGCGGTCTTCACCACCTTGTTGATCTCGTCAATGCTGTGCTTCAGCACGCCCTGGTCCTTGTCGTTGTCAAAAACATTGTGCTTCACGGTTTCGTCCTCCTTGTCTTCATCATCCTTGTCGTTGTTGGCCTCTGCATTGGGGTCGTCTTCGTCAAGGCCTTTTTTTGCCATGCCCACCAGTGCGCAGCAGCACTCCTGCTGTTCGGGGGTCATGCTGTTGTACACTTCTTCCAGCGTCTTACCGCCTGCCTGTGCCATGTTGTCTTCCTCCTCGCCCAAAGGGTTGTCATCGGGGTCAAGTCCGTGCTTCAGGCTCAGACCCCCATCGGTATAGATAAAGGCTTCTTCGCCTTCCTCTGCGTTGTAATCCGCGCTGTGCTCCACGATCTCGTCGATCAGTGCACCCGGGTTGCAGCCCGCCAGCACCAGGCTCAGCTCCCGGATCACGCCATGCATCACGGTGTTTCCGGCCTTCTTCAAACCGTTTGCAAAGATGCTCATGGCGTCAATGTCGCCGCTGCGCACGGCTTCCAGCGCACTCTGGCCGCTTGGGCTGTCGTTCATCTTCACATAAGCATAAACGCCGTCTTTCCGGTTCTGCAAAAGTGCGTGGCCCAGCACATGCTCCGGGTCCGAGTGGTCGTGGTTCCACACCACCGGCACCTTTCGCCCATCGTCGCCCTTGAAGGCGTCCGGTGCGATGGTCAGCCCATCGTAGCACAGGATGTTCGCCTTGGTCGCATAGCCGGAAAAATCGTAGTCGAATTTCTTCGCCATTTTGATTTCTTAAACCTCCTTCCTCAAGATTCCGTTAAGAATCTTTCTCCCTTGCCAAAAGCTGGTCCACAGTCTCCTTGCCGCCCGCCATGGCGGTGGGGTTCTGTATCTGATCCGTGCTCTGGTTCAGGTTCTTGTTGCTCAGCTCGTCCGCCCGCGGGTCCTTCGAGGGTTTCAGGCCGATCGCCTGTCGGAACTCGTTGGAGCTCATGATCTCATTGCGGGTGAACTTGTCTGCCATCTCGGCCACCGTGCCAATGGGTGCCAGCTTGAACGGATCCCGGAAGAACAAAATGCTCTGCCGCTGGCCGCGGGCGGTCTTGGTCAGGAACTTTCGCTTCAGCTCGTCCACGATCGCGCTGACGATGGGCTCCACGATGCGGTTGTAGTAGTTGGTCATCGCTGCCTCGTCCGCCGTTCCGTTCATGATCTCGAGGGTAATACCCAATTGACTGTAGAACATGTTCGTCAGGTATTCGATCTGCTTCAGAAGGTTGTTTTCAAGGCTGCGGTTCAGCTGTGTCACCCGCTCGGTGCCGTCCGTCCACGCAATTCCGTACTTCGAATCGCGGAGCTGGTCTTCGATCTCCTGTCGGCGCTTGTTGGCCTGCTCCCGGCGTGCTTCGCTTTTCACAACGTAGGGCAGTTGGATGATCAGGTCCAGCTTTCCCGCGCCCGCCTGCTCATCCACAACGTCCAGAAGACTCAGCTTCCGGATCAGGCGCTGCATCGTGCTGTTCGGCTCGTTCATGATGGCGTAGAACGGGTTCTCGATCAGCGCCACGGTCTTCTTTGGCAGAACCAGTTCCTCTTTCTGCCCGGTCCTGTCGTTGTAAAGCCGCACCCGCACATGCTCGGGATACCATTCCAGCACCTTGCCCACCCGCATGGAGTAGATTTTGTAGCTGTCACTCCGGCTGGGGTCATAATTCGTTTCCACCGGCACCACGGCCACCACGCCTTCGTCCAGCATGCTCATCACAATGTCCTGCACAAGTCCCCGGCCCGTTTGGTCCAGGTTTGCTTCGAGGTTCAGGCAAGAATTAAGGCCCGAGTCGATGACCGAATCGAATCGGCCATTTTCGTCGAGCCTTACATGCTGTATCGTGATGGCGCTGCAGTCCATCGAGATGCGGTTGTATACGCTGGTCACAAAGGTGCGTTCGTTCCCCCGCGTCAGCCGCACCCGGTCAGGCCGGTAACTGTACCCGCCTGCATACCCTCCAAAGTTCGGGGGAGGGTCCCGGTTCAGAAAAGCGTTCCAGGCGTGCTTCAGCCGGGAACCAAAACTCATTTCTGTTTCCATTTTGATTTTCCTTCCTTTAAGAAAGGCTCTCCCCCTCGGGAGAGCTCCGTCATGGCTCTGGCGCAGCCAGACTGTGGCGGTGAGAGGGTTCCACCCGGTATCAGCTGTCTTTCTTCTTGTCGGTGTTCTGTCCGCCCACGCTGCCCGTGGCCATCGCGTTCGCAAGGTCCGGGTTGCCCAGAATGTTTGTCACCGCCTGTTTTCCGGCGTACAGCATAGCACCTTTCATCATGGTGGAAAGCGCCTGCTGCCCTGCCGTGTTGAACACTGTCTTCACGAAGGTCTGCCCGCCGTTGATTTCCTTCTTCAGGCTTTTCACGTCCCGCTGCAGCTGCAAACGTTCCCGCTGCAGTTTCAGCTCCCGGTTCGGGTCGTCCTCGCGCACGTTCGTCTGGCCGGAAAGGTCACGGTACTGCTTCTCCATCTGCATCCGGTTGATCTGGGCCCGCAGCTCCTCGTCCGAGTAGTCGCTGACTTTCTTCTTGGACGCCTTCGGAGCATACTCCGTCGCTTCGGTCCCAGTGTTTGCGCCGTCTGCACCATCTTCGCCGTAGTGCTTCTTTCCGGCAGTGGTCAGGGTGCCGTCCTTGTTCTGGTAGCGGCGTACGCCCCACTTCATACCCTTGACGCCCCAGTGCCAGAGCTCATCCTGTCGTCTCATCTCATCCCTCCCTTCTGCTTTTTTCGTCTTCTTTTACTTTTTATTGCTTTTATCCCCGTTTCCGTGCTATACTGGTTCCGTTAGTATTGTTGTGAGGAAAGGGAATCGCCATGTCAGAAACCATCATCTGCCCCGCCTGCGGTGCGCAGCTTCTTGCCGAGAATCAGAATCAGGTCATCTGCCCCTGCTGCGGCGCTAAAGTCAAGATAAACATCAATGTCAACTACAATTACTCGAAGTCCGAGCATATTGAACGTATTGTCGATGAGGCTAAAAGTAAAAACGCGGACAATCTGAGCCGTGTCATTAACATTTTTGCCACTCCGGTTGAGGAATATCGCGCCGCAAAAGACCATCAGCGCCGCATGGAAGAACAGCAGCAGCGTATGATTGAGGAAAATCTTCGTGAAGCACAGCGCCAGTCTTATGAAAATGCTCAGCGCCGTGCGGAACGTGCCCGTGCCCGTAATGAAGAACTTTCCCGGAAGTGGAATGCCTGCGAAAAGAAGATTCTTAAATATTGCCGTACCCATCAGAAGGAAACGCTGATCGGCATTGCAATTTGCGTCGTTCTTCTGGCCTTTGGCTTTTCTGCAGCCGCCAACCACGCAAACAATAGTCGAGCCCTCGCTGCCCATCAGGCAGAACTTGCCCGACTGAAAGACGAGGAAATCGCTGCATCGCACCTCGCCATGGGCGAAGTGAAAATGCCTGATTTTTCCGAAGACGACGATGCTCGAGACATTATCAAAGCACTGAAAGATGCAGGCTTTACCAATATTGTCGATCAACCGAAGCATGACCTGATTTTAGGCAATAAGCACTCCCAGTACGAACTTATCGAGGTTACTGTCGATGGTGCGCCGTCCTTCACGAAGGGTGAATGGTACCAGCTTGATACAGAAATCGTCGTCTCTTATCACGATTACATTTTCGGGTAATGAGGAGGTTTGAATATGCCTGAATCTGAAATGTTCCCTCTCCAGTCTGCTGGCTGCGAAGTCATTTCCTGCAATACCCCGCTCGACTTTGGCGATACAACTCGTTTTCGTAAGGTCGAATTCCCGGAGCAGGCTGGACTTGCGACCAATTCCTTTCTACAGCTTGTTCCTGCAAAGCTTGCAGCGGAAGCAGCATCAAACACCTATGTTCTCCGGTTTCCGAAAGGCATTCAGGGTTCTCTTATGAACTTGCATCAGGGTGGACAGTCCACGGTCATGAGAGATACAGCAGGGCATTTTGTAGGAACAGCCTCGCTCTACCGAGTTGATCCTGCATCGGTGGCAGCTTTTCAGGCGTTCAGCATTGCGTCTTTCGCAACGGGACAGTATTTTCTTGCCGATATCAGTTCTAAACTCACCGAAGTCAATAAGAAGCTTGATGACCTTCTTGCATTCCTGCAAACCTCAAAGCGCACGGAGCTTCTCTCCGAGCTGACTTTTGTGAAATATGCATTAGCAAATTATTCAACCATCATGCTCAACGATGCTCAGCGTATTGCAACGATTGGAAATCTCCAGCGTGCAAAGACGAAAGCGATTGCCGACATAGAGTTTTACACCGAGCGGCTTGAGAGCTCAGTCAGCGGAAAAGCAAATGAAAGCCAAATCCAAATCGTTTTACAGAACAAGCAGGGCATTGATCTCGCATCCCAGCTTTATGCTATCAGCGGAATCATGGAAACCTACTATTCGCAAAACTGGAACGAATCTTATCTTGCAAATATCAAAGATGATGCCAAGCCGCTCTTTGCTCTTACGCAAAACCGCATGATTGGCGCTTTAAGAACATTCTCTGATAAGGTATCTAAAGAACTTGAGGGTCGAAAGAAAAATCCTCTTGCTAAGAATGAGGTTTCCAAAAAAGAGCGTGAAGTTCTTCGGGTGTTCGACGCCCTGAATTCTCAGACCGAATCTCCGCTTCTCATTTTGATGAAGGATGCCCTGAATAAGCCTTCGGAGGAAACAGAACTCTACCTTCGTCCTGATGGGACAGTGTATCAAAAAATTCAGCCACAGGCTGTATAAAGGTTTATGCTTATGTACATAGTCACAGTCGTCGTAAGTTGTATCCGCTCTACACTTTTATATCTTGGCTTGATTTCTGCTGTTAGAGAACATTCTTTTCAATTACTTCTTCTGTACTTAATATTGCTCGCCATTCTTGTCCTATTTAACAAACTTTCAAAGGATCATATTCCGATGGAAGATACTATTTTTTATGCAATTACTCACGACATCCTAGCACCGATTCTTGGCATCAGATCTCTTGTAAAATTACTGCTCCATAAGTACCTTGACGGCCCGAATGAACCTCATGCAGAAATCTTTCTGGCGCAGGGCATCACAGAAGCCGCATGGTCAGTTCTTTTTCTGGCATATCTTGTAATCGACGTACTATAATCACTCAAACGCATCCCGGTTCACCTTATAAGCTACATACGCATCCATCATAGCGGCAACCGCATCGATCTTCTGGTCATACCTCTGTTTTAGAAGCTTGCGGTTGCCGTTTGTGTCTTCCAGCGTAATGCAGTTGCCCATGGCAAATTGCATCAGCGCTTCGTCAAACAGCAGTTTCCGCTGTTCGCTCAGCTTCTTCAGCTCGCCAAGCGGCACGCTTTCGGTCTTTGCGCCCTGGATCACCTTCTCGATGGCATACTCGCCGTTTTCCCGCGCCCACCGCTCCACAAAGTCCTTTGCGTTGTAGGGGTCGTAGCCAAAGGCACGCACGTCGTACCCGCTGTTCTCGATGAAGGCATCCAGGTCGTCGTACACTTCCATCATGTCCAACACCGTGCCTTCCATGATGACCAGTGTCCCCTCCCGCATGAACTCGTCATACTTCTGGCGCATGGCCTGCGGCAGTTTCGAGAGGGTGTAGCTCGTGATGTAGTCCCGTGTCTTCACGCCGAAATATCCGTGCTCCATCGGAAACAGGAAGGTAAAGGCGCAGAAGTCGTCACCCTGCGAAAGGTCCGCCCCCATGGCACAGGCCATCTGCCAGAAGTCCCGGTGCCGGTGTGGCAGGGTCTCCTCGTAGGGGAAGAAGTAGGTGTAACCTTCCATCGGGATGCCGAAGCGTTTGGCCAGAATGTCGTTCCGGCTTGCCGGTGCTTTTTCGGCGCGTTCCACGTCCAGCTGGTAGGCTTCGTAACTCACGGTCAGCCCCAGGTTCGGGTTCGCCTTCACCCACATCGAAGGGTCGTTCACTTCTTCGATGCTGTCCAGCTTGTAGTACCAGATGGACACATGCGGGTTAACATAGTCCCCCTTCAGGATGCTCATCAATTCCATTTTGATGGAGTCGCCGCATCCGTTGCGCACCGTGCCCTCGCTGCTGGTCGCCACGATCAGGTAATCGTTCACCTTCGAACTGCCCTGCTCGATGGCACCAATGGGGTCTTCCCGGATGGGGCAGCTGAGCCACTCGTCTACTGTTGCCACCTTGTCTCTCCGGCCCTGCAGCTTGTCGATGCTCATGGGCCGAATTTCCAAAAGGCTGTTGGTCAGAAAGTTTTCGATGCCCTTCTTTGTGCTGGCCAGCTTCACCCTGCCGGAAGCAGCACCCGTCGTGTTCTGCAGGCTGCCTTCCGTCATAAAACGATAAAGAGGTCCTCTCGCCCGCGCGATCGCTGTGCGCACCGGTGAGAGGACTTCTTCTGCTTGTTTCATGGTGGGTGCTGTGGTGATCTGCTGGGTGGTGTACCCGTCCACGGAGAGGAAGTATTGCTGGATGCAGCTGTCGTACATGCTCTTTGCTGCACCGCGCGCCACGATCAGGTATTGCTTTCGCACCAATCGGTGCTTGATGCGCTTTTGCTCATAGTGGCCGCCGTGTCCGTCCGGGTTTGGTTTGTATACCGTGCGTTCCTCAAAGTAGTACCACCCGAAGATCTGCTCTGCCCACAGCTTGAAAGTCTCCAGCAGTTTCAGGTCCGTGCCATCCGTCAGGGTCAGCTCCCGTTCGCAGAATTTCACAAAGCCGTCCATGGCCTTGTCATCATAATAAACGCCCGGGTTCGCGATCAGGTCGTCGATCCGGTTCATCTCCATGCTGATCTCTCTGCAAACGGGAATTTCCCCGCGCATCACGGCCTCCCGGAACCGGCCGTAGTAGATCGGCGTTGCCGTGTTCGAGAGTGCCATTTTGAATTTTTCCTTCCTGCGGGTGCGTTACTGTTTCGCCTCGGTCGATCGTGCCGCAGTGCTGCGGCTGAACGCATTGCCGGTGATCTCCTTGAAATCATCATCGGTGATGATGCCCTTGATAACGTAGATACGCAGCATTGCTTCGCTGATGCGATTGCCGCGCCAACGTTCGGCCAATTTTTCTTTCGTCGTCATCTGTCCTGCCTCCTTACTCTGCATCCGGCATGCTTAGCGCGACAATATCTTCCAGCGCATCTGCGATGCGCGTCTGATCGCTTACCGTATCTTCGGCGGAGCCCTTGCCTGCGGCATCTTCGAAGTTTTCAATGGCGTCCAAATAGTCCTGATCGGAAGTGCAGGCGCTGAAATCGCATCCTGCTTTGACCATCATGGAAACATAGTCATCAAAAACAAGCGCCACAGACCCGTTGATCGCGCCGCCGCCAACGATCATTTTGGTGCGCTTTGCCCACGGATAACGAGAAAGCCACTGTTCCGCGGTGAGCTCCTCACCGATCGGCGTAAAAACAGGACTTGCATTGTCATAGATTTTGTAACGAGACACGTTTTGTCCTCCTTAACTTTGATTCTTTAACTCGAAATATTCGACGTACAAGCTTCCGCCGCCGGCAACCAGCGCATAATTTCCGACAGAGACGATGGTTGCATTGGTTCTTCCGGTGCTCAAGCTATAAGAAGTTCGCGTAAACGAAGCATCAAAAACATCAACGACTGTGCTATTGTTGCCTCCGCCTGCAAAAATCAAGCGCTTATCCATGCCGGACCCCAATGTGCCTGTCGCGGTATTAGAACGACTGGAGCTCAAAGCAATCGTAGTGTCTCTGGTCAGCGACGCATTGTATCGGTCGATGTATGGCGTAGCCGTTGTGCCGCCGCCGAACACTGCATACCCCGCAAAAGACGCGCCCTGAAAATTTGTTCTGATTGCCGAGAGGTTCTCTAAAGTGTGCTTTGTCAACGCAGCATTGTAGCATTCCACCAGGGAATAACTCGTCGAGTCATCCTTACCGCCTGCAAAGATCGCGTACTCGCCGATCGAAGCACCGGCCAGATAATATCGTGCCGTACCCAAAGCGGTAATTGTGCGCCGGGTCAAAGAATTATCGTAGGCATCCGTTGTGTTGGAATTGGTGTTGTTGACCCATCCGGCAAAGATCAAATGGTTCGTGGTGTTTGCAGTAGCGCAGTTGCACTTTGCAGAACTCAGGTCCGTCAATTGCGTTTGCGTCAAAGATGTATCATACGAGATAGCCTCATCACATCTGTTTACTTTTACTTTGCCGAAAAGAGGTTTGTATAAATAATAGCCGCCTGCAAAAACAGCTTTATTATTTATCACTCCACTCAACATGCCGGACCGATATTTATCGATAGGGTTTGAGAAGCTAAGCTGCGCAATGTTTTGTGCAGTCAATGAAGAATCATAGGCATTTACGCTGTCCGAATAATCATATTCGTTTGATTGCCCTTTATCGCCGCCTGCAAAAATCGCATAATTGCCAACGGACGCTCCAGCAACATTATTTATATTACTAAAATTATTTCCACCTAAACTTTTAGAATTACGCATTCTTAATGAGGTAATCGTTCTTCTGCCATAAACAACCGTTCTCAAATCGGAAAAGAATAGTTTCGCAACGCCATTTTTACCAACATACGCTTTTCGAACTCGTCGCGCTTTCAAACCGGTGGAAATACCAGTCTGAACATATTCAAGGCGTTCATATTTTGCGGAGAGTGAGAAGGTTCCAGTTGCTGTACCATCATTCTCATAATGGATGTCGATGCTTATGGATTCTCCCGATTTGATTACCCCGGTCCAGGTTCCACTTTTATTATAATTAGAACTTTGTTGGTAGTTTATAACATATGTACTACCGACCTTGAGATACACGTAAACATCGTCGTTTGTGTTTGAATGACTGCAATAAATATTCCAATTGATGGTAATGGTCATATTTTTCGTTGCAGTATATGTGCCGCTGGTGCTTGAGAATGAAGTTGCCGGGCATTCATAGGGATTTGTTCCAGAGAAGAATTCAGGATAATTACCCCAATTGATTTGTGTATTGACCGTTTTATTTTGATACCCGTAAACCGGCGATGACCCATTCACTCCGACATACAGGTGTTTAACTTCTCTTGCCACATTTGATTTTCCTAAATATAATTTTTGAGACATAAAATAGCCTCCTTATTCGTAAACGAGGTAGATAACACCTTCTTCTAATTCTGAGACGCCAGCAGTCAAATCTTTTGTTCCCGAGCCAAGCTTGACACCACCCAGAGTGTCTAAGGTAGCAGCAGGTAAGCTATATTGCTGTGCGTCTGCGCTTAGAGTTCCATCCTCTGAAATTGATAGGTTGGCACCAACTTTAACGCCACCAAGTGATTCTTTTGTTGCAGGAGGCAATGTATATGTGTTACCTCCAATTGATACTGGTCCAAATGCCATATATAATACCTCCTTTATCAATTACATCCAATGATGATTCCATTACCGTCAACAAGCGCAGACGGATTCATAATAACACACGGTCTAACGCCTAGTACATCAGTAGATAGAGCAGTTGTAACGTTGCCAGATGCATCAACAACGATAGAAGAAAGTGTTCCGTTGCCATTGTCTTGGACCGTTCTCGTTCTCCATGTTGAAGCTGTTCCGCTCAGATTTGCCTTGATCTTTTTTGGTGTACCATCGAAATAATCCAGTTTTGCCCCGTCAGCATACGGCATGGATACAGATGTTACGCCCATTTCTAACAAGCTCGGAATAAATACTTTGCAAGAGTGACCTTCGCTTTTTGTCATCACTTGATAAGATCCATCATCTAATTTTTTTGCATAAGGAATTTTTACTTGTTTGATAAATTTGCTTGCGTCACCATCAGCATCAATACGCTTTAAAAATGTACTTCCGAGATACTTGTCAATTATATTCTGATCGTATTCAACGGTATCTCCGTTTGCACGTGTGGAATAAATTGTGCTTAACACAAGCCATATCCCATCACATGATTCGTCATAAATATTTGGGTCAGGGTTTCCAATATGAGCAACTGTCCATACTCGTTTATTACCATTTATGTCCATCTTTATTGTGTCACCAACGGCTACTTTTTGGCACAATGGAACATATCCATTTTGATAATACTAAACTTTGTTTTGCCCATTAGCACCGATCCATCCTGCTTTTACAATTTTGCTTTCGGAATCCGCAGTCGGTTTGCAATATAAAGTTTGTCCGACTTTATTCCCAGAGGGGGTTCCAATATAAATACTCATGTGATATTACCCCTCATAAACAATATAAATACTTCCGTCTGGAAGATTGCTATCTGGAGCAGATGTTCCATACTGTACCTGTACAGGAGTAGGGGCGCTCAATACTCCATCTTCTGAAATCGAAAGATTATTTCCAACTTTTATTCCGCCTAAAACATTTTCTGTGGCAGGGACCAATGACATTACGCCGTCAGAAGACATTGAAAAATTTGGCCCGATTTTTATGCCGCCAAGGAGACTAGATGTCGCAATAGGTAATGTATATGGAGAAATATTATAATTTTCAAATCCAAAAGCCTTTACGATATCCTCTCTCACAAAATAATAGAAAGCTCCAATATCACTTTTGGGGATATTACGAGCGCGAAGTCTCAAGAGATTAGTTCTTGACTCCGTTGTTGTAAAACATGCTTCCTGAGCAGCATCCACATCATCAGGAGAGATCACAACCGCAATGCAGTCGGATTCTTTTATTTCATCAATAGAAATATCTATATAATAAGGATAAGAAATTTGATCATCGGAGCTCCATCCATTCGCTGGAATTGTAATGGGATAAAGCTTCATTTCGTCGGGCTTTTTATCCACTAGTTCTTTTAAAATTTTGCCTTGTGCAGCACTAAGAGAGTCTTCCGTACTATCAGACGTTAAATTATTTTGAATTCCACGCCACGTATTAGTGCCACCAAGACTTACCCATTCACCATCAGAATAAATATATAAACTATTCGGTCTCAAGAAATAAATTTTATTGGCAAGAGGGGCCAAAGGAAGTTCACTCACAACCTCTAAATCGGAACCGATTTTTACGTGAGCAGTTTTACTATCTCGATATACATTTCCAGTATCAAGACAAACAACTAGCTGTCCATCAATTATCGGAGTCTTATCGAGCTGCGATTGATTAATCTCGCATAAAGATAATTTTGACATCGCTAAACTCCTTTTCATAAAAATAAATCCGCTGCCATCATCACGATAACAGCGGAACAATGATCAACGGTTCAAAAAGAAAGTTCCGTCAGGCAATGGTGGTCCATGCGACAGCACTTTCAACTGCCTTGACCCGAGTGTCCATAGCAGTATTCAAACCATCGGTATACTCCTTAGCGGCATCACGAGCGGCATTAGCCTTAGTGGTCGCATCAGTAGCGGCAGCAGCAATTGCAGCCTCCTTAGCAGCGGTCAGTTCGTCCTGGGTGGGCTTTGCATTCCACTTAGTGCGCTCATCAGCAGTAATATGTGCTACTGCATCATTCTTATGAGTATCCAGAGAATCCGAAACAGCCTTGACCTTTTCGTCAATTGCGGCTTTGCTATAAGAATCAACGTACAGGCCATCATCCTTCAGAGACAGCACATTGCCAGCCTCAGAGGAAACATTGACCTTGACTTCAATCTCATAACCGGAAATCTCAATAGTGGTAGAAGCGTCCTTTCCATCAGCCTTTGTCTTGTAAGTATCGACCAAAGCAGCCATGTTCAAGAAGCTATAGGTGCAAGATGCAGGGTTTTCGCCCTTGACTGCAAGAACCATAACAGGCTTGCCGTCCAGCTTGGGGTCAGTTGCGCCAACATATGTTTCAGCAGAGAACTTAAACTTGCTGACAAATTCAGTCTTAGTCTGATCGAGGAACATTTCGGTAGGGAAGTCTACAGTAAATGCTGCATCACCAGTCATATTGTTGCTCGTATAGAAACTAACAGTGTTTCCATCAACCTTCAGAGATTTAATTGCCTTTGACACATCGCCAGTGACAGAATCGATTTTAGAAGTCACATAATCAGCAACGGCCTTTGCAGTAGGAACGTTGTCGTCAGTAGCACCGTCAGTGATAGCTGTGATAGCTGCCTTATTCAGCTGAGTATAACCAGTTCCGTTATAGATATGCAGGGTCATATCAGTAGAACGAATATATACAACGCCCTGAACCTGACCACTCTCAGGCAGGGAAGTTACCAGCTGGCAACTCTTTGTATACTCCTTATCGCCCTTAAAAATCTGCAGAGTGTCCGTAGTAAAATACAGGGTATCGGCAGACTTCACAGCCAGTGCCTTATAAGAATCGTAATTACCATACTTAAAAGAAACGTTTGCCATAATAAAATACCTCCTATATGATATTTTGATTAAAATTCACACCAAACAAATCCGGTTGAAGCGACAGAAAGGGACTCAACTTCGAATTTATCTGAGTCAGACTTTTTTTGGACGATCCATGGAATATACTTTCCAGATTCGTCTTTGATCATAACAGTTTGCCCAGCATACGTTGAAGAATCGTTATTTAGCTCCTCATTCGCATCTGATTCAGAATCAAACACCTGCACCCTCGGACGAACCGCCTGTTTCGTTTTATCATCTCGGATATAATACAATTCTGACGTGTCTTTTGTAATAACGATATCTTTCCCGTCAATGACACCATTTTCAATTGCAGTATCAAGATTTGCTGAATTACCATAACCGAGTTTACTATATTTTGACATTTAGTACCTCCTATTAGAATTCAATAACCTTGATATTCCCATCTTCATCGGTAGGCTTGTCATTAGCGAAGTCAATAGCAGCACCAATCGGGACTCCATTTGATGTGAGCTGCAGTTTATCATCCTGATAAATCATACTATCGGCTTTGGTGTCAATAATCGCAGTAGCCTGTGTTTCAAGTTCCTTCATAGCAGCGGAAAGTTTCAAAATACGCTGATCAACGACATCTAATGCGCTATCAGGAATCAGCTCGCTCCAATTTTTAATAGCTACGATATGAATAACGCCTGGGCCGACTTTGCGCACATACTGGACTGTATCACCATCTGCTGTCATAACGACATTCGTAAAAGTCAGTTGGATTTCAATATCCCCAGGTTCACTAGTCAATGTGGTATCGAAAGGCAAAACGTATTCTAGTTTGTTTTTATATAGTTCGTCTGACTTGATAAGTAATTCGGAACGATATCGTTTACTAACAGGTAAAACGTATTCAAGCCTCACTTCGTAATCTGTCATATCAACGTTTTTGTATGTTGTGTCTGCAAGAAAGTGCAAGTTATCTACCAATTTGCTTCGCTCCATAATTCGCTCAATGACACTAGCGGTAAGACTATTGTCTTCATTGATTAAAAATGTGTACATGTTACACCTCCTTATGCAGTTTTACTAAACAATGTTACCTGCGTCTTAATAATAGAAGCAGGTTTTTTGTTTGAGTAAAAAGTAATTGTCTTGTCTCCAGAAGAACAAGAAGGAATCATCCATGCATCCATAGAGGTCTGTACACTTTCTGGTAAGATAGACGCCATTGGGATTCTGTCGTCGGCCGCCCCATCACAAGCAACAGTGCATTCATAGTTGGCAGCTCCAGAAGTGCATTGGACCCAATTGTTTGACGGAATATCGATTAGATAACTATTATAGTAGCCACCGACATATCCCTGAAGATAATTTAAAGATTCTTGAGCCTTATCGGCACTGGCTTTTGCATCGATTGCCGACGTTTTTGCTTCATTCGACAAAGTTGTCGCGACATCAATGTTCTCTTGGATAGTATCACGAATATTTTCTACGTCAGATTTGATGTCTTCTGAATTTTTCTCAGAAAGAGCTGCGCTGGTGGCAGAAGATGTTGCTTTTTCTGCTTCAGATGTCGCTTTATCAGTAAAACTTTTCACGTATGCTTCGATGTCTTCTGTGAAAAAACGTTCCAGCGCCATAGTGGAATGCTTTATTTTATTGATATCATCAGCACTTATCATCATTCGTTTCAGCTGAGGATTAGCGTCCAAAATTTTTCGGGCGTTTTCATAATTCCCTGCTAAAATTGCAGATTTATAGTCATTTGCCAAAGACAGATATTCTGCGGTTACATCTTCATTGTTTTGCCAGCTATCTACCTCCGCAGGAAATTTTGTATATTCCAGATCGACATAAGAACCGTCTGGATTTTTGTCATATGCCATTATTGCACCTCCTAATATGAGCAAAATAAAAAGCCCCGAAATTATCGGAGCTGCAATATTAGTATTTATCTTGTACGATATATGGATAATACGGATAATATCGACTCAAGGTTAATGTCATTGTACCTTCGCCAAGAGTAATCGAGATCTTCTTTATAATAAAGTCAAGAGGTTCGCCGTTAGTATCAATATATCGGGGAATATAAGAAATTTTTTGATTGACATCCAACCATGGAACGAGCAGGCAATCAACAGTGACGCTATCAGTTAATCGACCGCACTTCTAAAGCATATATTCAGCGCACTGCATTGTTGACTCGTCGGTCGTATACATTTCGTACTCTGATCCAGAGCATACTTTATTACGCCGACCGATCTTTTCAATTGTGAAACGGGGATTTGCCTGCGTATTGAGATTTACATTATTATCAGTTAGGCAGACATATTTGATATTGTTACATGCTTCGTTTTCTTTAGCCTGCTCAATCTCTTTCTCGGTTGGCATTTTGCTCACAAGAAATGTCATCGCGTGTGCTTGCTGTTCTCCACGGTAATAAAATTTCTTATAAGTCGGGCTATATTGGACAACAATCATCATGTCTGCCGCAATAGTGGTGCCATCCATTTCAACATCGGTCCCTTTCTCATCAACATCAGTCGCATACAATTTATACGGCCCATGAGTATACTCTTTTGTGCTCGTATTATTATCATTATCTGTTTCGGTGACCGAATTCACGATTGTGATATTGACATGTTTTGACAATCCAAGGATTGGAGTCGTGAATGCAATCATAGAGTCATTTGACGTACCGAGGCTTGTGGTCTTGAGTGTGATAGTTGTAGTATCTTTAGAATCTGTATCATCATCTGAAGGTTGCACGATTGTCATGTGCTCATCATCGACATATGTATCATATTCAACGCTCGCGCCAAAAACCTCAACGCAATTTTTGACCTCTGTATAATCAATATCTCCATTCTCAGAAATAACAAGATCTTGAAAAACTTCATTATTTAAAACAACGGGATCGTTAAAACCAGACGGAATCTCTTGGCATACAAAAGTAGTGTCGTTAAAAAACATCTCAAACGGATAATACAGATCTCTTAGTTCTTTCAAGATATCCCAGATAGATGTTTCTGAAGAAAATTCGAGGTCATAAGGAACAGTTCTATTCCAATAATTTACGATATAGTCATTCATTCCACTGAGTTTAAAAGTCTCGATAATAGCTTTTGAAATTTTTTCACCAGTTGGAATGAGCGTTTTATATCCGGTAAGAGTGCCACTTAAAGAACCATCAAGCATAGCAACCAAATCTACACAAGAGATAGAAACACTGTGCGTCGTTGCGTCATACGAGAAGCCATTTTGATTAAAGGCATAAATACCTTTAGCATACCAATGAGTATTTCCACCTGCTGGCCGCATTCCAATATAAACACGAACCAACTTGTCAATCTATTCGTCAACTGAGTAAGAGCTAATGGCTTGATTCTTCTTCAAATAAATCGTTGACGTGAAAGTTCGTCTGATATCGGAATCTGCGTCAATAGAAAGATTACCGTCTATTGTCAAACCTTCCAAATTATCAATGACATTCAAATCTTTATCAAGGAGTTCTAGCCTACAATATAAATGTTTATTATGATTTTTCAGCATCCGAAGTTCTTCTTGTGATGCGACATACATTGCAGCTCACCTCCTTATTCAACTACTCGGACTTCACACGTTGTAGAAATATTATCGACCGACACGAGAATGCTTGTTGTGCCGATACTTACACCTGTGATCGTTCCATCAGCCACTGTTGCAATAAACGGATTTGCAGAACCGTAGTTGATTAAAGGATAAGTAGCATCAAGCGGCAAATAATTTGTTTCCAGTTTATATTCTTCTCCAACATGAATCACCAGAGACTTCTTATTCAATGTTACAGAGCTTGCTTTAATAGGATTGTCGATAATGATTTTGATTTCCTGTGGAAGCGTCAGAGCAGGATGAATCACCACGGCTGCACCGGTGTCTGGATCTGTTGTATCAGTGCACTTGACCGTTTTGCTCTTAAACGAATTGTTTTCGGAATCAAAATAATCGATTATAGCGGAATCGGTATTATTGATAGCTGGAGATCTTGTCAGCAATGCTTTGTTGCCAGAGCAACCAGCAGAGAGTAACTGCGAAGCGACTGGAAGGATAGTACCTTCAACGTTATGAGAATCGCTATTAGGTCCATATTCGGTAGAAGACAGTAAGAATACCGGCTTTGAAATTATCGAGACTCCATTCTTTCCGTTGCCATGAGTGTAGCGGATTTTTGTTGGATAATCAGTGAGCACTTTTGCAATGTTAGAATCCAAAGAGTTCTTAAATGTCCCTAAAAGAAGCTGATCTACTTTACTGCCATCATAAGTGTTTGTAGACGTCCCCCAGCTTGTCTGAGCATACTCTGCCTTACGGACGAGCAATGTACGACCTTCACCATTTAGCTCTGGTTCATAGCTATGCTTAGAAACAATATAGTAAGTAGCGGCACTATTTTCCCGCATGTGAATAGCAGCGCCTTCTTTAAATGTACTAAGGGGGACACCCTCACTATCGGCCAACGAAATGACATTCACATTACAAGATGTTTCAAATCCATCCAGAGATGCGGTAACGACTGCAGATCCAGACTTGAGACCTTGAATCATACCATTAGAGACAATGACGTTTTCTGGATCACTGCTTCGCCATGTTATATCGCCAACCTTTGCGTTTGCTGGGCTGTAAACGAGCGTAAGCTTCTTCTTGTCGTTTTTGGAAATCATAAGCTTATTGTAATTTAAAGCAATCTTGTCAACTTTAATTTTGGCGCTAACAACAGAAATAATAATGTTATTTGTAACATTTTGAACAAAAATTATTCCTGTGTTTTTATCGTAAGCAGAGTCTGTAATGTCGATTCCATTCATCGAGACAGAAACAGAATCCAGCACATATCCCTCAAAAGCGCTAATTTTAGTCGTATAAGAATCGCCTTGTTTCACACTAACAATATGACTACTGCTATTGGTCGAAACTAGATTCAACGAAACAGAATAATAAGTGCTAAAATCCATATCGTTGTAGATAATAAGTCCGTTGTTGCTCAAATCTTCCAAATTATCATAATCGCCAATCTGAACGAAATCAAAGCTGATCTTTACTTTATCAATGTGTTCAGAGCAATCTTCATCAACATTTCCATTCACACTCATCAGCCATTCGCGGCCGTCTTCCATTTTTAAGATTTTAGGCTCGCCGTTGGTCAACCAATCCTTCATTTCTTCGCGATATCGGTACGACCCATCAAAGTCCCAATAATCGCCATCTTCGTTACGAATTACTGTACCAGAGAATGTAGCAGAATCATAATTTGAACTACTGCCAAAGAAAACATAAGGGTATTTACTATTCAATGTCGTAATAACGTTCGACTGTCTATTTCGCGTGGTCGATGTAATGGACGGATCAAGGAAAATATGATACGATTCTGTACTATCAGAAATAACTGCACCACAAAATTCGCTTATAACAGAAGCAGAGATGTAAGGAAGTTCGGTGCCATCCTTCAAAATATAATTAACTGAATATTCATATTTTGTCTTACGACCACGTGCAAAATAATCTACAAAGGAAAAATTTAGATGATCAGTATCATAGACTGGGTAAGCGATCAGCGCAGTCCAATCCTTTTTACCAACTTCTCTTCGTCTTAATTGCATGGACTGGATCTTATCACCAAGAGTGCCAATATTTCCAGCTTCTAGGTTTTGTGAATCAAAAGTCGCAAAAACCAAAACATCAGAGTCCCATTTATAGTCAGTTGATTTAAAACGTGATGTGTCTGAAGCTAAAAAGGCTTCATCAAACACGGCATTTTTAAGAGAGAAAGAAGATGGCGTTGCCGCAAAACTGTTTAATCCGATAGAAGAACTGTCACTAAAAATATCAATTCCTAAAAACATTTCGCCACCTCCTTTATACAGAATGCATAACACTACTCAAATCGACCGGTGTCACATAAAGCTCAAAACAATTATTTGAATACAACACATCAATCATAAAATAGTTGTCGTCTTCGTTAATAGAACAATGATTACTTTCGATTGTAGCATAATTTTCACCGTCGCATTCCAAGCGCATAAGCCCATACAGTTTCTTATCTGTATCTGTTGAGTCTGTAAAATTTCGACAGCATAGCATAATACGCGATACAACATTATAAGTATCATTGTTCCATGCGATTTCGATTATGTCTTTGTAAAAAGTTCTATTAACAATAAACTTCAGATCGAATCCGCGAAGGTTGTTAGATTGTTCTGATATAAAATATGTTACCTTCGATCCGTTTGTTAGATCAACAGCATATTTGTTATCTGCAATTTGAACATAAGAAATTTCACCATTTGGTGAGCCTTCCAAAGAAACAAAGTGCGATGTCAACTTAATAGACGCATTGTATCTGTCATTTTCTGCTTCAAAGACATAATGGCTATTAGAAACAGAGTAGCTGACTTTAATAGAGTACAATCCAGTTTCAAGATTGTACCCATTTTTTGTGGTCGCAAATCCTTGAACATAATAATTCTTCCCGGCTTCTAGTCCATATACAGAAAACGAGTGATTGATTGTTCCATAATAAATCTGCGATTCATCAAGAATAGATTTTTTAGAATCATAAAACCTATATTGATAGGTTTTTATCGTTTCGCCTTCTTCTTCATTCGCCGTATATGTCATTTCAAACACAGATGCGGACATTTGAATTATGTTATCTGAATCTTTTGTTAAGCCGGAAAGTCCAATAATGGGTTTGCTTTTACAATATAAAACAGCAGGGGAGCTATATTCTCCATAGTCCGAGTCACTTGTTAGTTTTACTCTGATTTTCAAATAATAACTTGAACTTCTGTTCTTCAATTCTTCATCGGGACTAATAGAAAAACCCCAACCATTACTCAAACTATATGATAAATTTTTTGACGTACCTGAAGAGGTGCAAACAATATTCTCATCAGAGCCATCAAAGATCGTATACTCATACTCTGCAATGATGTCAGGGCTGGTGTAACTCACATAAATTTTAAAATATGCTGTGGTTCCGACAGTAGAGTCAAAAACGTTTATAGCCGATAAAACTGGCTTTGCCAAAATCTCACCTCCCAGATAAAATAAAAGCAGGGTTCTACGTCACTGGCGTAGCTTCCTGCAATAAATAGGTCTTAAATTTTACGAATCAAAAGATTTCTGTAATCGCACTGAGGTGCAGTCACAGCAACCCGTTCATAAAGCTTAAAGTCTTGTGACGAACTAACGTTGAATTCTTTTCCAAAAGCAGCGATAACGTATCCCGTAGCTGTTTTTTTCTTGATAACACCAAAAGTAGTCTTATCAAATGAGGCAGACTCAACGACATTACGAGATGTTTCGGTTATCATTTTTGTTAGAATGTCAACGGCTTTAGATGAAGTGCTCATGGTTTACCTTCTTCCTTGTTGCTGACGCAGTTTGATTGGCAGATCGCGAATGATTTCCTTGGCAAGAGTATCAGTATCTCCGACAGGATTCTGAATATAAATATCGCCAACAGAAATATTTCCTTCAACAGTATGATTCTGTATGTTGCTCAAAGCTGCATGTTTTGAGAGCTGGTCGCTAAACCATTTATCTGGATTTCCACCCAGTTCAAAAAGCTTAGATGTAATATCGGCCGGAACAACACCGTCGCCTGTCTCAAGGTAAGTATAACGACCGGATTCTGGTTTACGGACAATAAGTTCAGGGCCCTGCTCATCAACATTATAAGGAGCAGATTCCTCAATATATTTTGAGCCAGATGCCTTTTTACCCCAATTCCAGAACCAGAATTTAGAGCTCCAAAGCTTATCCCAGAAGGACTGTTTCTTATCAGAAGATTCCGTTTGACTAGTGGAACTGTCTTCGGACGCGGGTTTGTCAGGAGAATTAATAACAATGTCACCAACGTTAATCTTACCATTAGCGGAAGAATTACTAGAGTTGTTCTTGTTATTCTTATCTTGAATACCAAAAATCTTTTTGACCCATCCACTAATGGTTTTAACGCCGTCTGCGATCATTCCAATCCCTGATGCTCGCCACAGGAAACTACCAACTGATTTTATTAGTTTTGCTCCAATAGAATCATCGCTGGACCAAATTTCTTTCTGCTTTTTTACATTTTGAATTGCACTATTGACACCAAGTGCGGCTCCAGCTACAACAGCACCAATAACAGGAATAGAAGATAAGCCACCAAGTACAGCTCCACCGGCAACAGCGGTTCCTGTCCCAGCAGCTTCTGCTGCAATTCCATTACTTGCAATGACGCTTGACAAACCAGTAAGTCCAGCAGTATTAGCCGTCGTCATCGCAGGAACACTAGAAAGGGCGGCTGCTCCGCCAATTCCTAATGCAGAACCAATGCCAGAGAATACTTTGCCGATTCCGCTAAGAATTCCAGAGCCACCAGAGGAGAACAGCTTTCCGAAACCGCTAAATGCTTTCGAAATCAAGTCGCCAATTCCAGAAAGACCGTTTGTGAAAATTGTGATAAGATTATTTTCGCCACTTCCAGAGAACAGTGATTTTGCCCCTTTTGCAATAGCATTCCAGCCTTTTTCGAATAGATTGCTAACGTCTCCACTCGTCCCGTCTTTGCCGAAGAATTTCTTTACAGTATTAAACAGGCCCTGCAGTCCTTTATCTTGATAATCTGTAAATCCGCTCTGAGCCCACTCGAATACGTTGTTTACCTTTTCGAGCGTACCAATTAAAGATTCAAGGCTACTGATGATATTTTTGATTGAAGAAACAGGAGCAGCCGCACTCAGAGACCCTAGAACACTACTCTTGAAACTATCAACACGACCTTCCATTTCTGTGAAAGTCATGCCAGCGATCTCGGACGCGTACTTCAACTTCTTATTGTAGTCATCCAGGTCTGTTCCAATCAGATTGATAATTTCACTGTACTTATCTTTCAATTCATTCAGCTTATTGATCTGATTATCAATGGCTTCTTCAGCATCTTTCTGGTTCCACTCGCGCTGCTGATCGTTCAGATTGTCCTGAGCTTCCTTGACTGCGGATTCGTCGGCCACCTACTCGTAGCCATTGCTGGTCAACTTACGGACTGTACGTTGAGTACGAGCTTTCTCAAGTTCGGCCTGAAGCTTTGCAAGAGTAATAGCTCGTTCTTCCTCATCGTTAGCATCCTCAAGAGCTTCTTTCTGCTTATTCAAGGCGTCAATCCGCTTATCGATATCCTCAGTCATCGCTTCGCCCCAAAGTTTGAGGTCGGAACCCTTATCAGAATTAAACTTTTCAAAGAGAGACAGCAGGGAAGAGAAGATGTCCTTCAGGTCTGACATTGCAGATCTAAACTCTTCCGCAGCGTCTTTTGCACTCTTAAACCCAGTTTTGGAATTCAAAAGACCATCACGAAGTTCTCTTAATCTGTCGGCCAATGCCTTTGTTGCATCCGTCTGCTCATAAGTCGCAATCATATCATTGAGTTTATCAATGAGTAGTTGCTTATAAGCTGCTTCGTTAAACACAAGCTGGTCACCTTCAAGCTTTAAGCAAGAAAGATAATCAGGGGAAAGTGCCATCAGCTTTTGATAATTGTCGATACTCAACCCACCATAGGTGTTGTATTCATCTACAATATCAGTGATATCAGAGAAACCACTCTGGAAATCATCAATTTCCTTAGTTGCCTTCTCAAGAGAGTATCCAAGTCCATTGTAGAATTCCTCTACGCTAATTTTTCCATCTGCAATTGCTTTAGCTGCGTCGCGCCAATTTTTCTCAATAGCTTTAGCGCCGGCACCACCGGTTTGCGCGGCAGCGTCTGCCATGTCGTTTAAATATTCAACAACAGAATCCTTAAATGCTTTACTGTTGAAATCAACCTCTCCGGTTTCAGGATTATACGCCTTACTCTTGAATACATCTGTATCCTTAGCAAGCTGCATCAATGCGTCATGTTGCTTTTCAACGTCGTCAGAATCGAGCAGACCAAACGGATTGCTCCGGTCAGTCTTGTTACTCATGACTTCTGACAGCCCAGAAAATGCGGATTTTATAGCGTCCGTCTTTTCCTTGGCTTCATCCATCGCGGTGCCATAGCCCTTGACGATATCTATTAGTTGCTCAAAGGAGATGGTTTCAGACTTGACGTTCTTATCCAGATAGCCGAGAATTCGCTTCAATTCATCAGCAGACTTGGATGCCTTACCGCTTGCTTCCTCTTCCTTCAACTGAGTCTCAACAAGCTTGCGGAACTCGTTTGTATTGATTTCAAGCTTGTCTCCATTCTTAACTAAACAAGAGGTGAACTTGTCCTCAAGCTTCATCATGGACTTCATGGTATCAGCACTGATATAGCCATACTGGTTATATTCCTTCATGGCCTTAGTCAACGTATCAAATGCGGAAGCCACGTCTGTTACAGATTTGGATGCTGAATTACTCTTGTTGTTCTTATTAAAGCCATTTAAGTGTGTCTTGATTTTATTCGAATCACCGAGAATTGTGTCAATCGTAGAGTCGATAACAGAAAGCTGAGTGTTCAGACCATTCAAAATGGTTTGGACTCTATCCGGGTCAATTTCAGACTTTTCCTCAGCGGCATTTAAAAGCTCTTGTGCAGTAGCAAGACCAACGGTTCCCTTGATTGCGTCACCTAGACCGGGAGAAAGTTCATTTAGCTTGTTGACCTCGCCGTCCATTGCTTCAGTTGCTTTCTCAGTAGATGTTTTCACATTATCAAGAGAAATCTTCTGAATTTCAGCAATAGCATTTTGAACAGCAGTAACCTTAGCGTCTGCATATTTTGACGCAACCATCTGAGCAAATGCTTCGTTATTCAACTGAAGTTTACCGTTGACAAGCTCCATACAGTTCAGATATTCGTAATCCATAGTGAGCAAAGACTGTAAAGAGTCGGCACTCATATAGCCATATTTGTTGTATTCATCAACAGCACTTGAACAAGCCTTGTATGCCTTTTGGATATTATCAATCTGCTGAGAAAGAGTCTCCATTTCTTTGGCGGTTTCAATTGCTCGGTTTGTTGCATCCTCGGTTCCACCAAACAAACCATTCTCTTCTCCAGCTTCTGCAACACCCTGAATGGTTGTACCATATTTATCTGCCGCAGCGGTCAACGTATCGAGCGCCTGAGCCTGTTCATCAGTTAGCTGTACGCCATCCTGAGACAGACCAACAACATCAGAGATTGTCATCTCGCCAGCATCTTTACCAAGAGAATCAGCAAGAATTTCAAACGCACTCTTAATGTGGTCTACATAACGAACTGCGGCAGAATTGCTGCCATCAGATTCACCAGAAGAACCGTTCTCCAAATCATTATAAAGCTGGTCGTACACAGCCTCGATGTTGTCTTTGCCTTCCTGAGCGACAGCCTGTGCATCATGCATGGATTTTCCGACATAACGACTCAAATTGCCCATTCCAACAACAGACTCTGGATCAAAAGAATCTCCATAATAGTCTTGAATAATTTCTTCATTGCTTGAACCAGAAATTGCTAAAATATCGGCTCTAGTAAGAGGCTTTCCGTCATTGCCAGTGCCGCCTTCAACTCCTGCAATCATACCCTTGACACGCATCATAACGCCGTTGATGTCCTCATCTAATCCAGTGGCGTCAAGTTGCATCAATTTATCAAGGTCTAATTTGCCATTTTCATCATAGCATTGCTCTGTAATAGTATCGAGATAGTTCCAAAGCTGATCCTCAGTCAACGGAACAAGTCCATCATCGGTTTGAAGCATAGGGGTAAAAGCAAAAGCATGTTCCGTTCCGTCTTCATCCCAAAGAGTATCCCAAGAACCAAGAACAGTAGAATAATCGCCTTCTTGAATTGAATCTGGGAAAATGTCGTTTTGTTCATTGACGAAATCCTTATATTTTTCAAGGTTTTCTTTCGTCCAGTCAATCTTATCGCGATGGAAGTTGTCGATATTGCCATACTTGCCATAACCTTGAGAATTCTATTCTTCTTCAGTATCTTCGGCTTCTTTTACGGCATTTTTATATTCTTCAGCAGCTTTGATTTTGGCGTCAATTTCAGAAGTGGCTTGAGTGGACTTCTTAGTTTCGTTTGCGCTCCATTCTGCAAAATCGCTCTCGAATTTATTTTGTTTCAAAGCAGAAATAGAATCAGTATAAGAATCGACATCATCCTTTAGTGCATTACGCTCATCCATTAAGAACTGGTAAAGAGCATGATACTTTCCGTTTACTGCACGTTCTTCGTCGGTAGTGTTATCGATGATATATTCAATTGCTTTCCCAAGATTGTTATAATAATCAACAATAGAGTCGGCATCGTTTATGTTGTCTGCTCCATATCCACCAGCCCAGTTAAAGATGTCAATACCAGCGTCCTTAATCTGATCGCCCATTTGCATTTCAGCATTAGACCAGACTGTGCCAATCCAATGTGAACGATTGTTTTTCTTAGCGGTCTGAACTAGCTTTGTGCCTTGTGCGTCTTTTGACTGAACTAATTCATTTTGAGAGGCTTTTAACTGTTCACTCGTAATATCTTTTAAAATAGCAAGCTGTTCTTGATACTTACCGTTTTGAAGATCAATACTGCCAAGTTTGTCCTCATCCAGAGTTCCTTGCTCCTTAGCAAGATCAAGAATCTCTGCCTGAATGTCTTTTGCTTGGTCAAAGTCCTCGGTATCCCAACCAGACTTGTCGCCAAGTTCTTCATAAGCACTGACCAAATCCTTTAAAGAGGAAGTGGTGCTCTGCGCAGCATCGGCGGCTTCCTTAGATTTCGTGGCCGCAGTGTCAATACGCTGAGAATATTCAACAAATTTCTTTGTTATCCACGACAGTGCAAAACCAATGCCAGCACTTAATGCGGCATTAAGTAAAATAGCTCGTGCCCGAAGCAGCAACATACTGAGTGACAACTTGTTTGTTGCACCCTCGGCTCCCTCTGCTTGAACTTTACTTTGGATTAAAGCTGTGGTAAGATTACTAAGAGAAGGCCTTGCTCCGTTTGCCGCTTCTTTACACTGATTGTAAACTGCAACTAAACGCAAAAATTTCTTGATTATTGTGTCCCAAATGCTAGATGTCGTATCTGTTCCATTAGTAGAAAAGAAAGTTAATACCAATCTACTTTTATGAGGAGAGAGTTATGAAAAAGATAGGATACTGTCATTGGTGTAACAAATATGCCGATTTAAATTATGGCTTTTGCCCGTTTTGCTCAAGTCAACTGATATCAATCAGTGCATGGAATAAAATGACCAACAAAGAAAGAGAAGATTGGTTAAATAGAAATCCTAGACACAACCCTCCTAAAAAAATGTGGGGTGTTAATCTTGACTCCGCAGAAAAGGAAAACAAGCAAGCCCGCGCTCAACTTGAAGAGGAAGCTCGCCTCGCTCAGTATAAGCCCACTTGCCCAGTATGCCACTGTCCTGATTTGGAAAAAATCTCCGGTTTTGACAAGACTGTGGACATAGCGGTTTGGGGCGTATGGTCGAGAAAGGCACATAAGCAGTTTAAATGTAAAGCGTGCGGATATGAGTTTTAAAGGAGAATAAAAATGCTTCAAAGAACAACAAACGGTGTCCCTCAAAAAGATTTTTGTCTTCATTCTCCTGCAAGTGTAGAATTCAACGGAAAGGAAGTTCGTGGACTTACAGCTTATTGGGATACTGGAAGCTCCGTATGCTGCATTGCAAGAGAAATTGCCAACAAACTTGGCTTACCCATCATGCCAACCCAACAAGAAGTTAAGTCAATCACAAACTCTAAAATGGCTGACATTACTGTCTGCACATTAAAAATTGGATATGGCGATGACATAATCCTTCCTGATACATTGTTTTGCGTTATGGACCCGGAAGATTTCGAATATGAACTTCTTATCGGTCAAGATATTATAGGATATGGAGAACTACATACCAAATACAATCCAGCAATGGAACGGATTAGACTTGAGTTTGAGATTGACCCTTCTGTGATTCCGGACCCTGAGATTTAAGTATAGCCTTCCATTGTGAAAAAATTCGTTTCCGTTCTTCCTGAGTAAACGGAGGCATCTTCCGTACTCTAACGGAGATAATGTTAAAATCGTTCATTTGAATACCTCCGATACAAAAGAGAGATGAAACCATGGATAAATATGTACGCTACTGCCCGTTATGTGACAAGTATTATCCCCAAAATCAAATGCTGTGCGCATTTTGCTTTAGAGATGTCATATTATCGCCTAAGTGGAATAGTATGAGCCAGCAAAAGAAAATCAATTGGAAGTTTGAGCATCTGCCGCAGGTTGACATTTCAACACTTAGCGAAGATTCGCTCAAAAAAATGCAAGATAAAGCCAATGCCTTTGACGCTCAATATAGAGCCGATTTGGAGGAGAAAGAGCATCCCAAATATGTGCCTAAATGCCCTGTCTGTGGTTCACCAGACTTACGCAAGATAAGCACCACCTCAAAGGTTTTGGACGTAGCTTTCTGGGGATTTGCCGCTGGCAAGCCAAAGAAAACATATCACTGCAACAACTGTGATTATGAGTTTTAAACATAAATAAAACCCCTGTTAGATAGGCGTCCATCTAGCAGGGGAAGGTTGTATCTTTATTTAGTTCTCGTTTAGCTCTTTTACGACGGCCACGGCATCTTGAAATGTATACTCGTGAGCAGCAAACTTGGTTTCGCTCAGAGAGGGGATTCTGTATGTAAATGTGGTCTTACCATTAAAGTTGCTAACCGCAAAGTCACCAGCGGAGATGATATCCATACCAATCAGTAGACCAATCTTTTGATACTGAATCGCCATCTCACAGACAGTAATGTTGTTGAGACGGATACCATCACAGATAATGATATCCATATTGTAGATATTCACTCCTTCAACTTCGTTTGAAGCTGAAAGAACATTAGTAGTACCGATAGGTTGGAGTTTTAATTCTTTCGCAAGAGTAGGAGAGATACAAGTACATGTTGCACCAGTGTCCCAAACAGCCTTCGCTATAGTCATATTCTTACCGTTTTTTACGACTACTGGCGAGGTTAGCTTACGCTCGATTTCAGTTGAGATAACCACGATTGCGGAAGGATTCTCCATTTTAATCACCCTACAATTTTCTTGTCTTTATTTTCAGAGCGCCATTTGGCTTCTCTGGCGGCGTAACAAGTATTCCAGAATTTTAAGTTTTTCTTTGTTAGGATAGAGAAAAGAGTGCTCAGGGAATCTGTGGAAATGTATCCGTTAGTGAAGAATTCGTCAACGATTGCTTTGATTTGCTGACGGCTCTTCTTTCGTTTGGAAATGTACATATATTTCACCTCGAATGTTATCATGGATCGTGTAAATTGTCAAGACGAAAAACCGTTACGCTTTCCAATTTGCATTTTCAACGCACGGCTGAATATTCACAGAGTACCCGTGTTCATCACAAGTTGTCATATCATGATTTACGATAGCATCACCAGACTGTTTAGACTGACAAGGCTTTTGATACCTAACAAACACTTCATTCATTTTATTTGGAAGATTATCCATAACGGACTTTGCTAGGTCGTCAACATCGCCAATAGGTTCTCGCTGTCCCTTGATGTAATCAAGAAGGGCAGTGAGTTCTTTTGTGTCAATTTCAATTTTCAATTTAATCACCTCGATTATAAAAATGCAAAATTAGTTGATATGGCTTTTGCTGCTTCACCATCTGTATAATTACGACCACCAGCACACAGTTTGTCCCTTACGAGGCTCCAAGCGAAATAAAAGTCGAGAATAGCTGTGCCCGTCGGCATCTATACACCACTCTTCGTAATTGGCTCCGTAGTTTGGTTCACCGGGATGGATTATCTTATTGATTGTAATGGGTTCTTGTTTTACATGCTTTTTTATATCAATAGAAACGTCGAAGCCTAGAATGTTGAATTTCACAATATCTCCTCCTTCCAGCAAGGCATAGTAAAAGCCCGGCCTCCCAGCAGTAGGGAAGTCGGGCTTGTTCATTATGATGACTGCGCCGTTGTTATTTCAGAAGTTCAGCGATTTCTTCAGCAGTCATGCCATTTGCCAGTGCATTGGCAACAATATCTTCTGCCTTTTTGCGATTCAGCTCTGCCGCAATCTTTTCATCGGCATCAGCCTTTTTCTTTTCAAGCTTTGTAATCTCTTTATTGAGTTTTTTCAGCTCTGCTTCTTTTGCTTTTCTTTCAGCATTCAGTGCAGCGATATTCGTGCCGAGTGCTGCGATTTCTTCAGCAAGAGATTTTGCAGCAGTATTTTTCTCAGCAATCTGCGCTGCGTAATCAATACCATCGATAACCTTTGTTTTGTTCTTGCTTCCTTTAGGTCTAGCCATAATAAAACACCTCCGTATATTTTGGATACGCGATTATACTTTTATTATAGCCAGAACATCATAAGTAGTCAACGAATATTTTGTTTTCTCCTATTTGTATCGCGCCAGAGAATAGCACGTCTCCTCGTTTCCACCTACTTCTTTAAGTCGTCTGGTTACGTCTGAGATGGACTTCTGAACTTTCGTCCAGAACTGACTATCCTTCCAGTGGTTGCTCACTGACCCTTTTTAGTCGATGAACCTCTTCTATTATAATAGGATATATAATACATTTTTCTGAGCAAAACTCACTTGACAGATTATTCCAACAAGAGTAAACTCTTAATTGCGAATCTGCTCCTCCAACAATATTGAGCCTAACGGTACGCGGACTTGCCAATGGTAGCTGGCTGACGTGACCTCGCGCCGTCCAAAAGATCTGCAATGCTTATTGTTAGGAAGGAGGTCATGGATATGGCAACGATTCGGGCTACCATCCTTAGCGTGGCAGAGTTCGTTACGACGTTGGGCTATGCTCTGTACGTCATTGCGTACTTAATGCGTTAAGTGAGGGCCGTAGGGTGTGTTCATGGCACATTCTACGGCTTAGTTTTTATGTGGTTTTGCACAGAAAAATGTATTATATCAAACTTTCATATTAGAAGTCGGTTGCTGACCGCCCATTATAAACGCTACTTAGCACTCGATTGTTACCATATTTTGACAATACGATAAAACCGAGCTTTTATCTCAGCATATAGCATCCATATCATTGTTTCTATCTTTCGATTCCTACATTATATAAATATAGGTGATATGGCTCTTAGGGTTTCCCAGCACTCTAGGGGCTATTTTATTTTTACATGGTGCCGCATCCTATATTTTTTATACGCAACAAATATAAGAGGGCATATTAACTTTACCCGCACCATTTTTGAGCTTTCCGCTCATCTGCATTACGGACAACACGCCAGAGATGGCAGCTGTAATGGCCGGAATAGAACCTGCAAGGTTGACCATTCCGTCTGCTGCATCAACAATCTTTGTTGCAAGAGTAACAAAGAATTTGATGAGGTCACTGCTCATAACGTCGTTTGAGAATTTCTCAAAGCTGGCGTTAAGCTGCTTTAAGCGACCCTCAATTGAATCCATCATGCGCTCTTGTTCAGTCATTGCTGAATTAGAGCTGTTAGCGGCATCTTCCATTGATTTTTCAGCAATGGAGAATTGCTCGATCACGGAAAGTACCGCATTCGAGTTCCTTTTGCCGCCAAGCATCTCTGTGACGTTAGCTTTACTAACATCAGTAAGTTTATCCCATACGGCAGAAATCTCTTTCAGGATCTGATATGTACTCTTAAATTCTGTACCGGCGGCATCCTTCATAATGTCTACGCCAGTTAAAGATTTCAATTCACTTCGCAGTTCAGAAACAGAACTTGCCATATCATCAACTGAAACGCCAAATGCCTCTGCGTCAGTCTTACTAGCTCGCAGATACATTGAAATTGTTTTTAAAGTTGTGCCTACGGTATCCGGGTCCTGAAGTACAGAGTTGGCCGCACTAATCAACGAAACAGACTCTTCAAACGAGTTCCCGGCTGCCGATAATGCGCTTGCCGATCTGACGAGTGCCTCCGCAATACCACTTTCGGAAATGGGTTCGTTGTTACCCACCGAGTTAAGAACATTGACGACGTGTTCTACTTCGTCAGCTTCCATTCTAAATCCCTTTAGAATAGAGACTAGATAAGAAGCTGCGTCAGATGCACTATCAATTCCATCACCAATGTTACTTAGGACAGTGGACCACTTTGCAAGCTCTTGTGATTCGTCCAGTGTATAGCCTAGACGAGACCATTCTGCTGTACTGTCAATAACATCAGAGATAGAAGCACCAAGCTCACGCGCTTGACTTGAAGCAGACGACAAAAAGCTTGAGTATGCCGATTCAGTCTCATTCGTGACTTTTTTCAAGTTAGTCATAGATGTATCTATATCTACGACGTTATTGTAAACTTCTCGTAGACCCTGTTTAACCATAGCCACGCCAGCCATAGCGATAGCAGTCTGGAAGTGCTCCTTAAACAGACGAGACAGTTTTTGACCAAGAGTTTCTGTAGTGGCCCCACATCTGCTGGCCTCAACCTCAAGGCTTGATAGTCTTGCACTAAGATCAGTAACATCGCCTTCACAGCCAGCAGCAGAAGCTTTTATTCCGTTTAAACTATCAATTAGCTAAGAATATTTACTTTTATTTGCAATAGAGTCTTCTAACTTCGTTGCACGTTCATAAACACTCTTAAACTTCGTCATATCAACATTGGCTTGATTTATATCTCTAAAATCAAATCCAAGTTCTTTTAAATGTTGACTTGTAGAATCAATAGTTGTATCAAGAGTCTTGCATTTTTTATCAAAGTCTTGAATTGCTTTCCCTGGTGTAGTGTTCTCAATAGAAGCAAGCTGGTCTCGCAACTCTTTTAACTTTCCAGAGGTTTTTCCAGTTCCATCTTCTCCATATAAATACTTTTTGATATTATCATTTTTATAGTTGGAGTTATTCTTAGAATAGTTTTCAAGAGACTGAATCTTTTTTTGATATTTTTCATACTCGGATTCTTGAGATATGAGAGTCTTTTTTAAATCATCTGCAATTTCTTGATTTTGTTTTTTTAGTTCTTTTGCAACCGAATCAGCGCCTTTTGCAGTATTCCTGTCAGCATTGAATTTTCCGGTTTTTTCGATATCCTCAAGCTTTAACTTTTGAGATTCAGTAATTACATCTTTTGTTTTTGTCTTGAGTTTATCCATCTCATCGTTGATTGCGCTCAATCTAGTCTGTACCGCTTTCAACTCAGATGATTTGTTCCCATTAGCAATTAACGATGCTTCATCTGCCTTTAACTTTGCTTGACGATTTGCAAGGCTGAAAAGGCGAGAGATATCACTTTTTGAAGTGTCTTGTGTCTTCGTAGATCCAGACTTCCCGGTATCAACCTTAACTGTCTGCTTTGCCGCAGACTGCATAGCCTTTTTAAGCTGTGCAGTAACTTTACTCTGGTCAATCTTGACATCAAGTGTAACCTTTGGAGTTTTTAGCTTTCCGCTCTTGACTACCTTATCAAGCGCATCATTTATATTACGGATAGTGTCGTTTTGATTTACTCCAAAAGCAATTTTTACTGGTTTTTCTTTATAATGCTCCTTAACAGAATTAAATTGCTTATCTAACTCTGCTTTATTTGTGTCAATAACAACCTTGACCTTAATGGCTGTTACGGCAGAAGACTCTGTGCCAGTATTTTCTTTTTCATCCATACTGTTGGTCACCTCTCTTTTCCATTTTCAACAATTCCTTTCAAAATAAAAAAGAGAAGCGGCCAGCTTCTTCAAGCCAGCCTCCTCTCATTCAAATTTTCCAAATAAATTGTGGGATTACAATTCATGTAATGCGGTTTTTACAAGCATAGCCGCTTCAACTTGTACTTTTGAAATAAATGGACGCGCAGGACGCTTTGGTTTATTTTCATTCGGTCGTCCCATTCGATTCTACTCTGCAATATCCATCCACAAGCCATGCTCAATCCAATTAGCAAACATTGTTCCTTCTAAGGCTGCATTATCTCCTTCTCTGAATGGTGTTTTACACCACGATTCCTGCGGTCTTGCAATATCCTTTATCGTCATGGTCACAACATTATTGTCAGTAGTAACGCTACTTACGATATTTTTTTTGCTTTCGATTCCGTCAGACCGTCCACTCTTCGAGTGTACGTTTTCTACAATGCTCGCTTGTAGTCTCGTTTCAATTTCCGGCGCAACACCTTCAAGGATGTCTTGAACGCCGCTAACCACACCGGCCAGTAAATCATCAAAGTTCGTATACGAAGAAGCAAGACTTCCCATTCATTCCACCTCAAATTTCAAACCGATCCTTTGCAGACTGAATCTTTGTCGTATCCTTCTTGATGTAATACTTGTTGGTCACATCCGTACCAGCATGATTGAGCAGGGAAGAGACATCTTCCAGACTCATACCCGCATTCTTCAGCAAGGTAGCACCACTGTGCCGGAAATCGTGCGGATGCAGCGTAGGCTCATCAATCATCTCACCAATCTTCTTACACCAATCACCGGCAGTGCTTGAAGTAATCGGCATCCATGCGCCATTGATTTTCGTACCAACAAACACATAGCCGCCATCCTCAATATCATGCTCAGTGCGGTATTCCTTCAGCTCTTTCAAAAGCTCAGAAACCTCCTTGCTGAACATCAGATCAACAATTTTTCCTTCCTTCTCCAGAACATCATGTACCATACGGTTCTCGTAATCGATAGACTTCAAGAGCGTATTCCGCACAGCATTGACACGAGCCATCGTGGATAGCGAGAATAGTGCGTACAGACGCAGCGTCATCGCATTATCCTTCATGTGAACTGTGGTCGCAGTTTCAACCAGAGCGTTCAACTTCTCTCGCATCAGTTTAACCTCATCCGGCGTAAGGTATGTCTGCTTCACAACAGCCACATCCTTAGTCGGACGGTCAATAAACTCCATCGGATTTTCTTTGATGATTTTCTTCTTGCGAAGATAACGATACAGCGCAGAAATCGTACTCATGCGCCGCTTCATACGAGCTGAGTTATTTCCGTGCTTCTTACAATAGAAGAGAAATTCCTCAATATCCTCTTCTTCAAGTTCCGTCACAGGAGCATTACCCTGATTGTCCAGAACATAAATCATCCACTGCTTAAAATCCGATTCATAATTGTAAACAGTAGACGGGCTGAGGTCACGGATGCCCATATCAGTCTCATATCTATCCCAGTATTTTAAAGACACTGTGTTTACATTCTTGAACTTCTCAGCATCCCATAACTTCAGCGGTTTACTTCTTGTAGCCATATTAAAATTCCCTCCAACCCACCTCTAAAAGTGTTTATTCCTTTTTATCTTTTGCCAGCACAGCAGAGATCTCCTGCTTATTGTCCAGCAGGGCAGAAGTCACTTCAGAAAACTTTTCAACGTCAAAGTCATTCAAGTTGTCCTTCACATCATTCAGATAGTTCTCCATGAAGTTAACGAAATCAGAAATAGGATCAGGCTTCTCAATAATCTCGTTGAGCTTGCCACAGAGACCAAGAACAAGCCATTCATTATGAGAACGGTCAATCTGCTCGTGGACAGCCTTCTCCAGAGAATCGTACTGATCCCAGAATGCAGAAGTATCACAACCAGCCTTGTCAATTTTGAAATTGAAAGATTCATAAGCAATACGCGGCCACTCACTCTGTGGCTCACTACGATAATCATAATCCGCAAAATACTTTAGAACGGTTAGCCGAAACACCACATCAAGCAGTGCGGGCTGATAATCACCGTCAATAGTACATGCCTTAACTACTTCATCAAGAAACTCATTTCGCTCCTGAAAATTTAAAACCTTCATTTTATCTCCCTTTCGTCTGTGTTTGCTTTAATTTCTTTCGCTCTTTTCGAGCTTTTTTAAGGTCGTCGTAATCGACCCAGCCTCCATCAATTTTGGAGTATGTGATCCAGCGGTAATCTACATCAGGATAGTGGAACCAGAACATCTTACGCTTCATCAGCGCAACACTGTCAGCAAAACCCTTCGTGTCAATTACCTGTTTACTGCCGTCACTATATGTAAGTTCATAGTCTGCCACATAGTCAATCTTCCTTACAGCAACATCCTTGCCGTCCTTATCGACCCGGCGGAATGCCTCCTGTAACAGAAAAGGAACCTGTTTACGACACTCTACAATCTCACCATTTTCCAGCCCAGGTAATACGATATCCCGATAAAACATCATCTCGGCACGACTGTCATAAACCACTCCGTCATAGGTTCTATCTGCTGGATTCTTACTTACATTAAATTTTGTCCTGTTCTTTTTCTCCATAAAACCACCACAAAAACAAAGGGGCGGTTATGCCCGCCCCTTACGATTTGATGTTTTCTTAACTACCGGCTTCACGGGCGTTTCATCCTTTACATCACTAGATGATTCATTTTCAGCCATTACAGGCTCATTCATAATCTCATGGAAAACATCACGAACAGCAGGGATAAAAGTTTCTACCTCGGCTTCCGTAACATTCTTATACTTGCGCATCAAAAGAGTGGTCAGGTCTGCCTTTGCAGTCTCTTTTGAAATAATTCCCTGACGATACTGATTTACGGCAGTCCACACAAGAAAGTGCGGCTCCGTGTCGCAAATCATCCGCCAAGGATTAAGACGCGCATCCTGCTCGCAATGCGGGCAAACCGGATACTCTTTTCCGCAAGTACGGCACCAATTCAAGTTTGCCATTAGGCAGCTGCAGTCTCGATGCGGAACAGGCGCTTATCGTCAGAGCAGTATTCCTGAGTTGCGCTGATCTTAACAGGGTGAGTCAGCTCGTTATTCAGGGTCAGTTCGATAGAGCTATCCATCTTAGCATTCGGGAAAATAATACGCATCAGCTTCTTATTTGCCTTGTCGCAAGGATTGTAGCAGAATGCCTCAATCACAAACTCGCCCTCGGTAGAGAACTTGTCAGCGCTATCATTGATGACAACACCCTCATCGCCCTCGTACTGGTACTTCACAACAAAGCGGTCACCAGCCTTCAGATTTGCGCCAGTAGGCAGAGTAACCTCGGTGCCAGTAACAGAGAACTGAGACTCAGCAGTCTCGCCCAGCTCAAATGTCTTCAGTGCATTGCCCTGACCATCAACCAGATCAATGTACTTAAAGGGGGCATTTGTAACAGCAGCCTTGGGGGTATGAGCCAGAGTCAGCTTCTTACCATCAGCAGAAGTCAGGTACTCAACAGTGGTAAATACCTGCTTATTCTCAGAAGAGGCAACCTCCTTCTTGGAACCCATCTGCTCTGCCAGCGCAGCCAGATGCATCAGAGCATTAGACCAATCTGCCTCTGCAGTCTTGCTCTTGTCAAATGCCATGATGTTAACGCCCTGTGCATCCTGAGCATAAACGGTCTCGCCGCCCAGAGTCAGCTTGAAATCCTTAACCTGATTCATGGTCCACAGACGCTTGCCGTTCAGGTCATACTCATGAATGCGACGAACGCGGTCGATAACGACCTCATTAAAATTAAAATCACTCATAATTTTCTTCCTTTCAATTTATTTGGATAAAATAAAAGAGCAAGGTCAATCAATCGGCCTTACTCGTCCAATCCAGTTGCGATTTGGGAATCTTATCAAATTCCACGGTGCCAGCGTAAACGCCATGCATCGTATTATCGTAGCTTTTTATTTGCTGAATCTTTCTTACATGATTCATAAACACACTCATAGGGTAATCCATAGCCTTGAAATAATCTGCTTTAAAGCCAGATGAACACGCCATTGAGAGCACAAGCTCCGCAAGGTGTGGTTTATAATGCTTTATTTTTTGATATTCCAAATTATCTCTAGCTTCCTCTATCATTGCAATTCTTGTTGGTTCATCAGCAGCAAATTCGGAATGCTTTTCAATTCCATTTGCGGCACATAAGTACTGAGAAATTGTTTCATACACTACATGGTCAATACGAGTATTCGTAAGTCTGTTGTGTAAGACAATCTCACCACTTATGTTATCTTTTGCAATCATAAACCCAGAAGTATCCATATCGCCAAATAAAATAGACATATCCTGATTTTTATTGCCTATAAAAAGTTGCCGGAACATTTCAAAGTCAGAAACCTTCTGCCAATCAACCCCAACAGAGTCGAGCTGTGCTTTATAATCGCTTGATGTAGAACAGAATAAGTAAACCAACTGAAAATACTTTTGCTCACCATAATCGATAATATCACCAACAGATGGCATGTGAATCGTAATTTTATCATTGATTTTGAAATCTCTTCCACGCATCAAACTTGGCTCATACAGTTCTCGAAGTTCCATCAACCACACCCCACAAGGTCATCCAGATCCTGCGTCTTGAACGTCATGACTCTCACACGATGATGCAAATCCATGTTGTCCTCGATATTGGATGTGATTTTAAGTTGCTTGATTCCAAAAATTGTACTGCCGTGTAGTTCTTTTTCCACAAGTCCACTCAGATAGTCAACTCGTGTTGCACCGCCATGACCTTTCATCTTCATCAACGCTTGGTTTACAATAACCCACACAGTAAGAGTGAAGTTTTCATACCAATCATTGACATTGCTGCGGTCAGTCATATTTACCTTAAAACAAATATAGCTGTGTGCTGCCTCAATCGTGTCGGGAATATGGAAGTATGGGAAGATGTATGTGTAAATCGCCTCATCAGGCTCTTCAATATCGTCGTTGCCCATTGCTTCAACAAGTCCGTCTATATTAACCAGCTTTAAAGCCAGTTTGTTTTTATAGTCCGTAATCAGTTCGCTTGTTGTCACAGCAAATTCACCACCTTACATTCAATGGATGTATTTGCCGTACCATCCGAATTCATCAAGGAAATCTTTACGGTTGCACCGTCCATGATAGTATTATTTAAAATACGAATTTTAAAAGTACCATCGTCAGCAACCTGCGTCTCAACGAATTCCTTGAATTCATCAAGGCATTTTGTACTCCATATAGAAGTCTCGGCAACTTCCTCACCAGTAATCGAAGTAAACACAGGTGTGAACTTTTTCCAAGAGCCACCCACGCGGGCCTCAGCCTTGCCAGCATATTTAATAGTAGCTATAATCTGAGAATCCGTATCGGGCGTATCAGTCTTGTTGGGCTCAAAGTAGTCACAAATCATCTTCTCGGCATTATCCGTCTTACTGTTATACTGATCCTGCCGGATATTCAACACAAGGAACCCCTGTGTCTTACCATGCAGTTCGTAACGCTCTGTACTCTGATCAACAGAAGTCGTAACATATGTTTTCGGCTCGCCATTGATAATTTCCAACATAAAGCGCTTATCAAGGTCAATCAGTGCAGTCTCATCATCAAAAGGCATCTGCACTTTATACTCACGTTGACTCAGTGAAGTCATAACAAGTTCCTTATTATTTGCGTAATAAGGCTTACTCAGTGTTGCCCAGCGAGAGACTATCTCACCAGTAATCGGATTTTGCCATTGGATCTGGCGATTACACAACTCCATTTTCCCACGAAGAAAAATTTCATCGTTTGGTTCAATCTCAGTTACTAGCCATTTGCAGTTGTAACAGTCAACAATATCACCAAGATTCAAAGAATCACCAGGATAAGCCCAAATTTTCTTTTCCTTAGCAATACTATTGCTGCGACTAACAACCAGCTTCTGAGGCGAACCATTTACTAGAGTATTATCCTCGTAGTCAACACTATCCTTAAAGTGTGCAGCAAAATCTCGCTTTGCGAAAGCAATTTTTACATCCTTTTTGTTAGACATTTTTGCGGCACCGCCAACAGCTCGTGCCCTTGTATAAAAGTCCATCGGTACACCTCCTTACTCAGAGTAGGAAGCGTATGTATCATAGTCGATGGTCTTACGCTTACGGGTCGAGCGGTCTTTTGCCATATAGTTGTCTAACATCGTCATATTCTCCTCGTGAATGTCTTTCACAAGAGCACGAATACTCGCACGCTCATTAGCAGGGGAGAATACCTGTAAACTCGTAGGAAGGTCCTGTGCGCTAAATGCTTTCAACTTTCCAAACTCACGCTTAAAATGTTGCTCCAACATCAAATGCGCTAACATATCAATCTCATCGAATGTGAGATCTGAATTAAACTCTTCTAGTTCTGAATCGTAATCATCGAAACTAAAATCCTCTTCCGGTTCAATGTTTCTGGTAATCACAGAAAGTGACTCCATCAAATAACTTTTTGCACGGTCATGTACAAGATCTCGCACTTCATTCTCGGTTAAATCGAAATACTGAAAGAAATTACTATCAGTTTCGACCAGCTCGTAGAACTTGTCGTATATTTCTGAAAATGCGGTCACATTATCCCTCCAATCTTACTCGGCGGGAACGACCTCCGCCTTTTCTGCCTCTGCCTTCTTACGGCCACGCTTAACAGTAGTCTTTTTTACAGAATTATCCGGCGCAACAGTCTGTGCACCTGCCATAATAGCCTGCACCTGTGCCATCATAGCCTGCATCTGTTTCTGCATTTCAGCCATCTGATTCTTTGCAGTTTCAAGCTCTGCCTGAACATTATCAGCAGGCTTGGTCGCAGGTACAACAGACAGCTCACTATTACGCTTGCCAGCACGGAGCTCCTTGTAACGCTCATCAATCAGGCGCTTGACCTTAGTAGACAGATCTTCACCGGCATTGGTCATACGATAAAAGCGACCACGAATACGCTCAAACTGAGCACCATCCTTAATGTCAATCATTCGCTGAAGATTCTCAACGGTGGGATTCAGAATCGCATCATCGATATCTTCAATGAATAGAACATCGTCACCCTTAATGCCAATAGCCTTAAAGATTTCATTCTGCTCTTCAGGGCGAAAACGCAGAACACCATTCTTGAACGCAGAACAAGTGCTGTTCATATACATGATCTCCTCCGGCGGAATAGGAATCACACAAGGCTCTTCCACACTACCGGGCTCGAAAGTATAGCCCTTACCGTTCAGTGACGAAATGGTAACCACGTTATCATCGCAGTTCAGAACGTCAATAAACTTCTTTTCCATCACGGAACTCATAATTTGTCTCCTTTTCTATAAAAGCGGAGACCGCAAAGTCCCCACTCAAATTTGCATTTGGTAAAACTAAGGATTTATTACTTCTGCAGGACAATCTTAGCGACACGCTCAGGATGAGTGATGCAGTAGCCATAAGAGAAGTCCTTCAGCATCAGATGAACCTTCTCGTTGTTGTTATCATAATCCTCATAAGTATGAGTTTCACCCTTCATATCAAGGTTACCCACAACACCTCCGATTCCGAAGATGCGTGCATCAGGTAGAAGCATAGAGCCATCTCCCAGACGCTTTGCAGAGCTAATACCAGTGACAGCAACACCATCATAAGTCTTAACCAGACCATAACGGTTGAACTCATCCTTTGAAGCATCGGACAGATACTGAGCATAGCCAGTCATACGACGCATCTTTGCACAATACTTCTGCAGGCTGACGGTAAACGGATTTGCACCATCTGCATACTCGTTCAGATACAGAGTCAGAGCGTCCATTGCCTCCATAGTGGGCTCCTTACCAGCAACAGTAATAAGCTGGTCACCACCGGTAATCATGTCATCAACCATGCCAAAAATATCATAGAACATCTTGTTCTTCAGAGTCTCGCTCATATAGGTGGTCAGAGTAGCAATGGACTTCCAACCATTCCGGCGAATCTCATTGAAAGAAATATCAGTTTCCACCTGAATATTCTTCCAAGTGGGCTTAATAACCTCAAAGTGCAGGTAGGACTTCGGGACGTTACCACCCTTGGCGGCCTCATGTGCAACCAATGTATTCTTCACGTTGCGCTCTGCCTGATAATCATCATTCTCGCCAACATTACCACGGGTAAACATAGCGTCCAGCAGCTCATCGGGAGCGTTATAGGTATCGTCGGTCACTGTGCGGTTCACAAACTGTGCAATCTCCTTATCGGGGTCGCCCTTGTCAATCAGCTCGTTAATGTGTGCCTCACAAACCTCGGCAATCTCCTTATCCTCGGCATCCATGGGCAGATTGTACTGAGTCTTCTCAGCAACACTATAAACACGACCAGGCTTCTTCATCAGCTCGGCCACTTCAATATTCAGTGCCATAATTCATTTCCTTTCTCTTCGCGCAAAATAAAAGAGCTACCGCCAAAGACGATAGCCTTAAATTTCACGTATCATATTCAAGATTTTCTCTCAATCAAGCAACAGTCTTTGCAACATCCAGTACACGAATAACAATCAGCTTGTGACCGTTATCATCCATAATGTCATGCAGTTCATAACGAGACGCACCAGTAGCAACATCCCACTTGCCGTCAGTGCCAACCTTCAGCACCTTGCCCTTATTGCCATCAACAGCGATACCGGAAGCATACTGGTCAGTGCCGTACTGCTCACCAACATACATAGGAACAAGCTTAACAAACTGGTTTGCCTTAATAGCAGTTACCATCTCATCATAGTCATCAAAATTGGTCAGGCTAGAGTAGATGCCCTCCGGGTTAAACTCATGTGCGACCATATACAGGTCATCAGAGGTCTCAGCAGAGGGCAGAACAACTTCGCCCTTAACCAGCTGAACACCCATACCGGTGACCATAGCGACCTTTGCGGCATAGTTAGCGGGAATATTCTTCGCGCCGTTCACCATCAGTTCACGAATCATAATATTTTTCCTTTCTCTCAAATGTTATTACTTACCCAAATATTCCCGCCATGCGTCACGCTTGTTAGCGTTAGTGGTGTTATACTTGGTTTCATTCAAATTCAGCTTGATACTCTCAGACTTATGTACCTCAGAGGTCTCAATCTTCTTTTCGGCAGGAGCCTTCTTAGCGGCTTCAACGCAACGCTCGGCAATCACACTCTTGATGCCGGTCTCATCCAGATTCTCAATCAGACTTGCGTAGTTGCCACCCTCAGAAACTTCAGCTTCAGTAATCATCTTGCTGGAGATTGCGTATTGACGCAGATCCTCCTTCTTCTGTGCAAGCTCTGCAGCCGCCTTTTCCGCCTCTGCCTTCTCAGCCTGATCCTTATATGGAGCCAGAGAAGCAACCTTTTCCTTTGCACTCTGCAGCTCAGTGTTCAGACTTGCGATAGTGTTATTCAGCTCCGCAATCTTGGTGTTAACATCAGAAATAGAAACAGTCAGAGTGATATGCTGCGGCTCGCCAAGAGAAACCTCGTTGCCCTCAACGGTGTAAGAGAACATGATGTAATCCAAATCGTTCATACAACGACCGAATTTCTTACACCAGATAGTGTGATCTTCTGGGAACACTTCGGCTAGATACATATCTGAATTAAACTTCACAACAGCCTCATTTAGCTTCTCGTACAGGTCATGATCGGTCAAACTGGAAGTCTCAGTAGTAGACTCCGGCTCTGTCTCACCAGCAGGCTCAGTACCGGTTTCAGGCTCAATCGGGGGAGGGGTTTCACCGCCTTCCTCGGAAGTCTGAACATCAGGCTCTGCCGGAGTGGTGGGCTCGGTGGTAGACTTAGTAGCGGTCTGCTCTGCCTGCTCAGTCTCGGTTGGATTCTCAACCTGTGCGGTCTGAGTCTCCTTATCCTTATTCAGTTCCAAATTTTTTGCCTCCTTTTCATTAGATTCTGTATTTGAAATCTCTTTTGTATCCTCGATATAGGCATTCGCTAATTCAAGGCCAAAATCGGTTTCAGCGACTTCAAGCAGCTTAGAGCACTTGTATGCCGGTTCAACATTTGCACCAAGCAAGCAATGTGCAGTAAACACGCCATCGTCAATGATTTTTGCCATGCGGCCACCCACGATTCCCTTATGAGCTTTTAGCACATCAATTTCCCAACTGGTATTTAACGTGCCACTCTCAATACGGCGCAGAATCGTCGCACAAGCCTTTGGATATCGTTTCCAGATCTTACAAGAGGCAACAATAAAGTCGGTATCGTCAATTTTCTCGATACCGACCGACTGAAAACTACCGAATGCATCAGTGTCAAATTCAGCAGTTTTATATTCATTGCCATCATTATCTTTTCTGGTGACGACTTTCATATTGTGACCGGAAAAATCCAGTTCACCCTTTGGAGCTACGACCAACTTACCAACAAGCGGGTTGCCAACCAGTGTACTCATCCAACTTTCAATGGTGTCACGGTTCAAAGCAACCTGATTCCCATTTACTGAGAAGTCACAGATGACAAACTTGGCAAGATAGTGGTCTGGATGCTCCGTAATCTCAGAGCAACAGATATTTCTACTATAGAAATACTCCTTACTCATCGTTCATCACCTCACTTACTATCTTCATTTCTCTGCTGGTCATAAATTTGTTTTTCAGTTTCCTCGCCCTTTGGACGGCCTGTCTTTTTATCACTGTCACCACCACCGCCGGAACTACCGGTCGATGTATAAGAGGTCTGGCGAGCCACAAATACATCGTCATAACCTTCCTCGGTTTCAGCCTGACGCTTGCGTAGTTCGTCCTCAGCATGAAGTCCCATATACTCGTAAGCAGTCTTGTAAGAACAGTTCAAAGTGGTGAACAGGAACTGAGCAATCGCCTTCTTCATCTCCATACCCATCATTTCAGTAGTAGAGACCTTCACATCAGGGCAGTACATCGGGTCTACATCTGCATCTTCGAGGCGAATACGATACCATCGCTTTAATACATCTTCAATCTGTTCTGCAATCTTACCGATATTTTTCATCAGCTGGTCAAGAGACACCTTTGCAGTTGAAACAGTCTGTTGACCATCAGTATTCAAGAAACTAATACCCAAAGCAGCCATTTCTCGATTGCGATACTGTTTGACAGTCTCGATATTTGTCATCTCAACTTTTGGCTCAACATACTTGATGTCCTTTACATAAGGAGCGGTCGTCACAAGCACGGTATTTTGCTTCCATGCACGCAGCAGGTTATCATGTGCCGTCACTTGTTCAGAGAAGCCCTTTTTATCGTTGTTTGGTCCCATCAACGCAGGGTCAAGTTGCTGCCAGATGATTTTCTTTGCCTTTGCCTTAGCATTTACACGGTCTGAAGTATCAAAAGTTTCAAGCATCAATGCCGGGCGTAAGGCGCGGAATAGGGGAGAGACACCATATTTCTGCCCCATGTTGCCGATACGAATCACACCACAATGGTCAACATCCAATTTTGCATATGTATCACCATTCTTAAACGCCTGATACACCTCATCTGGATAGTTGTTCTGAATCTCGGTCTCCTGATTTTCAAAGAATAGTGCTTTATTCTTCTTATCCTTCAGCATAGATTTGCTCAAAGCGGATTTCAGCTTAGACATGTTGATAAGTACAACAGGCTGTCCATTTGATAAGTAATCACTTATCTCAGCAATACCAAGAGGGTAGTAGTCTACAATGTAGTTCTCATCCTTCTGACGCAGATATGTAATGTAAGTACCCTCTGCATAAGTCATCGGAATGGCGGCACGCAGCAGACTTCGCACATTGATTTGTGTATTGAAGTCATCAATCACTTCACGGGCATAATTTACCTGTTTTGTCTTATTACGCTGCTCAGGGAACTGCGCAAAACTGCATTTGAACTCCGTATTAACATTTGCCTCAATCGCATCATAAGTAATGCCAATTAGGTCATCCTTATTGATGTAATTACGGATGATGCCATTGACCGTCTGCACATTCGTCAGGCTTGACTGTAACCCTCGTGCAAGTTCATCAATTCTGTCAACCGTCAGCGTTTCAGAGGAGGCTGAAATTTTCAGGTATGTACTATATTGCTTATTTTCAGGATCATAGGATGCGATAGCATGGCGGATAACATTGTCTATTCTTTCTTCTGAAAGCTCGTTTACAGATGTAAGCACAACAGTACCATCATCTGTCTGTGAAGCAGTCACGACATCAAAATCTTCCTTTTTCTTTCTTGCCACATTTTCACCTCCTCTGTTTAGAAGTCAATGTTAGAAATACAAATCGGCGGAGTAGTCATTGTCTCCACCGCAGACTGGCGCACTTTATCCTTACGACGTAATTCATATAGACGATGAGCGAGCAAAATTGCAACATAGAACCTATCATCGTGAATTTTATTGGCGACGTCGGGTGCCAAAGCATATGTTACAGTCGTATTTTCAGAGTTTGTCGTTTTCTGAATACTTGTAATCTCATTTTTCATCAGGTCGATGTTAACCCACGCAGTTTGTTCCTCTAAGGAAAGTTCATGCGTCTTCAAAATTTCTTGACCAGTTGATTTATCCACACCATCTACTACCTGGACGTAATCTCCGCCGTTATATTCAAGAGGGAAGTGAATGACGCCAAGATTCATCAGCTCAATAAATTCCTCAACCATGGCAGTACGGAATTTACGAGGACTAATTAGACGTAGCTTATCAACAGCATCTGGGTAACGGGCATCATATCCTTCATATAATTCATGATTTGCATCGATAAAACCACGATGTTCTGCGCCTGTTTTATCAGTCCAATTGTTAAGCAAACCGTCCGCATATGTAGAAGTACCACCGCCGCCAGCGCCTTGGTCAATCATCAATCTATCAATGTATTCGTAATCAGGATTTTGACCATTGTAATGTAGAATCAACTCATGCAACTGCTCAAGCTGACGATTAGAATCGAGCTTGAATTTTTTCTCATTCGCAAAGTCAACCATGTTCACGCAATTTATAATGTCACCACACATGCCATTTTCTGGATCGTTATAAATACGCATAACGCCAACAATAGAGTTATCCATTGTACGTGCAGGATCAAACGCAAGAATATACTGATAGTTCTTATCCCAATAAAGCTGTGGTATATATTTTCGCTCATTGCGACGAACTGTACCCCATTTGATGATCTGGTTTACGCCACCATCACGGCTTGGTCGATTATAATATTCACGCAACGCCTTCATTTTATTTGACTTTAGAGCTGCTTCAACTTTATCTCTCGTCAGCAGAGCTTTGTACGGCTTGCCGTTCATATAAACCTGAATTGCAACATCACAAATCATGTCACAAACAAAATAATCACGGTCACCGGCAATCATACGCTTTGCAAAGTTTTTGTAATAACGATAGAATAGTTTATCCATTGTATCCTGACTCGAAGCATACACAAGCTGTGTAGGAACCTTGCGAGGCTGGGTTTCAGGGTTATAAGAATCATCCGTATCAGTCACGAAGTCAGTATTCTGAGTGGCAAAAGCTTCACAGACAACAATAAGTTCGTCAGAGCAAAACGCAGCCTCGTCAAAAAACACAAGTGTAGCACGTCTCATATGTTATCGTTTGGGCTTTTTATCCCAAACTTCTTACGATTATTATTTTCGTAAGGTCGGCATATCTTTTCACCTTCAGTTTTACCTGTTAAGGGGCGAGGACTCGTGGAGAGATTATATTCTGATACAGGTTCACTCTCTATGCTCTGCGTGTGACTATGTTTTTAAGCATAGCCTTCCACTCTGATTAGCTTCTCAGCCTTCCAGATTTCTTCCTCACTTTTTAAATTAACCGGCCATTTCTGACCGGCGAAGCAAACGTTGTGCTAAATCATATTCTTCGTATAGGCGTTTTTTCTTTTCTGCTTTTCTGTCAAGATAAATAGTTGCGTCGCTAAACATATAGTTCCACATTTTATCTGCATTCTGCATACCACGAATATATAGCCTGTATGTATTTCTACCTTTTTCGTCCGTGATATATGAAGAAATTCCTTCTTTATATAGAATTGTTCTCATTTGCTCAAGCATTTTTAGGCTTGCCGAACAAAAATTGATTGCGACGGTTTTCCGAATAGCACTATCTGTACAAATACAACCATCTCCATCAAAAAAGCCCCTGATAAAATGATGCATTAAATTAGCATCAATATCAGGGACTTCGATAATGAATGTTTTATTTTGTACACATCCATGCGACTCTAAATCATGAACCATTTCTTTTGAGTAGCATCGGATATTACACGATTCTTGTGGCTTTCCATTAAAAGAACAGGTTCTGGTTTCAAACGTTACTTGAAGATTTCCGTTAATGGATTTATTGAACTTCTTTAAATGCTTGTAATCTCCTTTATAAAGTTTTATTCCAGCTTCATAATTCCTTGAATGAGAATTTGAACTATCTAAAACGAAACCATCTGCATAGAAAAATCCAAGCCAATAAGCTTTTTCTTCGGTGTCAATATTTTCAAAAAATCTAAAATCAAACACATTTTTTCTTTCCGTGATTCCAAGCTTACTTGCCTTGAGCTGTATCGCATTTCGATTTCGTCCAGGAAGAATCTCCATAAGTTCTTTAAAAGAATGTGTTGAATAGTTTTCTTTTAATTTTTGAATTTCTTCTTCTGACCATCTCTCGTCTTTACTTATGCCCATTTCATGAGCTTTAAATATAACACTTTTTCTTGTGCGTTCAAGATGATTTGCTATTTCTTGCGGAGACAAAATATAATAGTTGTCTCTTAAATATAGCTCTTCTTCTTTTGTCCATCTTTTCATAAAATACCTCTTTGATTATTGTCCCGTTCATCAATGATTTATTTAGAACAATAATACGTAATTAAAAAATTTACTTCTATTGGAATCCGGGTTTGAGTTCAATGTGTTAATAGAACTACCGTTGTAAAATTCGACAACGTACCCGGCGGGATTATGACTAAAGCCACTCTTGTTAGTTGCAGACTTTTTGGTTTCCTTTTCTGCAATATCTTGCAGACTACGAATAGAAGCTGCTGTCTTGCCAACACGAGTGACAATTTCTTCGATTTTATTAAAAGTTTCTGAATATATTTAATGTACATCGCAACTGTACATTGCTGCATAAACAGCCACACAATTTCTTGTCGTGAATAGACTATTTCATCATCCAAAATAAATTTGGAGCTTGATTTTTCCTCCGCCATAAGCTTGCGGTTTTACTCTCCCACAAGGAGATAGTCGTTGAACCTCACCCTGTCATATAGACGTTACGGGCAGTGGCTGCATGAACATGGATTGTTACGAGCTTTAGCACGCCATAAGACGCTTTTATTTCAGCATAACTCATCTCTACGTTTTTTCTACTTTCGCACATTTACGTTTGTCGTTTCCGATTCCGCTTTAGTGTAGAGCTTTACCAATTACCTGCAATTAACCAAGAAGCACACACACATCTCTGTATATGTGAGGCAACTTACCTTACTCTGATCACCAACGCTACTTACAATATAAATAGCTTGGTTTTCATACAACATAGCCTTCAGTAGAATAAAAACAGAACCTACAAAAGACTTGCCAAAGTTTCGACTACACGCCCAAAGAACATGACTTGCATTCCAGCTTTGTTCCAGCATATATGCCTGAGCGTCAAATAGTTGGATGCCTAACAAATCTCTGGCCGCAATAACAGGATTGCGCCGATAGAATGCAATCGTTGCCGCATCACACTCATAAATCTTACGTTTTGCGGCTGTAATGATAGGCGCTCTTTGTTTCATCCTCATACGGCATCACCATCCGTATCTTTTACGCTTGCGTCAACACCGGCATCTTCCAACAGCTCCTTGAGCCGCTGATTCTCAATTAAAGACAGCCTGTATTTTTCCTTCGCGTCATCACTTTCTTTCTGAAACTTATCAATCAGTTCTCTTTGTATATCGAAAATTTCCTGCTGGTCATTTTCGTCAAAGAAAGCATTTTCCTTGATCGCCTTAACACTCATATCTGCCGCCCATTGAGTGCCCGGAGACCGTAACTGGTCGTAGAAGTTTGCTTCTGCACCAGCGATATCCTTTTCACGCATATCCTTCATCAAGAAGGTGAGTGTGTTGCGTCCGGCATCCTTGTTGGAACGGTTCTTGACAGAAATCTCGTTTTCCTTGGCAATTTTATCGTTATTAGAAACCAACTTAACCTTAATATCATTAAGGCTCTTGATTGCCTCAGCCGAGTTCATCGGGTTTAAGCGGGCAATCTGCAAGTCGATTTGTCGAATCTGATTATTATTGTTCACGACTTGAACAATCTGGGATAACTTGAACGGGTCATCCTCAATACCATCCTCAAAATACTTGATAAGTTCGCTAAACAAATAGCGGCGGTCGCCCTCGTTATAACCATCAAATGGGTCGTAACCAATAACAGAAATACAGTCATCTTTTGCTTGAATCTCAATCTTAGACCACTTCTGTTCTTTCTCTTCCTGAATGTCAACAGCCGTTTTATTCAGTTCTCCACTGGTAATCGTAGTGCAGAAGTTTTGAAACTGAAACTGCTTGTTATTTAGTTGGCGAAGATATAAACCTACGGAGAAATTATTATTATGAGACACAACTGAATCAAAAAGAGAATTGTAAAACGGAGCATCAAGAAGATGACACATTAAGATACAAGCAGTACGTTCACTTCCATATCTTGTCTTAAATTCATCAAAAAGACTATTCACGCACTTCTTACAAAGAGGCGCATAGCAGTCATTTGCTTTATAAAGTAAGCTATGTGGTAGTCGATAAAAAGTTCCTACCGGATCTTCTTTTTCATCACCGCAACGACAACAATGGTAAGTTGGCTTGTTTGTCAGAACGATATCTTCTTCAACAACCTTTTTCTTTCTAGGCAAACAAACACCTCCATTCAAAATCAAAATAAAAGCCGTAGAATGTGCGCACATCCTACGGCAGCAAAATACCCCGGCTCTTGCGCATCATGGAGAGGCCGTCGGGGTTTAATCTAAATTAAGACCCATGACATCAGCTGCACTCGTATCATTGAGCTGCTTACTAACATAGGTCTGTTAAGCACAAAGTGATGTGATTGTGATACACATTTTCAAAAGAGTCACAATCGCATCTATATCATCTATTTGGGCTTGCGCCCTGCCAGCAAAGTGGCACAATAACCAAAAATAAACCTATCGCCAGAGGGAGTAAAAAACTGACGGTAGGCTTGCAAAAGGGGAGATGCTGGGTGCGGGAGTTGGATTTGAACCAACGACTTTCGACTTATGAGGACGACTAGCTACCGGACTGCTGTATCCCGCGTTATATAATGCCTAAGTGTCATCTATTTCTTAATCGTATGCGCATTACAGGTTAATCATAGACTGACTTCGGACTTGTCTCCAACCGCGAATTGGAAACCATTTTACTGGCACGCCCAGCTGCTTTCGAGACAGCACATACAGGTTTTAGAGACCTGACTTCTACCTTTGAATTATAGGCGCACAATTGGTGTATTCGGCGAGATTTGAACTCTGCGATACCTCGATTAAAAGTCGAGTGCCTTACCAGCTTGGCTACGAATACATAACAAATCCTACCTTTTAGCCGGTGGTAGGAAACCGGTATAATATAGGCCCTCCGGGAGAAGGCTGGCGCGGTCTCAGAGATTCGAACTCTGGCATCGGGTTTACCGACCTAACGGTGTTCAAGACCGTTCTCTTCAACCACTTGAGTAAGACCGCACAATAAAACAAGCATCTATCGAATCATCCGAGCTAAATTGAATTGTTCTCATGTTGATAAAACGCTTGTTTTAAACTTTAATGGTCCGCACTTACGGTGGCGGAACACCTGATGTTTTAAATCGCGCACTGACACGGCGCAATGCGATTGGCTTGGCATTTTGCTCCTCGAAGCTACTCTGCGTCTGACTTTACAGCTTATACACGGTTGCAACCAATGACCGCTTTCGCCATGCCACCTACAGGAATCGGACCCGTATGTGAAAATTACAAATTTCCCATTCTACCATTAAATTAAGGCGGCACATAAAATAACCCGTAGACATCCGCCTACGGGCATAGAAAAGGAGACAACAAATGATGTCCCAAGCAGACCTTGCGGTCGTACTTCTTTTTTAATTCCACACTTAAATCGGTAGGGTTCACCGCTTTTAATTCAAACGCACAATATGCGTTTTACTCTCAATCAACTTTCCATCCTTGTCCTGATAGACAACAATGAAACCCTCTCGCTGCGGAGTGGTCAGTTTACCGTCTGCATACTCCATTTTTGAAGTATCACAACAACAGCCCTGCTCGTATAGATTATACTTTCCAACAGAATAGGAGCCGACACGATGTACATGACTCATAACCAGCGAATCAAAATCAAGTCCAATATCCTGAAAATAGCGTAGCGCTTTTTCGCTTGTTTTCAAAATTCCAGATGAGAATGCCATAGGATGACACAGAACAGTGCTTCCTATCTGGCTGTACCAACTGTCGTTGTAAATAATTTCAATTCCTTCTGCGCTAAACACCTCAATCAAAGGATCATAATGAACCTTTGTATGAAGTTCCTTGTTATAATGGTTAAATCCATCAATAAGAATAAGTTCAAGTGCAGTCTTCGGCATTAAGGCGAGAAGATCCTCGTCAATGTTCTTGGCAAGATAATTCTGGAAACGAATATCATGATTGCCGTAATTGACCACAACCTTTTTAGGTCGTAGCATTTCAATCAGGTCAATCAAATACTGTCTTGCCAACAGAATTTCATCCATTGGACTTTGCCGATACACACGCGAAAAACGCGACAGGGCAGCGGCATCTACGCAATCTCCGTTTACCTGAAGGATATCAATCTTGCCGGCGTACTCACTAAAAGTCTCAATAGGCTTCTGGAATGGAATATGTAGATCGGAAATAGACAGAATGCAGGTTCCTACATCTCTATTAGATAATGACTCCTGATACTGCATACCCGCACGGAATGCCTTAAAACGCTTACGATATGCACACTCACCAAAATTCTTACCCAATTCACCATTGAGCACCTTGGATGCGCCATCCCAAGTCAATTCTCTAGCCAGAACAGCATTCCCGATTCTTACAAAGAAGTCATCGCTCGTTTCTTCTGGCCGTTTATTATAGCAACCCATTGGCATCAAGCCGGGTCGCCCAGCAGCTCATCAGAAGTAGAAATATTGATGGTGACGCCCTCAATACCATCCCACTTTGCCAGAGCTTCCTTCAGGTTAAAGACGTTCTCGCCGTCCTTGGTAATCTCAGTGATAGTGCCCTCGGCAGTATCAATAATAGCGTTCTTAAAAACAACACTCTTCTTAGCAACCATGATTTTATTCTCCCTTATATTTTATTTCTGGATTAGAAATCTAACATTGCTGCCCATTTACTAATCCAGCTATTATGCAAACTTTCAAACTGCTCAATTGCTTCATCAACAGTTTTTATATGACGTAAATCAATTTCGATATACCGACCATGCTTATCAGCGTATTTTTCTTTGATATTATCTCGCTCAAATTGCTTCTCAAAGTCGTTGTCATTCCTCTGAAAATATGGAATTCTCTTATAGTGCTGTTGCCCCATAACTTCACAAAAAATATTTTCCGATGGAATATAAATATCATACGGCATATAGCGGTCGGTTTCGGGATTCTTAACTACTTTATATTCCGTAATGGTATCAGGATACATTTTTTTACAGTATTCTTTTAGACCAATAGCGACTCTACTGTCATTTTGATGAACTGCACATTCTGGGCATCCCTTGCCAGCTCGAAAATTACTCCAATCAGTCTGTTGCTCACCATGAATAGGACAAAGATATCTAAGTTTTTCAAAAGCTCCGTGATATTCGTCCTTAGTTGAAAGCAATGTGTACCCACGCTTCTTGAACTCTTCAGAAATCATATCGAAATCCGCATACTGACGTTTAGCAACTTCTTCAGTTGCACACTTACGGCATCCAGCTCCGCGAGAGAAATTGTTCCAAAGCATCTCCATTTCGCCATGAATAGGACACAAATAACGAACTCTATAATACGAATCAGACTCTCCTGTAAGTAACGTGTATCCTCGTTTTTCAAACGCAGTTTTTACATCATCATACTTCAATTTATTCTTCCTAGTTCTTGCTAAGTCTTTCGCGGCACAAAATCTGCATCCTTTTCCACTAAGAACACTTTGCGCTGGAGTGAAATACTCTTTTCCACATCTGTTGCAACGCACCAAAATAGAATCTCTCATTTTTGTGTACGTTCCAAGAACTGTTACTTTTGAGTTTTTCTGTTTTGCATCAGCCTGGAATATTTCATTTGTAATAATTTTAGACATTAGCTCACGTCCATTTCGTCAGCCCACTGGCTAATCCATCCACGGTGGTTTGTAGTCAACTGACATACGGCCACGCGATCATGCTTTGCAAAATGCTGGAGACAACGCATAAAGCCAGAGTCGGACGGTTTATCAAGATCACACTGTAAATCATGACCAATAATAATCAACTTTACCTTTTCGCCATCACTACCATCGCAACGAGAAATAGTCTTCTGTAACTCTTTAGGAGTATAATTCTGGCTCTCGTCCAACAAAATAATACCACTCAGGTTCGTGCCACGAAGGAAAGTATGAGTTAGACAAGAAATATAACCAGTGCCATTCTTCTGATTCACCATAGACTCGTCGTTGATAACCTTATTAGGGTCAACGTTGCATTTGATCAGAGCCTGATAAAAAGGTTCAAAGAAAACTTCCGATTTTTCCGTAATAGATCCAGGAAGATAGCCTTGACGCTTCTCGCCATAACTAGACACGACGTAAGTCAGTTTATCAAAATAGCCAGCCTGAACAAGCAGATTTGCAGTCGCAGTCGCAATAAGCGTCTTGCCGGAACCGGCAGCAGCGTTGCAGATCACAACATCAATGTTTGGATTCCAAATTGCATCACGAAACACACGCTGTTCAGGGTCCAAAGAAATGCCGTAAAAACCATACTGATCAGGATCAGTAATCTTCTCCATAGGAATCTCAGTGGGAATCTTTCTCTTAGCCATATATTTACTCTCCCTTAATTGAACTCATCCACATCATCGCAAATCTTATCTACGATACCAAAGTTGACCTGCTCATTAGCATCAAGATACCAATCTTTTGCCTTATTCTTGGTCATGGTCTTCTTGTCGATAGTAGAGTGAGCCATAATATACTCACGCATCTTCACGACCTGCTTCTCGTAGTAGTCCATAGCCATCTTAGACTGCTCAAAAGTACCCTGCGTACCGCCAGAGCCACTATGAATCAATGCAGTAGAATGAGGCAGAGCAAAGCGCTTCTGACCAGACAGCAGCATCACAAGAGCAGCGCTCATTGCAATACCTGCGTTGATTGTCCAAACAGGAGTCTTACTCAGCGCAACAACATCAATAAAGCTGAACATGGCGTCCAGCTCGCCACCATAGCTGTAAATAAACAGCTTAATAGGCTTGCGCCGCTCAACAGGAGTATCCTTATCAATACGGTTGTACTGCAGGATTTTACGCTCAATTTCAATCAGAGACTGATCAATCTCAAAATCAATAAAGAAGATGCGATCCTTCTCGTCAACGTAGAAGTTCATCATCTCAGGAGAGGGAAGACCACCACCATTCATCAGGTTAGTGATCTCCTCGGGAAGCTGAATTTCAAAATCCAAAGTCTGTACCTCGTTCTTTCATAAATTAGTCTCGAATGCCGCGTTTGGCACGCTCGACAATTTCACGAGCTTCAATATTAAACGGAATCAGTTCCAGATAACGAACAGATTCCTCAATAAATCGCTTGTGTCGAGTTTTTGCAATGAAAACATTCGGATAAACCTTACGAATTTCCTTTGCTTCTGCTTTGGTAATCTCAATCATTTAGGTAAAACACCCTTTCAAAATAAAATAGGTAGGAAGAAAACAAGCGTCCTCGCTCTCTCCCTACCATAACTTTCCGCACTGTGTTTTACTCTGTATATGTAAAATTATAACGTATCTACGTCAAAATGTTACGCTTTTTTACATTTCATAAATCAAACATTTTTCTATTTTGTGCGGTTTTCTCAATATTTACGTTTTTAGCGCACTTACGACAGTATTTTTGCCTTCGTCCGGTGCGAGCAACCATCTTTCCGCAACAATCACACCTGATATATTCTTTCCCACAATACTGGCTCCATAGAATACCAGCATTCTCAAAATCGTCCACGAAAATCTCATGAGGAGAGTCCGGCTCTGCAATCAAAACATGGATATTCAAGTTGTCAATCTTTTTCAAGCTGGCAAACCCAATAAAGCCAAGATTATGTAACTCACAGATCATCTCGTTCTGTTTTTTCTCATTTACAGATACGTTTGCCATCCTGAAAATATCAGCCGTATCTTCCGTAATCCAGTAGTTGCATTTTTCATTAACAGCAATATGGTATTTCGCCAGACACAGCATCGTGAACATCAGGCGTTGCATCTGCTTGCCTTCAAGTGCTTGAATCTTCTCTACTTCAGCCTTCGTAATGCACACACCATCAAGTTCTACCATAGGACGACCTTTAGCAGAAGCAATCGCTTTATCAATCAGTTCTCTATCCAGAACCTTATTGTACCCTTCAAAATGACGCAGCATATACTCGTTAAGTTTTTCTCTTACGTCATCCTTTGAGTATCCTTTATAGAAATAATACTTCGCTACATAATGCAAAACATGCCCCGCCTTCTTCCAAGGCACATCTTTCTCTAACCATTCTTCAGCGTAAAGAACTTCATTCAATACAATCATCCGCATCCTCCTTGCTATTCATGTCAACCAACACATCCTTGAAACGCTTGCCATCATATTCAATATCGCCATTCTCATCCTGCACAAGAGAATGCACCATACCATTATGGCGTTCCAATAAGCGTTTAATCAAAGTATCATGAAACAACTCCCAGACGATTGCAATACTGGATGCATTCTTTTTACAAAGATCAAGCAGAATGTCGCAAAGCACATCGTCATTAGAACACTTATCGTGAAGATTGCGGAACATACTTTCCTGATACAGCGCAATTCGCTCCTTGCGGTCTGCGCCGATTTCCTTATTATTATTTCCGTTGCCAGAATGGATTGCGTTACCACGAGCAAACCTCAAATAATCCTTAAAAATAGAGCGGATACCATAGTATTGAGAATTGGTGTACTCAACGCCAGACTTGAGCGAGTCGTAATCAAACTTGCGCCTTATCTTGAGTTCTTCTTCAAAATCTTCAAGCTCGTCCTCAACAGTCCAACATAGGCGGTTCATGGTACAAGAATTGATTCCGACCGGCATCCGATAGAGGTAATACTGGATAACCATTTCATCCACATCGTCCTTGACAGTCTTTTGCATAATCTCATCCAGACCGGCAAACCCATCCCACTTGATACGCTTGCGAGCTGCGGCCACATACTGCTTGTAATCACGCATCTGGGCAGGGTAGATGTAGCTCATAAAGTACGGCTTACGCCATGCGCAAATACTACTCCAGAACTTCTTATCCTCGATAGTATCAGGATTATCATCGTCTTTAACGGCGCAAGCTTTATTGTCATACCAGTATTGCGGCATATCTGTCGTAGCTACGCCTTTTATTTTGTCGATCGCGTTTTGTTGATAAAGCTGTCCGCAGATAATGCGATACGTAAGTTCATCGTACTCTTTACTACCTTGCTCAAATTTACTTCGTACATCAAACATCGTTGTAATTCGGTTTGTTGTACGTCCAATATTATCTCCAAAACCGCTGATGTTAGATTCAATAAAATCCTTTTCGGTCGGAACTTTTTTCTCGCATTTGCGCTGGACACAAAGAACGACCGGCTCATTTATCCATTTATCAATGAGAACTCTATTGTCGGTAGAAAATGTAAGGTCGGCATCGAAATCTTCACCGTTAAGTGCTGCACACATATTATCCCACGCATTGGTGATAAACACGGACTTCATATAGCGATACCAGTATTGGCAATCATCAGATACATTCAAATTCATGCACCGAATATTTGCCATCTGACTCATAGGAGCTCTAAAACAAGCAACCCTCTTGACGTCTCTATCATTCCAAAAACGACTGTAAACCTCACCGGCCTTCAATAGTCCGGTTACCTCCATCCGAAACATAGACTGGCAAAGCGCATATGGATCGCCACTTGCAACTTGAAAATTTCCTCGTACCTTCACAACACCCGTTTTTGCCTGAGAGATTCGCTTTTTAATAAAATACCGAATCCGATTCTGCACATAAGGGTCGTTAATCATTTCTGGCTCAATCATAAGAGCCTTAATGTAGTCGTTTTCCAGACTGTTTATGTAATTCGGGTCATCACGCATTCCACTACCACGCAAATACAGCAACGCATCACGCCAATCACCACCCATGACGCCCTTTATTTCGTCCAAAGTCGGCTTTACAAGCTCACGAATCTCATCATTCGTAAGCTGATAGCTTTGGATAAACTGATAATTCAGATTGCGCTCCTCATCAAGCTCCAACTCACAAGTCTTGGTTACAGAGAAGTGATAGTGGTTCTCTCTACAGTTTTCAAGATAGTCCTCACAACTATGGTAACTATCCCACAGCTTCAACATAGAGGTACTAAGAACTACTTGAATCCTATTTATATCACGATAATCTCCCCATGCGTCTTTTAGCATATTCTGTTTCGCTACCTTTTTAGCGAACTCACGGAAAGGAAAGGGAAATAACATGCCTTTACAGAACGCATTCCGCACACAAAAACCAGACGCGGTAGATGGCAACTTCAAATCCTCACTCCACTGTTGTGCAAGATCATAACTAATAAGTCCAAACCCATCATTCGCACACAGCTCACAATCGTGTTCCTTATCTTCAACTATCGTAGGTTCTCCAGACACTCCATCGTCCAGAACAACAATATGGTCTTTAAAGCGCGTGTAGCAATCATCTATAACAAGTACACCATCAGGGTCAGTGACCGGAATAGAAGCAGAGCAAGCAAGGGCTCTATAAGCCTCTAACTTTGCAGGCACAAATTCCATACCCTTGTTACGGCCATTATCAATTCGCTTGCGGATTTCATCAACAAGACGGTCACTCACAAACACAATCGTACTATTTTTAACGCCACCAGTGGTTCCAACCAAACGGCGATACGTGATTCCATTGATTTTGAACCCCTTGGGAGAACACGCCCGGCGGTAGTCGTTCTTCTTATCAATCACCAAACACATATAATCCGGCTTGAACTGAACTGCGTCCAGCTCAGTGTATAATCTCCGAATCTCCCGGCGGTTCTCCAAGCAAGATGGTTCATTCCGCAGCATCTTGATTCTACGCTTAATACTTCGTGCCTTTGCCTCTGCATCCGTAACACCATTCAGCTCATCAATCCATCGTAGAACAGTGCTATCAGCCAGCGAGATAATTTCGTGATTTCGTCTGGCTTCATCCAATGGTAGAGTTAAATCCCATTTTGCTTCAACCAGACGCTTCGTATGGATCTTAAAAACAAACTTCTGGCAAGTTTGCTGCTTTGCCATTCGGCAGTCACCTCCGTATTCTTCTAAAACGTATCCTGTATTGTATAGCTACAAAGAAAAATATAAAATTAGGCTTTTACAGATAGCAGCTCTCGCCATCTTCCATAGCCTTGAGCCAAAGTCGTTCACGCTCCTGATAGAGCTCATCCAACATATCGTCAGCAGCCTCATACTCGTTGCGTGTCAGACTATTGCTATTCATGTCACGCACAAGCTGCTTGATTTCTGCATTAACATCCTCATAAGTACGCATCATTCATCAACCTCAATAGTCTTTAACCGTAATCGTCTGCTCGTCCATAATAGCACCGCAGGCACCGCAGAACGGTTTACACTCAATTCCAGTAGAGTCATGACAACTGGAACACTCACAATACAGTGATTCTCCAAAATCCGCCTCATGTTCAATCCAATGAGCGTGAACTACAGGGCGAAATTCGCCGCCATTTTCGATGACTTCGTTGATGGTTCTCTCCATATAACTAATTGCTGATGCTTCCCAAGTATGATAGTTGTCAAGCATTTTAATATCAGCATCTAGTTTATCCAGAAACCGTGTCGCGTTAATATATCTATCCATCACTTAACCTCCTCAGCCACCAAACGAATCGTCTCATCAATCTGTTTAAGCTCTGCCAGTAAAACGTCCACTGTATCAGCATCACTCTCAGAAATATTTAAATCCTTAATCTTATGTAAAGCCCATTCAAGATTCGGGTAATAGCCGACCGTAACCTCCTTTACGCCGGTACCCATCTCACCAGTTTTTGGATTCTTGCCAGCTGGCCGCTGCTCAACAATAACGAGATTCCGCTCGTCGCAGTTTTTAATAATGTATTTACCAATCTGTACACGCATCACTTAATCTCCTTATATAATAGCGCATCCTTTCTTCATCAAATGTTTGAAATATTCAATGAAGAAATCCTTGCCTCCTTGGGTAATCTTTGTGACATACACCAGCTTGTCGCCAACCGGTTCATCTTGATAATATCGATAAAGCGGCTCTCGTTTCTTGAATACTTTAAATAGCCCAGAATCTTGATATTTCTTACAAGGAGTGTTATACAACATGCTGCCCTTTTTCATTAAATAGCCTTTGTGCCGTAGAACTGAAAATACATTACTACTATTTGGAGTAAGCCTGCCAATGGATGCCTCGTTTATGTAAATCTCATTTTGGATGAGAACTTCAGCGAGTTCTTCTGCCGTTAAACAACCGTCAGACGGATCTTCTTCATCGAGCATTCTAATTTCAGGAAGAAGTGTTAACTTATCTTTTAACATTTGATAAATAAACTTTTGCCCTTCTTGTGTCCAGACAAGATACTCTTGAGAATAATATCCTGTTTTGCTAGTAAACAATGAAGATTCAGTGTATCCGCTATCTTTATACTGGTCTGTTACAAGCCATGTTTTATGCTCGTCACTGAAATAGATCACATCATACTTGTAAAGAAAGCTGTTTAATCGTGCGGCGCTCCAACCATATTGAAAAGCAATAGTTGAAATAGAAACTTTTTCTTCTGGTCCAAAACCAAATGGTAAATATTTCTCATCCATTTATGTAACTCTCCTTAAATATTTCTAGTAGCCTCAAATGCAGCCACATCATTCATGAAATCATTGATATGTAAATACTTGTCAGCCTTTCGCACAGTCTTAGGCTTGAATTCTCGGCACTTGCATCGCACCTCATCACAAGTAGTGAAGCACGGGATCTCATACTGGCATTTTGTGCAGACATGCTTCTTGTGGAATTCCGGCAAGCGTCCAGATGCTTGGTAGAACTCATAAGTTACCTTTAAATCAATCCAATAGGGGTTATCAAAATTCATTGCACTCAACCTTCTTTCAAATCTCACCAATTAAATCATCAATATTAAGACCACAATCCAGCACATTGCGGCCAGCTTTCTTATTACTATTTTCTGCCATCTTGTCTGCCAACACCTTATCGACAATATCTGCTTCAAAATTCATAACGCATTCTACATTTACGTTATCACGAGCTGCCATTCTCGCATTCGCCTCAGCCACAAGTCGAGCCATAAGTTCTGCATCCGCAGATTCTTTATCCGCATCCTGCATAATTTGCGCATATTGTTCTTCAGTCAAACCGCTGCCAGCTAAGAAATTGTCGATATACAGTTTTTCGATAATCTTGCATCCATGGTCTTTTTGGTTCAAGGTAACAAGTAACTGGTCGGTAGACTGACGAATTGTGTTGTCAACCATATCCGCTACCTGCTGGTTGGTCAACTTAACCTTCTTATATTCAAATTCCTTTCGGATTTTTCTTTCAATTTTATTATTGCCACCCCATGGCTTCTGCTCTTCCAGTCTCCGCTCAACATCTTCGTGTTCCTGAACTCTTGTTGCCACGATGACTTCCTTATTAAAGATCATTGAAGACAACAAGCCGTCACAGACAATCGTATTTAGCTTTGCCATCATCTGTACAGCAAGTTCTACATCTGCTGGGTCAATCTTTCCAAACCTGCGAGCAAATAGATTCATGGTTTTTGGCTCAATAACAATTCTATAAACCTTTTGAATGGTGCTATATGTTTGCTCTTTTTTAAATTCCTCTCTAAGCTTTGGGTTCAGCTTGCGATAGAAATCCCTCATCCGACCAGTTTGCCAAAGATCCCGTTCAGTTGCCGGAGTTCTACCATCAGACAATGTGTAATCTTTTAGTATCTCAGCTTTCAATCGCATGTAGGTTAAATTCTGTTTATCGGTTAAAGGAGTTATGACAGCACGGCCATCGACGTAATCAATGAACGCCCTCGTCTCTTCGTAGTCCAACGCATCATTTACCTTTAAGCCATGCAGAGCACTATCTAGCCATGTTTTCAGTTTGACACTTCCGACCATTTTTCGAAATGCCTCGGCAACAGCTTCATCATCTTCTGTCTCAGCATTCCGTCCCCACCATCTGTAGTCACGTCCAACCATTCCACAGGTCTCCCAGATATCTTTCTTCTCCCATAGAAGTTTAATACCGTCGCACGGCTGCGACTGACAAAGGGCATTAAAATGGTAGACGAGTAATTTCTGAATAAGGTCGATAAACTTTCTATTACCACCCACTGGCTTTGCCGGAAGTATCTCATCCTCTGGCCGTATACTTTTTATAATGATTTGCCGACCAGCCTTCTTTAGAACCACGAATCTGTCCAGCTCTTCCAAGAATGCAGAACGACTATTTCCTGTAATTGGTTTACCTTTATCGTCAAGAACTTCGAGACATCTTGCAAGTTCAGAAAAGTTCTTGAAAATCTGACCAGCAGATAATTTTGAAATCATATCAGGTGTTACTTCATATGCTTTAGCCATACATTACCTCCTGTTTTTGTACATCAAACCTGCATATATAGAATATGTAATATCAGTTTTGATGTACAAAATTCATAATTTGTTAATATTTAATTGTACTTTGAATTCTGTAAGGTTCTATCGCCCACAACTCTTCTTACAAAATATCTCTTAATGGTTTACTCGACTTGAAGCTATGGCGCGCAAGTGGCATAGCTTCAATTTGAGTAAACCTACGAGCGTCCTCAGACGCGAGATCCCTCTCCACGCCCTGTCTGGAAGACTGCTATAAATATTCACCATAATCATCCTAACACCATCCTTTACAGTATCCTGTATTGTATAGTTATCTACACTTATTATACCATGAGATTGCCAAAAATTCAATAGCTATCTAATACAGGATACTGATATTTCTAGCGCCTATTATAATAAGGTATGTTTCTTGGAGTATCATCTGCTGTAGTCTTTCCAGACAGGGCTCGCAAGCTCGCTCCCGCTCTATTATATGTTCTGTGTAAGCTGCCAGAGGCTACAATCATGCTCCTTGTAGGTCTTTGGAGTCTCTGAGAGTGTTGCTCAGATACCAAATCAGTCCATTTATGGCGATAGGGGAGTACAGATGGGTACAAATAGGTACTTTATGCTCCGAAGAATGGTCATTTTCGGTACATCTAGGGTACGCATCGGGAAAACTCGCATGAAATCTAGATTTTTCGGCTTTTATTGGCTCAAAAAGGAACAAAATAGGGGTAAAAAGGTACAAATAAAAAGAAAAACTAGCCAAAATATAACGTAAATACGTTAAAATCTAGCTAGTTACCGAATGGGTCACCGATTGAAAAATAGCGATTTTAACCCATTTTTAGGTATTTTAGATGGAAAAGTGAGAGATCCAGGGTGTATGTAGGAGAGGATATAGGGATATATTTTGGAATGTTTTTCGTCAGGGGAAAATGTACACGGGGGTAGGGTAGGAAAGGGTAGAGAGTGTGATTGAGTGCCGGGATGGGATAAGATGGAGATTATGATGGTTTGATAGGAGTTGGAAAGAAGGTGATTTTTGTGGAGATTGTTGTGCAAATTGTATAGCGATATGGAATATAACAAATTGATAATTGGTGATTATGAATAAGAAAGATGTACTGGGGGCGCGGCCTGCTGCCGGGAACGTCCAAAAAATGGAAAGTATGCCCCATCCCATCCAGTGCCGGAAAAGCTCAAAATACGGCACTCAACAGGGCAAGGGCAAGGCGGGAAGTTTTGGTGTTTCGGCTGTTGTCTGAAGGTGCAGATAATAGTTAAAAAATTTTAACTATTTCAGCCGGGAACTGAATTTGCAAATTGATTGCATTTTCAAGTGTTCGATTGTACAAATTTGAAATACTTTACTACTTTAGCACTTTACCATACTAAAATATTCATTCGGCCTAATCAATCACTTTGCTTTAATACTTTAATGCTTTACCATGCTAAAGCATTCTGTTTCCCTTATAATGTATTATATATTATATTTTATCCTTATTTCAGCCAAAAACGCCCACGATTTGCCAAATATAATTTTTAACGATATACCGCTATTTTATAAAAATCTATAATTCTTGCGTGTTTTGTCCATATGTTTGCAACATTTGATACTAGATACCGATTTAAAAAAAGAGTAAAATTGCATTGCAATCAGGGGAAACCGAAAAGAAACCGAAACCGGATTGCACCGAACTTTGAAAATTGAATCAATCTTTTGTGGGAACGGCTAAAATGTTCTCGCTCAATCTAGGCAAGTGCAACAAGCCCAACGTGGTTATAAATCAGCAGTCTACCGGAACGGTAAAGCACCTAGAAAGTTTGATTCAGTCGGAAAAATTCGGCGGTGTAGCTAACACCAATTCAGAAAATGCAACGCTTGCAAGTGGGCGCTGATTGTGCATTCCGCACACGACAAAACACACTTTGCTATCCTACCGTATAGGCTAGAAAGATACGGAAAACAGGAAACACGGCTTGACCGTTCAATCACTGTTTTGGTTTTGGCAATGCAAGCCGAAAAAACCATAAAAAGCCGTTTGTCCGATTAAGGCATTAGAGGGCAAACAATCCGCAAAACACCGGATACTAGATTGTACTGTATGCACACAAACACGTTGTACAGAAAAGAGGGCAACGCCCATACAGCACATGACTAGGCAAGGAAGGGCAAAAAAGAAAGTACAGTTTGAACAAACCACAAACTAACTTTTATGGGTTTATATCCATGTGCTACACATTGTAAAGTTTATACTTTGCTTTTATGGTTTATACCATTATCTATTGTAGCAAAGTCAAGTGTAGTTTGCAAGGGCTATACAGTAACGGCTTTTTAGGCTTTTTGTGCAAGAAACAAAAAGTAAGCAAAGCAAAAAGTATACATATTTTGCCCTATTTAGGGCGAACCATAAGCCCATAAGCAAGGCGTTTTGTCTGGTTTATGGGTTTTGGTTTGCGCTAAAACGCAAAACCATCGAATATACACACAATTCAGAAAATTAGAAAAGAGGATTATTATGCGTAAAGTTATCACTATGCCCGAATTCCGCACCGCTATTCAGAACAAAACAACTGATTCTTTCAGCGCACGCGAATTGCTGGAATTGCTCAACAATTCCGCAGAAATGGCAACGGCAAACGGCAACGAAACGGCTGATTTGATTAAGGCTATTTCAGACAACAACAAAGCCGAAAATGAATCCATTTGCACCGATAAATGCAGGGTTTTGATTGCTATGGAACGCGCTGAGATGTTCCGCACCTATTGCGTAAACCCGACTTATACCGGCCATAAGTTCAGCGGTAAAAAGAACGACAAAACCGGCAAATATGAATTGACTGAATCCGCTATGCGTATCAAGTTTGCAAAGCTTGAAAAAGTTTACCGTGATACTACCGGCAAAAAGTATGATACGCTTTGCAATTCTGACTTTTACGACAAACTTATTATGCTTTTCAATGGCTTTATGGCCGAATCCCTTTGCACCGACTTGACGGCAAACAAGCCTGTTCGTTCCGAAAAAATGCTTGACGCGCTCAAGAATGCAAAACTTGATTGCTTTACTAGCAACAAGAACAACAAAGAGACACGTCTTGCACAGTTGCAGGCCATTTATAACGCTATTCTGCCCGAAACTTTGACGGCAAAGGCGCTTTCTTGTGATATGGCTTATATCAAAACGGCATACACTAAGGCTAAAATGGGCACTGTTACCACGTTGAACGATAACGCGCTGATTGATGAAATTATTGTAACTATCGGCTATGCACTGTCTTTTGATGAATCTACTGGAAAGCGTTCTCGTGTATACGATCTTCAGAGCAAGTCTGCCTTTTTTAAGAAAGCAAAGTAAGTAAGTTACATCTAACCTAATAGCACTCTGGGGCGGGCAATAGTCCGCCCTACTCTTGCAAAATCGGTTTGCCTTGACGTGGCGCAAGAGCTTTCTAACCAAATAACCGATATAATTCCGCACAGAAAGTGTGCCTATTTTCAGAAAAGGAAGTGAACACAATGAAAATTTCTTTGCACCAAAAGAATACACCTGTAGTGTTTCGTGGTGTATCTGTTCCGGCAAATTCCATTTACGGAACAATCAAAGCAGAGAATTATAACTTTGTCTTTGTTTCAATGCCTAAAATGGATTCTTTCGACAAAATGCCTTTTGTGTTCTACCAGAACGGCAGAATCGTTAAAAATATCTATTCGGCTATGCTTGATTCTGCTATTTCTCAAAGCGTGAAAAGCCTTGCAAATAACGGCAAAATCACACTTGTATACTGGAACCATAAGGCAGAACAAAGGGCAGAAATGCGCATTGTAGAGCGTGAAAACAAACGTAAATCAGAGCGCAAGGAAAGGCAAGAAATTCGCTCCGCACAGAAAAACCGTGATTCAGCTGGGCACAAACCTAGCAAGCACACAAAAGCAATGCGGGCAAAGCCTAACTTTTATACGGCAGAATACAACGATCTTTCTAAACGTATCTATGGCGAATCCATTGATATGAATGGGACGGTCAGACGTTGCCGGAATAGAACGGCAGAATACATGGACGGCAGCGGATTAGGAAAATTCCGTGGTGATATGCGCCCTTTGAACCCGCAAATGCCTTTGAAATCCGGCCGAAAGGCAAGGTGATAGTATGGCTATGAATCCCTTGTCAGAACGGCAGAACCATGCTATAATTGTACCATCAATGAAAAACAAAGGTGGTGCGATTGTGGGCAGACCTAGCAAATATGCCGACATGACAAAAGAGGAAATTCTTGCAGCCATGCAGGAAAAGAAAAAACGTCAAGCCTCTTGCCAATGGAAAAAAACTTGTAATCTTACGCTTAAAGAGGGAGAATTTATGGAAACAGAAATTTTCCCAAAATACGATTGTGAGAACGTCACACAATTCATCAAAAAGATTTGCCGTGGTGAACTGATTGTTTCCCCGGCAGAGCCGTCAAAGTCCAACTAAACCTCATACCCACGCAACGAAACGTCTTGCAAAAATCATGCAAGGCGTTTTCTTTATGCCTTATTTTGTATAATTATGCAAATAATATGCTAAATATGCAAAATGAAAACACGTCAGAAGCACACAATAAAAGAGGAGATTTATGCCGTGAAGTTAGTGGGCACGGGGAAGAAAGATCCCACTACCAGCCCAATAGGGTACGCAATAGCGTTGTAAAAAATGAATTTGCAAAGCCTGGTTTATCCTGGCAGAAAGGAAGTCTTGTTATGAAATCGCTTCTCATGTTCTTTGGCTACTCCGCCTATCAGGCAGGTTGCATTGCGCCTATGATGTGGTTTTTCGTTGTTGGTGCTATCGCTATGGGCGTAGCAGAATGGAAAGGATGGTTGAACTGATGTTTCGTAATGTAAAGAATTTACGATTCATCGGCACGGATGACTTTCACCGTGAAGTATTTATCGATAAGTTCGGCACAGTATGGAAATACACTGAACCCGGTGGAATGCCGCAAGAACGGCATGATAAACTTTACACTTCATCCAGCAACAGCATGGATGGAGAACCGGAAGAACCGATGGCAGATGACCTCGATTACAAGATTCAAAAGGAGAACTGTAATGAACAGAGAAGATATTGATATTCTCGAAGTAGGCAATGCTTACACGGCACTGTTTTACAAAAAGAATCATTATCAGCCATATATTGTGGCATGGCATTTTGACCCGGATTCCTACACATGGGATCAGGGTCATTATTTTGAATCCCTAAAAGATGCAAAGAAATTCTTTGCAGAGCAAGAGCGCAATAATGCAAATTGCAAGTATTGCGAAAAGCTGGATTGCCCTCATAGGGATTATGTCAGACGCTTGCCCTATGAAAAGGGTGGTTTAGGGCTTTGCAAGAATTTTGAGTAAAGGAGAATGAATATGGCAAAAATGAAACTCGATCCTGTTTACCCCGATATTGTCAATCGCTTTCAGTATGTGAAAACGACTAACGCAGACGCTTGGCAGAAATATGTTAAGAGCGTTATTGCAGAGCATGAGTACAATGACCTGTTGACCCGAATTGCGTGGGATTTGCTCAGGTATGTGTACACTTCTGGTACGATTTGTGGGTGGTACGATAAGTACAACGTACATGATTCGCATATCACAACGGCAGTCAAGAAGGCTTATATTGAAGTCTTTGGAATGCTATCAGAATAAAAGATATGTTTTAAGGAGTGCTTGATATGACCGCAAGAGAATATTGCAAAAGTCATCCTGTAACTGCCTATGATAGCAGTTATGGCCGGTGTGGCGGTTTTCAGATCCATGGCGACGTTCAGTATGGCATTGATGATTATATCTATGCTCAGTCTGGCGTACTCATTGAGGATGAAAAGTATCACAGTTATCATCATTTGAAGATTCACGAAACAATATCCGGCAGATTTTATGTCAGATGTTTTGGTAAGCGAATCTACCTTGATGAATGCTTGAGAACGAATATTTGAGAGTGTAAAGGAGAACACAAAAATGAAAAGAGGTCAGTATTTCATGAACGATGAGACCGGTGCTATCACCAACATTTATCGTGAGGCTGTTGAATGGTTTCAGCATGGTGCAAGTATTTCCATTTGGATTGATGGTATTTTTGTATGCTGTTGGGATCACTGATAAGAAAGGAGAATGTAAAAATGAGAGCAAGTGTCGAAGTGTATGAGGATAATGCAGGCGTTATCTGTGTTGCAGTCTTTGGTCAGAATGGTTTGACGAATCTGTTTGTCGTTACTCCTGATAGTAATGAAACAAGAACGACGAGGGCATTCTATCAGGAAGCATTATACGGGTTTACTGGTGAGGATGAATACAACGCAGAAGATTTTTCTGGTCTGTCCATGGATAATGCTTATGCAGACATCTGCAACAGCAACCTGATTGCAGAGTTTTATGACAATCGTGTTGTAAACCTGTATCCGGCAGACATGGGATGTGCCGGCATGAAATTATTTGGTTTGAAAGATTGAAAAGGAGATGTGTAAAATGAAACTTACTCAGAATAAGCTGTCCGTCATCCTGGCTACTGTTGTGGCTGGTGTTTCCATTCTGGCAAACTGTATGACCGCTAATGCAGCAGGACCTGTGAAAACCGGTCTGAACGATCGTTATGTGCTGACTGGCCGTGTTGATGGAATCGAGGTGTTTCGCAACGGGATCAAGACAATTCATGTGCTTGATGAAAACGGCGAGGAATGGCTGTATTCTTACGCAAGCATGGAAGAAACCCCGGCAGATGGTCAGAAAGTGACTATGGTTATGAACAGTAGAAGCACAGAAACAATCTATGATGATACCATTGAGGATATTCTGTGGGCACGGCCTGATGAAGTGAATGTTGATTGATGTTCACAAAATGTTCGCAGAAATAAAACGTATCAACGTACTAAAATGTGGCGTTAATAAAATCTACATTTTAGTGCTTGACAAAAGCAGTAGTATCCTGTATTATGTAGCTAGAAAAGGTAGTCCGTCACAGGACTTTTATTTTTACCATATAGCTATATAATACAGGATACGAAAAAAGGAGAGTCGATTATGAAGCGTACAAAATCTATGGTTTATCGTGAGACCGATGAAAGCAGAGAGCTTGAGTTGTGTGCAATCAATGACGGTGATCTGTATCGCAAGATGACCAGTCCATTTATTGAAAGGCTGAAAAAGCGTTACAAGGCCGGAACTTATGATAAGGAAAAGGCAATCGACTATTATTTCCAGATTGCAACAGAAGAAGCTCGTATCTACAACAAGAAGTTTGGCAGTGATCCTGATTTCTGTCGTGTGTTTAATGTTCAGAGTCGCTTTACCGCAGCTGTGAATATGGAGAAGTATTATTTCGCAGAAGATGTTTCTTATGAAGGGTGATTTATATGAGTAGTTTAATGCAGCGTTTGATTGATGCAGGTTATCCGAAAGAAGATATGCACCATTGGCAGAGTGATTTGTATGTTTTCGTTACACCTTTGACCACAAAAATTATTTCTGAATGGTGTGATGAAAATGGGTATACGATGAACTTGCATTGTGCAAAATTCGTGGATCAGATTACGGGGAACATGATGTACGACTGTGTTTTTCAGTATTACGAGGTAAAAGAAAATGAAGATTCTGTATTTTGAAGGCGCTGGTTCTTTTGATTATCACTTCAAAGGGCAAGATGTTCACTTTGGAGATGTCGGAAATTGTAGAATCCGCACAGCATTTCACGTTAAGGACAAGGCATATTATTTGGAAATTATTTCATGTGAAAGAAATAAGTACAATATAAAATCTGGTCTCTATAATTGGCCTGTGACTGGATTTGTTGATATGTTTGCGCCAATTGATGAAGGAACCGGTGAAATTGATTATGAGAATAGTTTCAATAAACCGCCGATTGTTCCTGTTAAGGCTGGCGCGAAACGTACTCCGAGATCTTTTGAGTACAGCAAAGAACGCATCCTGAAAATTGTAAATGACATGACTGGTGCAGATTTTGATGCGATTGAAGTGGCAGATAAATATAGTGGATTCAGAGTGTTTGCAGATCGTGTAAACCGTATCAGTCAGTATCATTTTGGAGATGAATTCGTTCCAAATCATGAATATGAAGTGCTTCATAAAACGGCATACGAAGCAATTCTCGAAAAGAGAAAGGCTGTTTCTGGAGAGCGATTTCCTTGTGTAATATTCTACATCGAATCGGCAGCATCTCCGTATTTTATGTACAGGCCGTCTGACAAGCCACATGGAGCTGAAAAGAGGGTTGATGTAAGAACTTTTAATATCAATGATATCGAGGTGTGAGGAATGGTTATTGATTCAATTCTTGACCGTAAGGATGGCAGACACTACAGCGCACATGATTTCTATAATGAAGTCAGAAAATATGAGCGTCTGGGTGTTGGTACACACGGCGATGATATCTCTATCGCCATGGATTATGGTGATAACAGAGATGTGCAGCGTGTGCTGTGCCAGTACGTCAAGAGAAATGGATACCCGACAGACATTGAGGATTACGTAAAAAGTCAAATCTGGGTAGTGTGAACAGCAGATGCTAGGTGATTAGCGGTACTAGGGCAGACATAACCGCTACCAATGCAAAAGCATAAAAATATAAAAAGGAGTGTTAGGTATGAAATATTTGAGTGCAAAAAAGTTTTCAAGGGACGCACATCCATCAATCCATTACACCGGCAGCGTCCGAGGTATGAAAAAGCTTGGATTATGGGGAAAACATGATAAATGTGTTCGTTGTGGTAATTATATTTATAATTTATCTATCTGGATTGGTGGATACGATTTTTGGCATTAAAAGGAGCGATTGATATGGAAACAATGTACGACCGCATTAAGCGAATGGATAAGCATGAGCTTGCTGAGTTTATCTATATTGTTTATCAAGCTGGTGTTAAAGATGGTGAACAGAATCTTTGTGATTCGCCTATGGGATTTTTTGGTTGCTGTTACTTCCTTAATGATAATGCAAAAGTATGGATGCCGAATGATAAGCCCAAAGATCTTTGTGATGCTTGGAATATCTAATATTAAAAGGAGTGTTCTGTATGAAGCGTTTCACCTTGTATGACATTCGCACCGTTGATGATGGTTGTGGTGTACAGGTTTGTAGGTCAGAGCGATACGATTCTATTGTTTTGCTTGATCCTGATGATTCCAAGAAGAAACTGGGTGAGTTTGATACGATTGGAGAGTTGAAGGAGCTCCTTTGTGAGTTTGGTTTACAGTCTTCTTTAGAGAATATCTTAGATGATATCGAAACGGAAGAAGATTATTATGAGGATTAAAATCATGCTTTTATAGGAGATGAAAATATGAAAACTGTATATGTTATTGCCGTAAAGCATTTATTCGACTACGAAGGAAACACTCTTAATCGTTGGGAGTATGTTCAATTTGGTGAGTGTGGGTACACATTTTTTACTGAATCCGTTGATGGTGCGCAGCACTTTTATTCTATTGATAAGGCTCAAAAATGGTTTGATGAAATCGGTCATGGACTTATCTTTTACGGAAATTGTAAAGGTCAGTATGATTTGGAGTCTCTTTGTATTAAGAGCGTTGTTTTCCGAGACCCTATTGTGAATTTTGTAAGAGATTTGGATTTCAAAAACTGCTAAAACAGATATTTTACAATGATTGAGGTGATAAATATGACCGAAAAAGATAAGCGTATTTTAAAATATGCGATTGACAATTTGATTGCAAGAGAAAACAACTTGTGCGAAGGATTTTGTAAAAACAATCCATCGAATAGAGCAGAACGTGAGCGAGATCGGGATTTGATTATCTTTGGCATTCGTGATGTTTTGTGCGAGGTTGAGCGTCTTGAAGAACAAGAGAAAGAGATGCTGAAGAAAGCCAAACATGAAGTGGTTCAGTTTTGATTGAGGTGATAAAAATGGATACTAACATAAACCATTTTAACAGTAGAAAAGAATACATGGAGCTTGTTCATCACAATTCTGATCCGTTTGATTTTTGGGAAGAAGTGCGAAAATTTCACAAGGAACGTGAGCAGGAGGAAAAAGAATATGACCAACACTGAAAAGAATATTATTCTCACAGCTCTTTCTTCTTATCGGCGTAAGCTGATGGATCAGAGCATTAGTTTTCTAAAAGCTGGCAATCACGAAGATGCAAAGCAGTCAACGATGGAAGCGGCTAACGTGAATGCGTTGGTAATTAAGTTTACAAGAGAAAAGGAGCTTGCAATATGAGAAACCTGTCTAAACAGAACCGTAAGAAAATTTTTGATTTGATTAAACGTGATTGCACATTTGTTGGCTCTTACGATTTGGAACATTCTGAAGAAAGTGTTTTGACTTATCTCCCGAAGCCCGGCACACAGATTCACAAAGATGTTGAAGAGGTTCGTGTCATAAAGAACCGCAAGACTAGAAACTGGGTTGAATCCGTTGTTGATGTGCGTTGGTATTACGGTATGACTTGCGTTGATGCAGAGATGATTGAACGCAAATATCAGTGTAAATCTAACAAGTGAGGGTGTGGAATATGAATAGCGAAAATAAGATTGTTGTTACTAGCTGGAATGGTAAGTCTTGGGAAATGACACCTGAACAGATTGAAGCAGCTTATCGTTATAAAGAGCGTCAGTATCGTATTGATGATGCTTATAATCAGCTCGAACTTAATGCAGACTGGATTGAAGAAAAATATGGCTATTCATACAATGAAATTATCGAGTTTTCGGAAGAGTTAGCTGAACGATTTCATGATAATTTCGATTGTAATGAATCAGAAAATGACGCATGGATTGACCGTATCACAGAAATGTTTGACAGCCTTGGAAGAAAGGAGAGCAACGATGACTGATCCTTGCCGTTATTGTGTAGCACCGGAGCGTTATCCTGGTTGCCACGACCATTGCGAAAAGTTAAAAGCCCATCGTGAAAGTGATGAGTATAAAAAGCTGTGCGAATATAAGAATACATACCTAAAAAGCCATTCGACAGCAAGCTCTTCTCAAATCAATAAAGCGATGCGGTATTTCAAATACAAAGGTTATAGCCTTTACGGATTCAAGAATGTTGGGAGTGTGTAAAATGATAAAACGTGACTTTGAAAAATATGGAGTCAAGTTTCATTTAAATGATTTCCGTCGTAATGAATTCGATGCTCGTTACACACTACTTTATTTTAATGAGGCTATGGGATGCTGGTACGAGTGTTGTCACGTGTCTACTAAAAAAGAAGCCATTGATGCAGTTGACTATATGCAAAGATGGAAGATAAACGCATTCAGAGAATAACAAGAGGAGTGATAAAATGTGGGTTTTAGCTAAATGCCAATATTCAGATGATAACAAGATTGGATATGCTGTATTTTACGATATTGATAAGCTTGGGTGTGTAACACTTATGTTCAAAATATATGAAGATACAAATTCTATTGAGTTCTTTTATTGTCTATTAGAAGTGAGTACTCTGCTAGAAAAGAAAACGTGTGAGAATATCTTAAAAGCCTATTTGAAAGAGAAAGGGATTTTTGTAGAGGATTAACTATGTGGGATTTAATTGGTAACAATTATTCGGAAGTATACGGTATTGGATATGCTTTACTGAATGGGATTTCAGCTGGATTTTATGTGAGTGTCATGTACAAGAATCTTGGAAATGAAATTTACTTCTATTATCTTGATGATGCCCCTTACGGAGAGCTCGATGATAATACCAAAAATAAAATTGAGGATATTATCTATGATGACCTTTACAAGCGTCATATTTTTGGGGAGGACTGATTATGTGGGATCTGAGGGAAGTTCACGCTTGTTTTGATGGTGAAGGTTGGGTCTGGAATGAATCTTTCCATCACAAGAATGTGTTCGTAGGTGAGAATGAAGATCCGAAAGAAATCTTTTGGCAGGAATGTCAAATGTTTTTCCTTCAGGATTATTTAAGCAAGTGTGAAATCGTGGATGATGGCGATATTCTGGAACTTCAGTTGAAAGATTCTGGTGAGCCGGTTCTTGCTATGATGATTGCAGAGTAAAGGAGAATGAATTATGAAAATTTATCACAAATATATTGATGTTTTGGAATCGCTGGATTGGCGCGTATGCGATTACACAAATGATGGCAGAGTTGAAATTGAAAATTATTCTCCAGCAGGAGAGGACTTAATCGTTTGTGTGGAGGTTGAAAATTTTCCTGAATCAGTTTATGAGTATGCCTGTGATTTTGATGTTGATGAGCACGCAGAAATGTGGGTGGGGCATCGTGGTGAATGCGGTTGTCCTTCTAGTGTCAAAGAACTTATTGACGACGCTGATGCTATTAAAGAAATGTTGAAAGAATTAGCTAATAGACTTATGGAGGTGGAATGAGGTATGACACGGTTTTATCTTAATGCGGGCGCTCTTGGCCGTTGGATGCACCAGAACAAAGCACAATACACTGGTGCTTATGTTGAAGGTGTTTTGGTCGATAGTTTCGTTGTTGAAACAAAGCGTGGTGTTGCAGCCATCTATGAACACGCTCTAAATGAGTGGACAAGCAATTATTATGTTGAGTTCACCGATTATAAGAATGGTTTCAAAAACGGAGAGGTCGATAAGATTTGGTCTGATTGGTATGCTTTTGAAGAAAAGGCAAGCGCATAAGAGGTGAATGGATATGAATTTACTTACTTTTCTTTCTTTGGTCACTGATGGTACAAGCGTAGCTCTTTGGGATGACTACAAGGAGCAAAAAATCAAGGATTATTGTAAACGAGACCAGATTTCAATTTCAGAAGCCAGTCGATATGAAGTATCGTTTTTTACGACAGATGAAGAAGGTATGATTACGATTTTTGTGCATTAAAAAGATTTGATAAAAGGGAGATTTTAGGTATGAAAATAAAAATTACATATTCTTGGGGCGATGAAGAAGAACCTATTGTTATCCCAGAAGGAAAAAATCCGTGGAAGTACATGAGAGACATTGCGTTAAACGAAGCAGAAGAGTCGTTTGCTGGAAATGAGGATTGTGGGCCAATCGGCATTGAAACATATAAAGAAGATGGTCGAATCATTCTTACTTACAATAAAGATTATGTTACAGAAAATGATAGGTGCTTTTACGAGCTTGTTAAGTAAAGGAGAAGATATGACTAATTTATATTGCTACGATAATGAAATCATAAAGTGGACTTACGGCGACAATCTGTACTGTTTGCATATCCAGCACGATGACATTGCAGACAATAATCCTCGCTGGTTGGATGACCATGATTCTGTAATGGCTTGTTTTCATTCTCGATACAATCTGGGTGATAAGATTGATGCGAAAACACCGGAAGAGTTTTGGAATAACCTGGTTTGCAAGTATTGCTCCGATGAAGAAATTATCAATGCCTTGATTGACATGAAACTAGAAGAATCCTGTGTGGTTATTGACAACGATAACAGTAGTATTGAAGAAACTCGTTATGCGATTTGTTGTCGTGAAGATCAAGCCAATCCTTGGTATACCAATTTGAAATACAATGAAATTACGACGTATGCTCGTGGTGATTTTTCTGTTCGTGATTGTCAGATTCTTCTTGATAAACACATTGCATGGCTTCCTCTTTGGTTGCATGACCATTCTGGTCTGTCTATGAATTGTGATACACGGTTCAGAGGTTCATGGGACGACGGCAAGGTTGGTTGGATTGTAACCGCTATTACGGATGGTTCGGATAATACAAAAAATGAAGAAGAGCGAATCATGCGTGATGAGGTTGAGATTTACAGCGATTATCTTTCTGGTGAAAACTACGGCTATACACTTTATCGAGAAGAACACGGAGAATGGAAGGAGATTGACAAAGCGTTCGGATTTATCGGTTCTGACGTGTTTGAAAACGGTATCACATACAGCGTTGGTTGTGGCTTTGAAACAGCATTAAAGGAAGATCGGTGCCGTATTGGTGATGCAGAGAAGGTTGTGACTGTCACTTATAACTTTGATAAATGTTGAGTCCTAAAAGGGGTTGAATAGATATGGCATATAAATACACCGAAGAAGAAGTTTGGGATGCGATTCATACACTTTCTGATATGAGAGCTGGATTTAACTGCTTTGACGAAAATGATGTACAGAAGTATGAAGCGTGTTCGATGGGGATTGTTGCATTAAGAACGCTTGTGAACGCCGATAAAAGTTGAATTCTAGGAGGAAAACATCATGGATAGCAATTTCATGGAACGTCAAATTGCCAATTATATGGTGAAGTATGGTACAGAGAACACGAACTACGGCACATGGGTATTTGAAGTTGACGAGCTGGCAAAGAAATTCGATGTAACAGAAGAGTGGATTAAGGAACACGATGACGGTATCATGTCTGAACTGTATCTCAGGGAAGAAGTTGCAGATGTTGAACGTGAACTTGATGAAAACATGACTATCACACTTTACGATGTGGATTTCTACACTGATTTTTGCCCTAACTATATCGAGGATGAACAGGAAAAAGATGAAGGCGTAGATAAATATTGGTTTGCAGAAACACGTTGGTGTACAGACGACATTATTGGCATTGCAAAGAAAAAAGGTATTGTATTAACTCCGCAGCAGGCTGAACAGTGGTGGAAGAAAAACGAAAGCTGGTTCAGAAGTATCATTGTAGAATACGGCAACGAAGTGCTGGAAGATGCGGATTTTAATGAAGTGTAAAAGGAGAGTTTTATTATGGCTATCGTAAATGGATTTGATACTAAAAAGATTTGCGCACAGCTTCAGAGAGATCCAATGTATGAGATATTTCATTCCGGTGATGATTATTACATCGTAGATGGAGTAACGATGATTCGATGTGATTATGATGTTATTGAAAAACTTCGGCCAACTCTCGGTATGAAGATTCCTGATTATAATACTGGTTTAACATATCATGTAAAGGGTGGCTGGTCGAAAACCCCTTATGAAAACCTACACAAATATTTTTCGATTTGCCAAGAAGGTCACTTCCATTGCACCGATTATAAATTCACGGATGTGATCAATATTAAGCAAATTAAGTATGGTCTTCATCAAGATAACGTAATGGTTTGTGAGCTGGCAAACGGCGAGAGGGTTCTTTTGAATAAGCGTTACACTGATATGATGGCTCCTGCTAAGAAATGGGGTTGGTTTTCTGAGGGCAGAGATCGACTGAATGCGGTTCATTTTATGAATAAGAAGAATATTTTTGAAATGTGGATTCTTCCTATTCGTTATAAGGATGGTGAGTTTGATGTTCTACCATCTTGAATATTCTGTCAGACACTTTATGTACGGCGATACATACAGAGGACATGAAATCTATCCTACGAAAGAACTGCGTGATGCAGAGCTCGACTGGATGAAAACGTGTTACAGCAAGCCGACAGAACTTGTCTATGCAACGTATGAAACCGAAACACTTAATGAAGATAAGATAATAATATAAAGGAGAATGAATATGACAGCACGAGAGATTGCAAGAGATTTTCTTTCTAAGATGAATCCTTCTGGATGGAATGGAATTGGTGATAAACCAAATGATTTGGATACAAGAATTATTACTTATAAGATTGATGATGATGTGGAACTTGATTTATCTATTGAAAATATTGCTTTCGAGGACGATGAAGATCCTGAGTGGACTACTTGTTGTGAACTTCGATGGTGCGATGATGGAGAATTGCTTGAGATTTTTAGTTCGGATAGTATTTGTGATGAAAGGGAGATTGCTTTTACTATCGTGGATTGTTGTGGACGCGAAAGAATTTCTTTTGAATAAATAAAATCGAGGAAACAAATATGACGGCACGTGAGATTGCAGAAAACTTTATCAAAACTATGAATCCGTCCAGGTGGGATGGTGTTGGTCAGAAACCTGATGATTTTGATATGGAAACTAAAACTTATATTATTGATGGATTCTATAATTATAAGATTGATATTTTCTATGATAAGAATGACAAACTTGGTTACGTTGTTATGCTTGAAATAAGATGGGCAGACGATGGAGAGCGAATTTACGTTTATGATATTCAAAGAATCAATTCTGAAGATGCAATCGAACACTCAATTGATTCTCTTGTTAGTTATTTTTAATAGAATCGAGGTTTTAAAAATGTGGACTTTTAATAGGATTTATCTTCGGGAAAGTTGTATTTTGCTTGTTGAGGAGGACGGAGAAAAGAGTGCAATCACAACAAGTGCATATGACTTAATAAAAATGTACAATAACGGCGAGAGTGAATGTCCTGGTGATAACGCAAAGGTTATTTATTGCTCGATTTTTAATGTAAAAATGAAATGTAAAACGTTCAAAGAACTTATGGATATGCTTGAGAAAATTGTAGCTGATTGTTGTTGAGGTTTTAGATATGGAAAATAAAGCAGTGGTTATTGTTTATGACGATACGATGTGTAATGGTCCTTACCGTGTAGAGCACAAAACAATGGAAGATGCAGTAGAGTCTGTTAATAATGATTTTGAAAGTCTGATGAAAGAACTGCGAGATGAAGGCTATGAACCTGAATGGATTCGTGACGGTCATCATATGCTTGAGGTTTATGTTCCGAATACGTCTATTAACGCATGGTGGGATTTTGAGTAAGGAGAATTGAAAATGGATACTACAAAATGTGTTGACTGCTGCTATCTCGGTGATAAATATAGTTTTCCACTTCCAAATAATAAAACAGATATTGATGACAAGAACCCGTTTCTAAAACACTACTATTGTTGCTGTGGGGATTCCGATAAGTACGAGTGTGATGTTACAAACGATAAAATTTTGGATTGTTGTTGTTTTGAGGAGATTTGAAAATGAAAATCAAACTTGAAATCGAAAATGATTATGGGCTCTTTAAAGTAAACAAATAATGAAGAGCCTGATCGGTTGAAGATTTATGATAGTGACGGACAGTATATGGAATATATCGATGTAAGTGATGTTATTACAGAAGAAATGGATGATCTTTATTTAGCTGCAACAAATAAAGACGCTTGTTATGTTGCCTTCCAGCTCGCAAAACTGCTTCGTAATCAAGGGGCTGAAATTGTAGGCGTTATTGATAATGCAGATTTTTGCCTCGTCTATGAATTGTATGGGGAAGAATTTGTGAATCGTGTTGGAAACTGTGCTTTGGTATTCAAGGAGGTTTAAAAATGGATACTAACGAAATTAAAATGTTTGAGCAGAAGATGATTGACAGTGCATTTATTGATGCTGTTGATTATGACCCGAAGATGGCTGCACGAGCTGTAGGAGCACGTAAGATGAAAATGAAGGGTGTATGCTCATTTAACGAATACATTGGTTATTTGCAGACGATTACAGGCAACGCAAAGTTGTTCTGGAAGTATCAGTTTTGAGGTGAATGATTATGTATATGCTTTTGGATATTTTTATGCAGAAAAACGATATTCCTAGTGTCATTAACAAGCAAACGTTTGATACTTTTGAAGAAGCGAAAAACGATGCAATAAATCAAGCTGAAGCAGAGTTCCAGCATTATTACCAAGTAATGTATGGTGGCCCTGGAAATGAACCGGAAATCACAGAGCTTAGTGATAGCGTATATATCTCTTCGCCTAAAGAAAGCGAATGGTGGACGATTATTAAAATCTGATAAAACAGTTCTTCTAGGAGAGAAAATAAAATGAATGAAAAGCAATTTGCAATTGATACACCTATCGGAAAGATTATCGCAGAAGGCATTACAGAGCCATATCCTGAGATTGTGATTTACCTTAAAAGAAATGATGGCGAAACAATTAACCTGTCCAGCATCAATTACGAAAGTTGTGGTGATATTGAAAGTTATCTTTGGATGGATGTACTCAGTGACGAGTACACAGATCATAAGAGTTGGCCGTCTGAAGATTTGACCGCAGATTTTTCTTAACAAATACAAAGGAGTAAACAAAATGACTACCAACAATCCTATGACCGTAATAACTTCCAAGTCCTTTGGTGCACTGAATGTGGATGTGTACCAGAATGACAAGTATCAATATTACATGACCCGTGAACAGATTGGTGCGGCGCTGGAGTACAATAATCCTAGTAAGGCAATTCAAAACATCCATGTTAAGAATACGGATCGTCTTGACCCTCTTTCAACATTCCTCAAATTGAGGAAAGTTGAAGGTGGAATCACGAAAGAGCGTGAAATTATTTGTTACAGTCTGCGTGGCGTGATGGAAATCTGCCGTCTGTCTCGTCAGGCGAAGGCTGATGCGTTCATGGATTTCTGCTGGGACATCATGGAATCTTTGATGCGTGGTGATTCCGTTCTTGCTACTCCTAAGATGGATGCCGCGTTGAGCAAGGAGTTTATTGACGTAAGACTTCACGCTCTGTTTGATAGTATGAAGAATCTTCAGAGTGAACTTGATTCCACCCGTAAGAATCTCAGTGAACAAATTGAGGAAGCTCGCGCCACCAGCAATGAAGCGCTGAATGTGATTAGCAGCGTATCTCAGTGTGTCCATCAGATTAAGGACAAGCAGATGGATGATGCGATTCGTTCTACTAGAAACTTTACTCCTCGTAAGGATGTGATGAGCGATTGGCGTAAGAAGATGTATGAACGTATCAATGTGATTGCCGCAATCAATGAAATGAAGGTTCAGGATGTATTCCGTGATATTTACGAATATATGAATCGTGTCTATACCTTCGTTATTGAGGAAGAACGCAGAAAGTATTGTGCAAGAACCGGTCGCACTGGTCACATTCCTACGATTGATATTGTTGAAGCAAGTACGATGTATAAGTCCATCTTTGGTGCCTTGGTTGAAGATTCGTATACTGAAGCAATCAATAAGAAGAAGGAAGAGACCGCTGAGCAGAAAGCTCTGCCTGAAGCTAAGGCTGTTGATGCAGCTCCTGAAGTAGATGTCTGTGTTGCTCCTGTGATTGATGTTGAAGCTAAGGAAGTTGAGCCTGAACCGGTTGTGGAGGAAAAGCTCAAGAAGCAGAGCGAAACGGCAAAGATTCTTATCCCGATTCTGTTACCTTTGGCAGAAAAGCTTAATGATAAGCCTCAGTACAAGCACACTTACACTTTGATTTACGAGCGTATTGGCTATAAGAAAATGAATAATTTGTTTATGGCTTACGAAAAGGCACATGGTAAGGCACCTCATCCGAAGACTAAGGTGTTTATCGAAAATGAAAAGAATCTCGCGCTGTTTAAGAAGACTGTGAAGCAGCTGATGAAGGAGCAGGAGAGTAAATAATGTATGTAATCTCGAATGGTCATAACTATATTATGAAACGGAAGTGACTAATTGTTAAGCAGTCTAATATATAGACAAAAGTGTAAACAAGTGGACAAGTGTATAATTACATTTCTTGTTTACACTTGCTTAACAACAGGTTTCAAGCCTTAGTGACTGCTATTATCGAAAGATATGTTGCAGATACGAACTACGTTAGGAAAAAGGTTAAAGACACACCTTCAGATGTGCTCGTCAGTCTGAAGCTCTGTGAGTGCCAATCAAGAAACTGTGCTAATGTCCTGTACAGATAACAGAGAAACACATATACCTTTCCCGACATTGGCAAGACGAAGATTACTCCGAAAGGAAGGGGCCCAGAGATGGAAAATGAAATAGCATATTGTTTTGTGGTTGATAAAAACAATCGGCCATTAGCACCGACAAAAGTGAATAAGGGCTGGTATCTGGTCAGAAAAGGCAGAGCAAAAATAAAATCCAAATACCCCATGGTGATTCAATTAGAAAAAGAAGTTGAGCCTGATAAATATGATGGAAGCCGGATGGTCGTTGGAATTGATGACGGTTCTGCCCATGTTGGTCTCGCCATTGTTCAGAAATGCCCTGCCAAAAACAAAGTGGTTTTTAAAGGAACGATTGAGCAACGCAAGGATGTAAAACATCTCATGGATGTAAGACGTGGATATAGACGTTATCACCGTTACCACAAAAGATACAGGCAGGTGAGGTTTGATAACCGTCATTCTTCCAAAAGAAGTGACAGGCTTGCTCCAAGTATTAAACAGAAGAAAGATGCCGTTTTAAGGGTATTATATCAGCTTAATAGGTGGATTGATATTCAGGAATATTACCTTGAAGATGTTTGCATAGATATCCGTGCAATGACTGATGGATATAAACCTTATAAATGGCAGTATCAAAAATCTAACCGTTTGGATGAAAACCTTAGAAAAGCTGCCATTATCCGTGATGGTTGTAAATGTCAGGAATGTGGAAAATCCAATTGTGTATTAGAAGTACACCATATCAGAGCAAGAAAGTATGGTGGAGCAGATACCATTGGAAATTTGATTACACTTTGCTCCGATTGTCATCAGAAAACAGAAGGCAGGGAACGGGAATTTGAAGACAGATATTTCAAAATCATTGGTTCCAAACCCAAACGATTTGATTACGCTATGCATGTTATGCAAGGTAAAAACTACCTGCGGAGGAAAATATCCGAACTTGGACCATTATATCTGACTAACGGTGGTGAAACTGCAAACAAAAGGATTGATTGGAATATAGAAAAATCCCACAGTAATGATGCCATATGTATTACAAATTGTGTTCCTGATACTTGCGATGTGAAAGAATGGATTATTAAGCCAATGAGAAGGAAATCAAAGGCAAAAACGGATAATGTGTTAGGAATTAAGCATAGAGATTTAGTTTCCTATACACCAAGAGGTAAGTCATCTGTCGTCGGATATGTTACGGCTTTGCATCCTAATTCTTATCAAATAAACATGACAAGTCATAATAAACAGTATAAAAAGATTTCAGCAAGAAGCTGTGTGCTGAAATGGAGATTCAATAAAATTTACTGGCTAGAACAGTGTGTATAATTTTACACATTTATCTAGGTATAAACACAATTAAGGAAAGGAGGACGAATCTGTGCCACCTGTGATATCAATCTGGCATTGCAGTTTGAATCAAAGGGGCTGGCAATCTGTGAAATCAACAAGCTTCCCGCTGGATATAAGAACGGACGCTATGCACCGAGATCTATGGATGAAGCTACAATTGCAGGCAAGAGTCCGAATATAACTGCTCCGGCTGTAAAGCCAAATACATACGCATTTCACATGGAAGATTTTGAATGGCTGGCGGAACTTAAAAAGAATTTGGTTATCACAGATAAAACCATGTGTAATCTGAAAGAGATGTATTCAAAAGTGTACGGTGATTTGACTTCCGCAAGTGATGAGATTGATGATCTAGAACATGCTATTGAGTTTAAGACCGTGAATGCAGCGCAAGGTTATCAGCTTATGGCAGAGCTTAAAAAGGCTCGCCGGAAGCGTAGAGAAGCTAAGGACGCAAAGCTTTTGCTTGAGATCGTTATGAATACAGAAACCAGAGAGTGGGGAGATGGCAAGTTGGAGACTGCCATTGAACAGCTTGGCACTCGCCAGTTTACTCCGAAGGTTCGTAATGATCTATTTGAAAAGAATTGAGGTACATAAAAATGAAAGTCTATATTTTGCACGAATGCATTGATTCTAGCGATTTTTATGCAGAAGATAATGTGATTATGGTCACAAAGGATAGAGTCAAAGCAATTGATAAAATGGTATACCTGTTTAATGAAAGCAAGAATGACCTACAGCCTGTAAGTAATGACGAGACATGGTGCGAAGCTGCGGAAGCATCTGTTGTTTGTAGTGGTGAAAGTTATTATCGTCACCACTGGAAGATTGATGAATTCGAGGTGTAAGGTATGCTCAAATATGGAAATATAACGTGTAAACGTTGTGGTATTACATGGTATGGACCAAAATGCGGAAAGCTTTACTGTGAAGAGTGTCGTAAGGTTGTAAACAACGAGAAGAGTCTCAAGTGGTATAGAAGTAATAGAGAGCTTGTTGCAAGGAATCGTGCAGAGAGAAAGGCAATGAGGTGAATGTGATGAGTGCAGTTGTTGAAAGAAAAGAAGAACAGATATCTAAATTGGTCTATTTTAATCCGAAGCCTTCTGTTCCGGCTAAAAAACGTGGTGTTACAAAAAGTAAGCAGAAGCGTAAGCGTAATATTTCTCCAATTAGAAGCTTGGATGATGTTCAAATGATTTCGGAATACTTCTGGGATAAAAAGCAATATCGCAATTGGTGTCTATTTAATGTTGGTATTGCAACTGGGTTGCGTGCTAGTGACTTGCTTAAATTGAAAGTTTCCGATATGTCTTATTGTCTTTACAATGGAAAGATTGAAGTGGTTGAAGACGCTGGAGTGTGCATCGTTGAGGAAAAAACGTCCAAATATCGTGAGATTATTCTTACTCCAGAAGCGAGAGACATTGTTGAAACATATATCAAGATTGCGAATCTTGGATATGACGACTGGATGTTTCCGTCTCGACAAGGGAGTTGGAAAAAGTCTTTAAGAACAAATGGTGGAGATGGGAAAACTGGTATTCCTCATATTGCAGAACCAAAAAAGGCCGGTGATCCTATTGATGTTGATTCTTTTGCTCGTATACTTCGTAATGCTGGCAGAGATTTGGGTCTTAATTACAAGATTGCATCTCATTCTTGCCGTAAGACATTTGGTTATCGTGAGATGTGTCTTAATAAGGATGATAACCAGGCATTGTCTTGGATTCAGGGACAGTTGAATCATAGTAGTCAGGATATTACATTACGGTACGTTGGTTTTGATGAGGATAAGGCAAAAGAATATTATAAGAAGACTTTTTATGGTGTGAATACACACAGCTTGGAAGACTGAGGTGTATGATGGCTGATACTTATATTAAAATCTGGGATACCTATGAGAGCTACTTTGAACCTCTTAGTGCTGCTGAGGTGGGGCGTTTGGTACTGGCGATGATGAAATACAAATCGTCTGGAACAGAGCCTGAACTCAACGGAAATGAGCGGTATGTGTGGCCTGCTGTAAAGAGAGATTTGGATAAAGATGCCGAATACATCGAAGGTAAGAGGATTTCTGGTAAAGCTGGTGGTTCATCAAGCAAGCGTAAGCAAAACGAAGCAAACGCAAGCAAAACAAAGCTAGAAAAAGAAAAAGAGAAAGAAAAAGATAAGATATCGTCTTCGTCTTGTGATGAGATGACAACGACAAAACCTATCGAGGATGTTTTCCGAGAGAATATCGGGAAGCTTGGTGCTACTGGTCAAAAGGCTTTAGCAGAATATGTTGAGCGCATGGGTGACGAACTTGTGCTTGCTGTGATTGGTAAGTGTTCTGATCTCGGTGGTAGCACATGGGCTTATGTGCGAAAAGCTCTTGATGAAGCAGAATCTCTTGGTTGCAAGACTGCTGATGATTATCGCCGGGCTTGTCCGATAGGGAGTGGTCGTAATCTTAGAGTTGACAGAAAAGAATTCAGTGGCAACGATATCCTGAAAAACGCAACGAAACGTCGCCCACTAGTAAAAAGAGAGCTGGAAACAGCATAAATGGAGGCTTGAATTATGGGACTGTTACTTGGTTTGGGTTTACTTGGCGCAGCATTTGCGATTGATGGAGCAAAACAAGCACCGTTTGATAAGGCGTATCGCCGTCTAGAAAACGAATGGGGAACTTGTACATCAGAAGAGAGTAGGCGGTGTGATGCTCTGAAGTATGCCGTGCAGAACGGTTTATGTTTTGAGAACGAAAAGAAGCCTGTAATTGAGTGGCAGAAGCTGAGAGATCTTCAGTGGAAGTATCAGCTGGCTGGTATTTCTTGGCCGAGAGAATCCGCGATTCGAGATGTGTGTCGTCTAGCAGCTCGTGATCGTGGTTTTGAATACAAAGGATATCTGCGAAACACATTGACATTTGGTTATATCACTGATCCGAAAAATATTTGCAAGCTTGGTATCGTAGATTGAGAGGAGATTTGAAAATGAATAACACTCGTAGAAAAGCTATTAAGCAGACCATTGACCGTTTTGATTCCATCCGTAAGAAGCTGGATGAGCTTGTATCTGAGGTCGAAAGTGTAAAATCCGATGTTGAGGACATCCAGTGGGAAGAAGAAGAGTATCGTGATAATATGCCTGAAAATCTGCAGGGGAGTGAGCGGTATGATAAAGCAGATGATGCTTGTACGAATCTGTCTAATGCTGTGGATGCTCTGGATGATATGATTGGTGCTTTGGATTTTGACTTTGGTGACGTGACCACATCTCTGGAGGAAGCAATGGAATGATTAAGGCCACGTATCCATTGAAAAGAAATGCGTGGGCTGTGTTCTTGTACAGAGGTAGGCAAGTTTGTTCATACCTACTGCGTAATAGCAATCTTGGGGATAAGGAACGCATGGTAGAACTGCTGGCACGAAGGTACATGACAGAGCCTGAGAATATTGTTGTAGATATTGAATTTAGAGATTGAGGTGATAGAGAATGACCGCATTTGTAATGTTTGCTTTTAATGTGGCACTGATAATAGCAGTGAATAATAGTCCGTTTGCGTTTTGATTGAGAGGTGTGGATATGAGTATGTTGCAAGAAGAGTATAATTTGACGGATGAAGGACTTAAACAGTTGCTTTATGATATTCGACATCCGAGTATGGAAGCTGTTATATGTCGTGAAAAGATGTACAAAACATATTTATCGAATGTAGATGTTGAATATGATGGTGAATCAGAAGTGGTTGATTTTAAAGATTTAAATATTTGACTGGAGGGGTAAATATGAATATTCTGAGTTTTAATGGAAATGAAAATCAAAAAGGGAGAGATGGTGATGCCGTTATTAAGTTAAGCTACCAGGAATTGTTTAAGTTAAATAATATTTTGTATCACGCTCAAAAAGGCGGTGAGATAAAGGACGTAGTGGACTTTAATATTCGAAGGAATTTTTACATGGCGCTTAATTTGGTTCAACATGGTAGTCTGGATTCTATTTCGTTAGAAATTATGTTAAAACTTTATGAAAACAATAAAACCTAAATTCTTTGGAGGATGGATAATGAAGATTGAGTTAACTCTTAATGAAGCACGAGTAATTCAAGATGCACTTGATGCGACAAGCCTGTGCCGGTCTGGATGCTACATGGGTTACAAGAGTGGTGATGAGGATTTGTGTTTCAAACTTGATAAGGATGGAAATTATCGCTGTAAGCTGATGCGAGAAATTGATTCCATCAATGGCAAGATTGAGGATGCAATGGACGGAAAGTGATAAAATCCGGGTTCTTGTGGATACTTCACAAAAGGATGTGTAGATCGATGATATAACTATTGATGACGTGGGATTATTAGTAAAAATTTGGTAATTTCGATAATTGTGTTGAATAATATCTTTATACGGTGTATGCTTGAGGCAACCTCAATACAAGATGGTCAAACCAAAAGAATGTGAGGTTAATATAATGTGGATTATGATAAGTTTACTTATGGTATTGGATGCCGTGTACGCACTTAGTCTGTTAGGAGCGCTTTCCGATGCCGATGATCAAAGTGGGCGGCTGGAAATGAAACAGGGAAGGAATGGTCGAAATGGATAATTTGAAACCGTGTCCATTCTGCGGTGGAGAAGTTACCATAGCAGAGGGCGGTTATCGCCAAACACGATGGATGTATGTTACGAGAGGAAACAAAGAAAATAGGTGCAACTGCTATGTTATCATGGAAAGCAAAACTTACGACTTTGATTCCTCTGAAATGGAAAAAGCAAAAATTAAAGCCGACCTTATCGAAGCATGGAATAAACGGATTTATAAAAGCTAAGATTTATGAGGTGTTAGTATGGAAAGAAATTGGATTATGACTTGCACTAAGTTCAAAATGGTACGCGAACTTCTTGCAAAGAATGAAAAGACTATCGATATGTGCAAGCAGATTCTTACTGCGCTGCAGGCGTGTGATGACGAAATTGTTGCCAGATTTTCAGATTGGGAGTGGAGAGAAGACTTTGCTGAGCTTTCGTCTGAGTTGCATGATGAAATTTACTGGATGGATGCAGAGAAATCGTATGCAGCTTGCGAAAAGATTGTGAATGACCGGCTGAAAGAAATGTACAATTTATGTGACGATACGAGTGTCTGGCTTGCTGTTTAATAAGAACTAAGATTAAGGAGAGATACATTATGAAAAAGTTCGTTGCTCTTTTTGAAGGTTGGAATGATAAGCACGAACATGAGTGTATGTGCTATGTTGTTGATGTAAATGATGACTTTGAAAGTATCTTGAGTGTTGAAGAACAGGCAGAAAAGATGGCTCGAAACGAACATCCTAATCTAAAAAATTTTGAGACGCTTTACATCAAAGAACTGCTTAAAAGATAAGAACTAAGATTTAGGAGAACGATTATGCTGACTGTTATCGATAAAGAAAAAACTAAGCGAGCACGAAAATATGTCAACGAAATGAGTAGCTCTGAATTTCTTGAACTTTGCTATGATTTTTATAATTATAGTCACGGTGGGAATAACAAAGAGAATGGGGCTTACAACAAGGCTCTTGAATACTTGAACTTATGGAGTGAACCAGTTGCCCTTAAATTTGCCATCTATGAGAAGGCGCATAAAACATTTGATAAGATTGTACTGATGCTTCTTGAGGATGATGTCAAACGTTATTTAAACTATGAGGTACAAGATGATTTATACAGTAACGATGATTGACTCGTTTAAGAACGAGCAGAATGCGAAATTCAGTTCGCCAGTGTCAAGCACCAAAGGCATCTATTGGATGCCGGATGATAGTTGGATTGCTGGATTCTTTACAGATTTAGCAGAGGCTATTCGAGTTGTTAAAGAAAACGTGACTGACATCTTTGAACATTGTTACAACTACGCAGTCGTTGAAGGATACGAGGAAGGTCTGTACCCAAGACCAGAATTGACGATGTGGTTTAAATATGATGCCGAGAGTGACACAGCATTCGAGATTGAACCGCCGCTGCATAATAAGGTGGCCGGATATGCTTTTTGAAGAAGGAGAATAAGACTATGAGTAGTGTACTTATTGATCGGAACGCAGCTAAGAAGGTAGAATCCATCTTCGAGCATCCTGATAAGGTCTATTCGGTGTATTTGAAGGCCGGCGGAGATGTCGTTTGGCTGCAAGGTGAAATTGAGCTATATGAATTTTTGCGCAGCTTATAAAACCAATATTTTTGAAAGGAAGTGATTCTTATTAACTCTAATTTGTTAATAAATCGTGAGCAAAGTATTGCTATTGTGTGTATTATGTGCTTGCTGGCAGGGAATCTGGTATCGAAGATCAGTCCAGTGATTCAGAATCAGAACAATTCGTACCTTTATAATAGTAGTCCTCCGGCAGTTAGTATTGTACAACAAGAGGAAAAGGAACCAGAAGTCATTGTAGAGACTGTTATTGAGACGCGGATTGTGAATTTCAGTCAGGGAAAGCGCGAACTCACTGATGATGAGCGTGCTCTTGCGGAGCAGATCGTTGCTTGTGAAGCAGGTGCTGATAGCCTAGAAGGTCAGATGGCCGTGGCTCAATGCCTTTATGATTCCGCTGTACTTGATGGTCTAACCATCCAGCAGGTCTTTAAGAAGTATGGTTATAGCTCCTTATATAATAGGAAGGTGACGGCAGAGAACGAACTGGCTGTGTCTATGGTGTTTGATTACGGCGCTAAAATTTCAGACAAACCTATTCAATGGTTTGTGACCCCGGCGGCAGCTCCAAGCAGTTGGCACGAGCGTGGAGCAACATTTGCTGGGCAATTTGGCGCACACAGGTTTTATTATGACGCGAAGCTGGTTGTGGATGATGCTGAGTAAATGGTATCATCTAAAATTTCGATAAATAATACAACAAAAAGATGTTGAATATATTGACGAAAACAAAAAGACGTGTATAATATATCTTAAAAGTTGTTTATGTGAGCGGAAGGCGGTATTTCGATGAGTGAGAAAAAGGTCTTGGGAGTTATACAGGTTGAGAACTTTTTGAAGTACATAAGAAAAAAGCGAGTGTGGGTCTGTTTTATTTGCAATGGTGTGGATGTTCACATGATCTGCAAAAAGATGGACGACATTGGCGTAAAGACGCATGGGATTGTCAAAGGCATTGGATTTTTTGGAAACGAAAGTCATGTTGAGTTGCGGCAAGAATGTCACGAAGTAAGGAGGGTTGAGCTTAGGCAGGGCGATAAAGAGAAAGCGTATGAGATGATCTTCGATAATACCAGCGTTTTCGTGTCAGAAAATCCTGAGCTATACGGGCACTAAAAATATTTTCAAAAACCTCTTGACTTCTGTAAAGGTATCCTGTATAATATAGCTATGGAACGGAGCTACACTATTATAGAGGAGAAAGACTATGGATAACAATATTGACCCAAAGGTCGGAGAGGTTTGGTTGGTTGATCTATCCAATGCAACAGGTCATCAGCAGCGTGGTATTCGACCGTTCGTTGTGACGAGCAACAATAAGCGTAACCTCTTCAGCCCAACAATCAAAGGGAATCCGTTGTCTTCCAGAATATACAAGCGCTCTCCGGTTCATGTTCTACTCTCAAAGGAAGACTGTGATTTCCTAGATGTTGATAGTATCGTTCTCTGCGAAGAGACTGACACACTTAATAAAGGGCAGTTCATCAAGAAACTTGGTGTTTTGTCGGAGCGTCAGATGAATATGATCGCAATGGCAAGATGTAAGGATGAACCGTTTTTGCTCGCAGCATTCCTGAGCGGCGTACAACATACTATGGAATTTCAGAATTTTGCCGCATTTGCTTGATTTTTTATAAGGGTTAATGGTACACTACATATAATAAGAAGGAGTGTGCCACTATGCTTACTGAAGAAAAAATCAAAGCTTTTGCCGAAAAGTATTCTGATAGAAGCGGTGAGTTTGTTATATCGACGCTTAACCATGTTATGGATTATGAGGCTGAGTGCGGGTACGAACTATTAGACTTCATAAAGAGTGATTTCGTAAAGATGTTCTCCCGGTATAACTGGGTAAACTCAAGCCGGTCATTCAAAAATGTGAAGTCAATAATCACAGGCTACATCAAAAGCGAAAACGAAACAAGTATGTATGATCTGGCTGACTTTTCAGAGAGTGATGTAAGCGCAGACAATATGTATGCGGATAAATATTTCGCATCAGTTGATGAGTTTGTTGACTTCTTAAATAAGTACGAAGAGCCATATCAGATTCGTATGAACGTGATTGCTGCACTGTACTGGATTGGCCTTACTTCTGAAGAAGTTTCTAACCTGACGATTAACGATGTCGATTTTGAATCTTGTACTGTTCTTGATAAGACTGGTATTGACGCAAAGTTGATGAATATTATTAAGCAGTGTTATGAAATGAAACAGTATGACGCTCCAAATAAGGGAGGGTATAGGGCATTTTATGTCATGAATGGTGATTACATCATTCGTAAAACTGAGGATAGCATCGGTGCAGACAGTGACCCAAAGATATCTACAAATACAATTCATACCTATTTCATGCGATTGAATGATATTCTTGAAAGAAGATATCATTCGAAGACTTTAGACAGAAGACATCTTGTCAGAAATGGTGAATATGTGAAGGTCTACAACTACTGCAAAAACCACCCAGAATATAATTTTACGAAACTTGGTTTTGATAGGGGTGGGGATTCTCTTGCAGACATTATTGGAAGAGAATGTTGCAAGACGGCCTATCTTAGTTTCCGGCAAGGATACAAGGGCTGGGTCGAATATTTTCACAAAAATTAAAAACAGGGGGCTTCGGCCCCTTGATTTTAACATTCCAGCTATATAACACAGGATACAGAAAATAGTATTTGAATGGAGAATAATAACAATGTCTGATTTCAAGAAATTTCGTGCACTGCTGCAGGATCACTTTAATGAGATGGTGAAGGTAGAGAATCCACTGTTTATCACCGATGCAGACGAGGATGAACTGTATAATCTGTATCTCGACAGCTTCCCGGTCGGCACGAATGAATTGTTTCGTAAGCGGCGCAAGTATGACTGTTCCTGCTGCCGCCGTTTCGTGAAGAATATCGGCAAGCTGGTAGCGTTTGATGCGGGTCGTAATCTGGTTTCTATTTGGGATTTTGATGCAAAGTCTGCAAAGTATCAGCCTGTTGTTGATGCGCTGGCCGCTTACGTGAAGAGCCGCGCCATTGTGAATCCGTACTTTGTCAGTCGCAATATGATCGGTTCTAACAATATGTTTGGCACCGAGATGAACTACGAGTACGATGAAAACCACAAGGATGTGCATACTTGGGACCATTTCGCGGTCAAGATTCCGCAACGTTTTGTTGTGCGGCCTGATGACGTGGCTACCAAGATGGCTCAGTGGCGTGATTCCGCAAACGTATATAAGCGTTCTCTGGAAGAGTTGACTATGGAAGCTGTTGATACAGTTCTGGAACTGATTGCGCAGAACAGTCTGTATCGCGGTAAGGAATTTGAAAATGCCGTCAAGGTATTTAAGACTAACAAGATCGAATACGACAATACTCCAGCTGAGAACAAGGCCGCTTATGTTTGGCTGGCACCGGCGTTTGGAGATATGGGACAACTTCGTATCCGTAACACCGCAATCGGTACTCTGCTGGTGAATCTGAGTGATGGCATGGATGTAGATTCCGCAGTGACTGCTTTTGAGAAGGTTGTTGCTCCCGCTAATTATAAGCGTCCAAAGGCCATTTTCACCAAAAAGATGCTGGAAGATGCGCAGAAGACCGTCACCGAACTTGGCTACATGAACAGTCTGGGTCGTCGTTTTGCTACCCTGGACGATATCACTGCCAACAACATCTTGTTCTGCAATCGTGATGCAGCTCCTCGTATTGCTGGTGCTACAAATCCGTTTGAGGCAATGGCTAAGACTGTTGCGATTGATCCCAAGAAGTTTAACCGCGCAGAGGAAATCAGCATCGACAAGTTCATCAAGGACGTGCTGCCGACTGCGACTGGGCTGGAGCTGTTCATGGAGAATCGGTTCTCGAAGAATATGATGTCTCTGATTGCACCGCAGGATAAGACTGCGCCGAGCATGTTCAAGTGGTCGAATGGTTTCAGCTGGGCATATACCGGTAATGTGACCGACAGCCAGATTCGTGAGAATGTCAAGAATGCCGGTGGCAAAATCGATGGCGTGCTGCGTTTCTCTATCCAGTGGAACGATAAGCAGTGCGAGTGGGATGAAAATGACCTTGATGCCCACTGTGTTGAACCGAACGACTTTGAGATCTATTTTGGCAACAAACGAGATTGGAGTACTGGTGGCAATCTGGATGTAGATATTGTTCATCCTAATCGCGATGAGGCCGCTGTTGAGAATATTACATGGCCTGATATCAAAAAGATGAAGGATGGTAAATACGAGTTCTTTGTTCATTGCTTCTCTAACCGTGGCGGCAAAACCGGCTTCCGCGCAGAGATTGAATTTAATGGTCAGATCTATTCTTTCAATTATAATATTCCGTTGCGTCAGACTCAGAATGTTTCTGTTGCTACTGTTGTGTTAAAGGATGGGCAGTTTACTATTAAGGAACATCTCAATAGTTCTACTTCTTCCCGTGAAATCTGGGGTGTGAGTTCCAACCAGTTTGTACCGGTGTCCGTAGCTATGTATTCTCCGAACTACTGGGACGAACAGACTGGTAATGGCAACCGTCACTACTTCTTCATGCTCAAGGATTGCGTCAACCCTGAAAAGCCCAATGGTTTCTACAACGAATTTCTGAAGGTAGAACTGCTACAGCATAAGCGTGTGTTTGAGGCACTTGGTTCTCAGATGGCAGTTCAGTCGGTAGATGACCAGCTGTCTGGTGTTGGATTCTCTGAGACGAAGCATGATTTCTTTATTGTCAAGGTTCAGGGCGCTACTGAGAGAGTTCTGAAAGTGGTTATTTAAGAGGAGAAATTATTATGGAAAAGAATCTGTTTGAAATTGCAACCCGTAATCGCTATCGCTTCAACTATAGGGGTATTATGACTGTTGAAGATCTGTGGGATCTGAGTGTCGAGGCACTAGATGCGATTTTTAAGACCCTGAATCGTCAGAAGAAGACCGCAGACGAAGACTCCTTGCTGGCTGTTAAGAGTGCCGAGGACGCCGAACTGGCAAACAAGATTGAACTGGTGAAGTATATTGTGTCCGTTAAGCTGGCTGAATCTGAGGCTCGTGTGAGTGCTGTCGAAAAGAAGGCGCAGCGCGATAAGATCATGAAGATTGTGGCAAAGAAGAAGGACAAGGAACTTGAAGATATGGATGTTGACCAGCTGATGAAGAAGCTGGAAGAGTTGAGTTAAAATAGACATTTTATCGTGATTTCCGTTAAAATAATTAACGAAAATACGTTAGAATTTTGAGGTGATTTTTGATGAAAACCTACGAAAAAATCGAAACGGTGTTTAATCGTGATATCGAAGGCACTAAAAAGCTGATTGTCGGTGATTTTCGTAATGAAACTATTGAGTTCCTACAAAATAATGAGTGGGAATTTACTGAGAAAGTTGATGGCACGAATGTGCGTGTTTGCTGGGACGGTCACAAAGTCAGCTTTGCCGGACGGACTGAACGTGCCGAACTTCCTAAGAATTTGGTGGATGCACTAAATGAAATTTTCGGTACTTCTGAGGCAGAGGAACTGTTTGAACAGACCTACGGTGATAAAGAAGTAATTCTCTTTGGAGAGGGTTATGGTGGCAAAATTCAAGGATGCGGTCATGGATACCGACCTGACGAGTGGTTCATCTTGTTCGATGTCCTGATTGGTGATAACTACCAGAGTAGAGAGTGGGTTAAAAAGACTGCTCAGATGTTTGGTATCCAAACAGTTCCTGTTTTGTTTACAGGAACAATTCGAGACGGTATCAAGTTTGTGTGTCAGCATCCGAAGTCTACGATTTCGATTGGTGGCATTTATATGGAAGGTCTGGTTGGCCGTCCAAAAGTTGAGTTGAAAGACCGCAGAGGTAATCGCGTAATTGTCAAAATCAAGTGGAATGACTTCAAGGATATCGCTGATACACTTGATAATGAGTAATTAAGATATTTTCTTCCTCCGAAAATGCCCTGCGCGGGGCTGACAGCCGGGAAAGACCGGCAATATGGGGATATGGTGAAATTGGCAGCCACGCTTGATTCAAACTCAAGTGTCGAAAGACGTATCGGTTCAAATCCGATTATCCCTACCATGAAGATCAGTTGGTTTAGCTCGCGCAAGAGAAAACATGTGCCTTGGCGAACGACAAAGTGTGAATACCGGTTGATACACACAAGCCCTACTGGAGACGAATAAGGTGAAAGTTGGGTGGCCACCGGCTGAATAGACTCCAATCCGCTAGAAAACTAAACCATAAAACGAACGTTAGGCTGTTTCTGATCTTCTATATAAGCCGCTGTGGTGAAATTGGCAGGCACGAGGGACTTAAAATCCCTTTCTGGCAACAGAGTACGGGTTCAAATCCCGTCGGTGGCATTTATATCCGGGTGTAGCTCAGTTGGAAGAGCGCGTGCTTTGGGAGCATGAGGCCGCAGGATCATAACCTGTCACTCGGACCATTTAATGCGTCGTAGCCAAGCGGTTAAGGCAGGGTCCTTTGAAGTCCCGATTGCGAAAGTTCGATTCTTTCCGGCGCAATAACGAGTGGATATGATGAAACTGGCAACCATGCAGAAGTTAGAATTCTGTGCCGTATGGCTTACGGGTTCAAATCCCGTTATCCACATTTCTTTAAACATAAAATGCAAGGAGGTTTATATGAAGAAGATAGATAAAATTCCTAAAGCGGATATAGAACGGATATTTAGTGAAAGTAAAAGTTAGGCTACGGTAGCTGATAAACTTGGCTATAGTAAAATTAGTGGAAGCATCAATAATTTACTTAAAGCGTATACAAGAGATAATAATATTGATACATCTCACTTTACAGGGCAGGGTTAGAACAAAGGAAATTTTGACGTATCTAGGTTTAGAAAAGGAATACCTTTTAAAGGACTTAGAGAGTCCCTTCTATTTGTAAAAGAACATAAATGTGAATGCTGTGGAAACACAGAGTAGATGGGAAAGGAAATCCCGCTTGAAGTCCATCATGTTGATGGCGACAGATTAAATAATGAATTAACCAATTTGCAATTATTGTGTCCTAATTGTCATGCTCAAACGGATAATTATTGTGGCCGAAAAGATGCTGCAAGAAAAAGGATTTCAGATGAACAATTAGCAGAAGCTTTGAAATCAACTACCTCGATAAGAAAAGCTCTAATGATGCTTGGAGTTAATTATGATGCAAAATCTTGGTATGCACGAGCAAGAGCTGTAATAGAAAAATATGGTATTATTCAAAAATTGCCAGAACAAGTACATGAAGACAAAGACAAGAATATCAATAAGCCTCGAAAATGTTGTGTGAGATGCGGTGGGCCAGTAAGTCATAACGCAAAGACATGTATGTGTAAAAAGTGTTATGAAGAAACGTATGCTAAAGATGGAATTACTTATCCGTCAAAAGAAGAATTAGAAAAAGATATCCATTCTTTACCGTTTTTACAGATTGGTAAAAAGTATGGCGTTTCTGATAATGCTGTTAGAAAATGGTGCAGAAAATATAATCTTCCGGCAACACGCAAAGAACTAACAGAAAATTATGGTTGATCTCCTTTGACTGCCACTATTATTCCCAGCTCGCCAGTGATGGTGCAGTAGTGCTTTGTAAGCTGGGTGATTATGCAGCGGTCGTACAACGGTTAGTACATCAGCCTTCCAAGCTGAGGATGAGGTTTCGATTACCTTTCGCTGCTCCAATTTCGTATGGGTAGGGATTTTAAGCGGTCAGTCCCGGCTGCGCCTGTGCGAAATACCACCCCGAAAGGGGCGAGATATAGGAAATGTGCATCGCTGTTATTCCTTCCTCGTCTATATGATATAGATGCAATAGTGTTTTATAAGGAAGGTAACCAGTTAAATAGTTGCAGCTGTTTAACTGGGTTTTATGGGATAGTAGCTCAGTTGGTCAGAGCTGGCGGCTCATAACCGCTTGGTCGGGAGTTCAAATCTCTCCTGTCCCACCAGCCTGAAAGGGCATACATAAAATCCGCTAGAACTTTTGTTTTATAGGCGAATGAATAATATGACGTTGATACGTCTATTATTTTTCGCTTATTTTCGGGATTTTAGCTATATTACACAGGATACTAAAAAGGAGGAGTTGTAATCTTACGAGTTTTAATTGCCTGTGAAGAATCACAGGAAGTTTGTAAAGCATTTCGATTGCTTGGTCATGAAGCGTATTCTTGCGATATTCAACCTCCGTCCGGTGGTCACCCAGAGTGGCATATTTTGGGTAATGCATTGGCAGTTCTACAAGGTGGGCAAATAGTCACAATGGACGGCACACAACACTATATTGAGCAGTGGGATCTATTGATTGCACATCCTCCGTGTACATATTTATCAAATGCTGGCGCACGATGGTTATGGGCTGGACACAAGTTGAATCAAGAACGGTATCAACAGGGATTAGAAGCTAAGGAATTCTTTATGGCGTTTTACAACGCACCGATCAAACACATTTGTGTTGAGAATCCAATTCCGAGTGCTGTTTATGAAATGCCAAAACCATCGCAGATGATTCAGCCATACGAATTTTATGGTAAGGACCATCCATGGACAAAGAAGACCTGTTTATGGCTGAAGGGTCTTCCTAATCTGGTTCCGGTTGAAGCGGTTGAACCGAAGGGTCCGTATTGTCCTTGTGGAACTTCAGCCAATAAAGGCAATGTAAGAAATCGTGGCGCAGCTAAACGTGGTGAGGATGCAAAGAATAGAGCCAAGACCTTCCATGGAATTGCTCGTGCTTTTGCAGAACAGTTCTCAGAGTACATTGAAAATGAAATACGATAAAAGGCTAATTCAAACAAGAGGTGACATGATGAACAGTAAAATTCCTATCAATGTAACCATTGATTCCGGTTCCTTGAGTCTTCCGGCGAGTCCAATTTCCCAGAAGGAAAAGAACATATATCTCTGTCCGTTTTGTGTGACGAAGCTGGAAAAGCTTGAGCTGAAGTGTCCAGAGTGTCATCGCAAGATGGATTGGAGTAGGTTTACTGAAAAGAAGGAGGAGGTGTTTAGTTGAATATAGATTTCTTCCAACGGCGTAAAACTCAGCTTGAGGATACTCTTCTTTTGAAAAATCAGGCGGTCGATATGCTTGATTATCTAAAGACGCATTGTATCAATAGCGACCAGTATTGTGCCATTCGGGATTACATTGAAGAAGCTGCGAAGATTCTGGAGAGTGACCTCGAATATGCAAACAATAAGCTACAATCCGCATTCAAACCTAAGTATGGCCGGAACAACAGATTGACTCGTGCTCAATCTAAGATGTTCCGTGATAGAGAATATTAAAAATGGGGTGATGCCGTATGAACACATGTAAGAAAATATGTAACTGGTGTGGTCGTGAAATCAAGCCGATAGGTAGCGAGCAGGGAATCAGTTTTGAGCATCAATACTCTTATGGTAGCCAACTTGACGGTTCGCTTTTGAGTTTTGATTTATGTCCTGAGTGTTCAGAACGGCTCCCAGTAGTGCTTGGCGCAATGTTTGTACATAATCCCTTAAAGGACGATTTCTAACGGCGAGTGCCGTATGAAATATAAGCCATCAATAAGACAGACGGAGGATAGTATATAAAATGAATAGTGCATGAATTGATTCAAGACAATAAAAAGAAACATAAGCGATTACCGATGAAACAAAATTACATAAAGGAGACTTGATATGGCAGATAGAATTTTTAATCTTCCTCAGACCCGTGGTTCTTTTGAGATGGCTGGTAAGGTCACCGGCACCCAGCGTAGTAACTTCTATAACGAGAAGGAGACTAAGAGTGGTGCTATGCGCCGTGTCCTGAGCTTTGGCGTTCAGACTTCCAATGAAAACACTTTCTATGTTGATCTGGCTGGTATGCCTCGTGATAAGGTTTACTTCTTCCGCCGTGCCGATAAGGACAAGGGCATCGAGAAGGATAAGAAGGAAGTCGCTTGGAAGGATCGTCTGACTTATGTTGCACCGGAAGGCTATGACATGATTGGCGTTAAGGTCGGTGTTACTAAGAAGACGAATGAATCTGGTAAGGTCGTTAATGACAACAAGACTCTGACCGACTTCGATGCAGCCAAGGAGATCTCCGAGAACCTGCATGACGGTGACAACGTGTATGTCCGTGGCAATATCGAGTACAGCACCTATAACGGCAAGCACCAGATTCGCTTTGTTCCTACTCAGGTTTCTCTGAGTTCTAAGGAAATCGACTTCGATGCAGAGGGTTTTGAAGAGCTGGCTCTGTTTACTCAGACCATTGTTTACACTGGTTACCGCAAGAGCGATGAGTGCGATGAGGTAGTTGTCGATGCAAAAATCGTGAATTACAACACTATCGAGGATGCAGAGTTCTTCATTGACTATAAGGCAAACCCTCAGAATAAGGTTCTGGCTGATTCTATTCGTAAGCGTCTGAAGTCTTATACTAGCTTTGAATGTTTTGGCCCCATCGTCAATCAGCAGAAGGTTGAGGAAGTTGAGACTGAGAATATTTGGGGTGGTCCTAATAAGATGAAGCGTCAGAGCACTCCGGCAGTTCGTAAGCTGTATATCGAGGGTGTTAATCCTGATTCCTTTGATCCGAATCCCGGCGACAAGGAAGCAAAGCCCACTTACACGGAGGACAATATCTCCGAGGCACGGGCAAAGATTGCTGCCAATACTCAGGCAAAAAAGGACTTTGATGGCAAGGCTGCTGAGAACGACACTTCTTGGTGGGGTGGTTCCAATAAGTCTACTGCAACTCCTGCAAATGAGGAAGAGGACGACTGGGGCTAATTTATTTTAGCCTTAGCTATATAATACAGGACGCCAATAAAAGAAAAGATTTAGAGAGGAATTTACATATATGGCTATGATTCGTAAGGCATCTGCTGTTCGTAAGAAGCTTCATATGCTGATTTATGGTGAGCAGGGAACTGGTAAGTCTCGTACTGCAATGCAGTTGTGTTATTTGAAGAATGCAGACGGCAAGCCGTTCCGTGTTCTGTATCTGGATACCGAGAATGGTTCTATTGATAACTATACTGAGGAACTGGAAGCTAATGGTGTGAATCCTGACAATCTGCTGATTGTTTACACCCAGTCTCTGGCAGAAGTTCAGGATTATATCAAGATGGTTACCAACGATGAGGATATCGAGGATGAGAATGGGGACGTTTATCTGGACGCAGATGGCAAGCCGTTCCGTGCAGACGCTTTGGTTGTTGACTCTGCATCTATTCTCAAAATGACAGCTACCCAGGGCCTCACCGCCTTCTCGCAGAAGCGTGCCAAGGTTAAGGCTGCATCTCAGGGTCTGACCGGTGATGAAAAGGCCGTTAAGATTGAGGGTGCTGGCATGGAGCTCAAGGATTTCAATACCCTGAACTTCAAGGGTCAGTCTCTGATTTTGGATCTGAATGCATCTGGCGTGAACTACATCGTTATCTGCCGTGAGAAGGACGAGAAACATACCAAGGTTGTGAATGGTTCTATTGTAAGTGAGCCGACTGGTCGCAAGATTCCTGATGGTTTTGCTGGTCAGGAGTACAACGTTGATACTGAGTTCCGCCTGTATTTCCAGGATGGTCAGCAGCTTGCTTTCTTCGATAAGGATCGTACTGGTATGCACAAGGGCGGTGAGGTTGTTGAGGATCTGACCCTGCTTGAGTATCAGGATATTATTTCCAGCAGCGCAAAGAACCGAGAGAATGTCATTAAGAACGGCTTGAACGATGCTGTTAAGACTGAGGTTAAGCTGAGTATGCGTGATCTTGGTATCGAAAACGATGACTCAGACGACGCTCCTGCGGATAAGAGCTCCGAGTCTAAGGAACCTTCTCTGGACGACATCAAAGCAAAGCTGAACGACCTGATTGCTTCCGCTTCTCCTGTGAAGAAGAGCGCAGCACAGAAGGCTGTTAAGGCGGCTGGCCTGTCTACTGCGTTCCGTTCTATGACTGATATCGAGGAATTGAAGAAGGTTGCCGCAATCATGGAGAAGGAACTGGCTTAATGGAACTAACCCGTAAATGCAAGATTTGCGGGAAGAACATTTTCATCGAGAGAGACCGTAGTACGTTTTTCTACGACAAGACTGGCTTTTACCATAAGGATTGTTTTGTAGAAAAAAAGAAAAATCAAAAACGCCCTTGGACAGATGACCTGCTAAGGGCATTTTTTGACAAAGTGAATGACACTACGGATAAAAAGGTCGATGATCTTCTTTCCAAAAAGAGAGAGCAAGACAAAAATCGTGAGCTTGCTCATATCAAACAGGAAGAGAAAAAGATTCTTTTCGACCATATTCGAGATACATACGCCCCGGCGGTTGTTCCTGGTAGCTTCTACTCGAAACTTACGCAGCTGATTTCCGGTAATTATTACAAATATAGAGGTTCGATTCCTCCGCTAGAACTTTACGATATGTGGGTTCTAGCGAAACCCCGACTAGATAAGATAATTGCCGAGAAAGAAGCAAAGGGTTGTGATATGAGCCAGCGATGGAATTACGACTTGGCTGTTTTATTGGCTCAATATCCTAGTTATCTCGAACGAAAAGAAAGACTAGCTTCGATTCGCCGTGAAAGCGAAAGCAAAACGAAGGAAAACCTGACTGAAACGGTACTGAAACGAATGAAAACAGCACCGAAACAGAGTAAAAACGAGAACGAAATTGATATAAATGCAATTCTCGATGAAATATAAAAGAGGGAGGTGGATGAGTGGAACTCATTTCAAATATCCCGAACGAAATTCTATTTGTTGGCGCAATTTACAAGCATCCTGACTATTTGGTCGAGTATGGGCATTATGTCAAGAGCAAGTACGATTTTGCCGATGAAGCAACAAAATTTTTCTACGATGCAGCGTTAATTATTTACGAAACTCGGACCCAAGAATTTAATAAAACGTCTGTTTTAACGTTTATGGCTGAAGACGAGTCCAGATTGTCACAATACAAGCGGCTGAAGGGCTGGTCAACCATTGAATACTACATGAGCCTTGCGAATGACGATGATATCAAGGGATACTTCAATATCCTGAAGAAATATTCGCTACTTCGTGAGTATCAGAGAAACGGTTTTAACATTGAAGGAATCTTGAAGCATCGACAGTTTGAAATGTTTGGCGCTCAGGACATTTACAAATTGATTCGTGGCAAGGCCGACAAGATCAATACGGTTATTATCACAAACGATGATGCTGAAATTTTGAATAATGGTCTGCTGCCAATGGTCAATGAACGTCTGAGTGTTCCTGATATGGGCTTGCCGTTCCAGTATCCTATCATGAATGATTTGTTCCGAGGATTGAAGCTGGGCACTGTGATGTTCAATGGTATGCCATCTAACGCTGGTAAGACTAGATATATGATGGCGATTGTTGCCTACGTCACATTGGTTCAAAAGCAGAAAGCTCTTCTGTTGCTGAACGAGATGGATTTTGAGTCCGTCCGGTATTGCTTACTGGTCACTGCCATCAATAATCCTGAGTTTCAAGAGCTGCATGGTCATCGCTTCCACAAGGATGAGCGAGAAATCACACTTGGAATGTACCGTGATGCAAATGGAAACTTCATCTTCCGAAAGCAAAACGAAGACGGAGAATACATAGAAAGTATTGACGAGTTCACCGCTCGTGTCTACGAGGAAAGTGAAGAGTATCGCAATGTTCTTGATGTTTGCCAGTGGATTGAGAGCGAATCACAAGGCTTGATTATCGCAAAGGATGTTTCTGCTGATTATAGTGATAAGTCCCTGCGATTTGAAATCCAGAAGGCAGCTCTTACTCAGGGAGTTAAGTATGTGTTCTACGATACTTTAAAAAACGACATTGCATCTATTGGTGAATGGGCAGCGTTTAAAGTCACAGCCACAGAGCTTGAAGAGATCGCGAAAAACCTGAAGATCTTTATCTATGGCAGTATCCAGTTGGCCGAAAACGCTCATGAGTATCTTCCTGATGAGTTGAATTCAAACAACATTGCTGAGTCAAAAATGATTAAGCATGTTGCTTGGACGATGGTTCTGTTCAAGGAGATCCCAAAAGATAAGTTCGCGAAGTATCAATACATCTCTCATGACCCTGAGTGGGGCGGTGACTGTGCCCATCGGCTAAATCCAGATAAGCGATATTACGTTGGAAACATCGATAAGAACCGCTTTGGTGAGAAAAAGAAAATCATGTTTGAAGTGAATTTAAACCAGAATGTCTGGAAAGAGGTCGGTGTCTGCACCAGAAAGTAAGGAACTACAATGGTAAATATCGCAGATTTGAAAAATTACATTCTTGAAGAACAGCAGATTGAACCGATTCTGGAGGAACTTGGTTGTCATCACATCAGTCACAAGACTGGATATTACCAGTGTGCGAATCCAGATGGTGACAATAGAACGGCACTTTGCATTTACGAGAATGAAAATCTTACTGCGGTAGATTACACACGAGATATTGCCAATGGAAAGACCAGTTATGATTTGATTTCTGTCGTCCAGTTCTTTCTGGAACTGTCTTTCCCAAAAGCTATTAAGCAAATCTGCGAATGGGTTGGTCTTGATTACTATCACAACTTCGAGGAAGATCTTCCTAAAAGTATGTTGATTCTAAAAGAACTCATCGCCATGCAAAATGAAGGTGAAGAACACGAGGATGACCGTCCGATAGTCCCAATCTCCGAAGCCATCCTCGGTTATTACAAACCTTATGTGAACCAGATTTTTGCTGACGATGGGATATCTTATGAGACACAGCAGGAATTCGAGATTGGCTTTGATGAACTGACAAATAGAATCACGATTCCAATTAGAGATGAAATTGGTACTCTAGTTGGTGTAAAGGGAAGATACTTTGGCAAGCCGCCTGAAGGCGAGATGAAGTACAAGTATATTGAGCCATGTGCCAGAAACCGTATTCTGTATGGCCTGTATAAGACAGAGCCGTATATTAAGAATGAAGGTCTGGTATATGTTGGTGAAGCTGAAAAATCTGTCATGCAGATGTGGGATATGGATGTCTGCAATTGCGTGGCGACCGGCGGCAAGAAGGTTTCACAGAATCAAATCGAAATTTTAACACGTCTTTGCGTTGATATTTGTTTTGTCTTTGATAAAGACGTTCAGCTTAGTGAGCTTATGGTTCTCGCCAATCGATTTGTCGATGGCGTAAGTGTGTATGCTGTAGTAGATGATAAAGGGATTCTGGATGAAAAGGAAGCCCCGACTGATAATCCTGAAAAATTTAAGGCATTGATTGAGAACTGTGTTAGGAGAATTAAATGAATGTAAAACTCTGGAAGGGGAGTAGGAACGACCTATCAGACCCGATTGGAACGATTATGGAGAACAGAGGGGTTAAGGATTATAAAACCTACATGAACCTAGATGATTCTTGTCTGAATTCTCCGTGGGAACTGGACAACATGGAAGATGCTGTCAGGCTGTTGAATAAACATATCTGGAATAAGTCTATTATCTCTATCCTTGTAGACTGTGATGTGGATGGATTCACAAGTGCTTCAATGATGTTTCAGTATTTGAAGACGATTGGTTATTTTGGAAAAATCAATGTTCTGCATCATAGTGGAAAGGAGCATGGACTCTCTAAAGAAATTGAAGTTCCACCTGAAACTACCTTGCTGATTATTCCTGATGCTGGCAGCAACGATGTTGAGCAGTGCAATGAACTCCGCGAAAAGGGCATCGATATTCTGATTCTTGATCATCATATCTATGATAGAGAGAATCCTTACGCAGTAATCGTCAATAACCAGAATGGTACATATCCTAATAAGGAATTGTCTGGTGCTGGTGTAGTGTATAAGTTCCTTCAGGCTGTTGATGAATATAATTGGACTGATGTTGCAGACAGATATCTTGATCTGGTTGCTGTCGGAAACATCGGTGATGTCATGGATATGCACTCGCATGAGACAAAGCGCCTTTGCACGAAAGGTCTGGCACGAATTGTAAATCCGATGATTTGTGCGTTGATTGAGGCAAACAGTTTTAATATCAAGGGTGACCCGACCATCAATGATGTTCAGTTCTACATCGTTCCGATGATGAACGCACTGATTCGTGTTGGTTCATCTGAGCAAAAGAAGCGGATGTTCCGTGCAATGGTCGGTGAGGAACAGACGTTCCAGTACACTCCGACTCGTGGCAAGAATGCCGGTGTCACGATTGATGAGACTCTGGCGCAGCATGTAGCTCGTGAGTGTTCTTCTTGTAAATATCAGCAAAATAAGGTTAAGGATAAGGCTGTCGCGGAACTTCAAAACTGGATTTCTAAGTATGGAGCGGATAGAAGTAAAGTTTTATTTTGTAATTCCACTGGCATTCTGGACAGTAATTTGACTGGCGTTGTAGCAATCAAGCTGGCTGAAATGTATGGTAAACCTTGCGTACTACTTCGAGAGATGGCCTGCCCTGAAGAACCAGACGAGAATCAAGAGTATTTTGGTGGTTCAATGAGAAATCCTGACGGTTCTCCGATTGAAAGTTTAAAGGAGTTCCTGATGAGTACCGGAGATTTTGAGTCGGTTCTTGGTCATGATAATGCCGCTGGCGTAAAAATCAAGAAAAAAAACGTACCAAAGGCTATTGCGGATTGTGACGAACTGCTCAAAGATGTCACTATGAGCAAAGCAATCGTGGTTGATTTTGATTTTGACTACAACAGATTGACTGTTGCATTGCCGAAGACCATGTACGAAATGCACAAAATCTGGGCACAAGGAATATCCGAGCCGTATTTCTACATTAAAAACGTTCCGCTGATTCATAGTGGATGTGTTCCGATGGGCAAGAACGGCAATATGTGGAAGTATTCTGATGAAGAAAAAGGCATTGATTTTGTGTGCTTTGCTGATAATGGCCGGATGATTAGCTGGATCAACAATGACTTCTATGGTGGTCAGGAAGAAAAATACATCAATGCTGTGTGCCGGTTATCCTTAAATCAGTACGGAAACAAAGTGACTCCGCAGGCACAGATTGTTGATTTTGAGGTAATTTGATATGGGAAATTGGAAGCGTGCTATCGCTATCGACTTTGATGGAACTCTCTGTGAGAATAATTATCCTGATATCGGTGAACCAAACTGGAATGTGATCTACCAGGCAATTCAAGAACAGAAGCACGGTGCTGGTCTGATTCTCTGGACCTGCCGGGAAGGAAAGCTTCTGTATGATGCAATGGAGGCTTGCTTTGATTGGGGTATTCAGTTTGATGCAATCAATGAGAGTCTTCCTGAGTGGAAAGAGCATTTTGGCACTGCTCCTAGAAAGGTTGGAGCTGATGAATATTGGGATGATAAGGCTAAGGTTGTAAAAAATGGAGAGTTGATTGACAATGCTGATGCCTGAACAGTTTGAAGCAGACGTTAAAGAATTTATCGCAGAGTGCCAAAGCCATCCAGTGACAGATTTATCAAAAGATGATCCATGCGAAGGATGTCGCTTTGAGGACTTTTGCGATAGGTTTTATCCGGGCGATGGTAGCACATGGCATTGGCGAGTTTATGAGAGGGGTGAATGAATGGTTTACATTACAGGCGATATTCATGGTGATTACAATCGGTTTTTAGAATTGGAAAAGTTTTGCCATAAACACAATCTTGGAATGAATGACTGGATTGTCTGCCTTGGCGATGTCGGTTTGAACTACTACGGCAAGGATGACCCTCGTGAATGGAGTATCAAGACTATCGCCGCAGATATTCCTGCAAATCTGTTTTGCATTCATGGCAACCACGAGCGCCGCCCGTCTCGTAAGGATGGTTACAAACTAAGGAAGATTTGTGGTGATATTTGCGGAAGAGTGTGGTATGACCCGCAGTTTCCAAACCAGTATTTTGCTATTGATGGTGAGGTTTACCAGATTCTTTCTGGCATAGAGATGTTGAACTGTCTTGTTTGCGGCGGAGCATATTCTGTGGACAAGTATTATCGGTTGGAACGTGGATGGAACTGGTGGCCGAATGAACAGCCGAGTGAAAAGACTAAGAAAAAGATCTGGAATATTACACATGACCCTCAAATCGATGATATTGATGTTATGCTCACGCATACCTGTCCATTCCGGTTCATTCCAACTGAATTGTTTATCGGTGGTATTGATCAAAGCACAGTAGACCAGTCAACTGAAATATTCTTTGATAATATATACGAATGTTATCCTAACGATTGTAAACCGTTCTGGTATTTTGGTCACTTCCATGGAAATAAATACACTGATGACTATGTGATGCTTTTTGATGACATTATTAAGTTTGGAAATAAGGTGAAGAGTGATGAGTGAATATCATGTGAGCTGTGGTATGTTTGGTATTTACGCAGGAACTGTTAAAAAGAATGGAACCGAGTGGAAAGATAAAACTCGCGTCACAGATGAAGCTATTGAGGCAGTTCGTGATTGGCTTCTTTCTGAAGCTCAGTTCAACAATAGAACTTTTGGTGGATACTCATGGACAACAAAGGACGGTAAGACTGTAACTTTAAGAGTGTCTATTGAGGATAAGGAGCAGACAGAATGATCAAAGATAAAAATTTACGAGTGCTTGATTATATTGATGGCAAGGAAATTCTCATTCAGATGGGTGAGGAAGGTTCTGAGTTGTCGAAAGCTGCAATAAAGTTTTATCGTGCAATTGACATGAAGAATCCTACGCCGGTAAGCATTAACGAGGCTTATGAAAATCTCGTAGAAGAATTTGGGGATGTGCTGAACTGTATCTACGCATACTATGATGATGACGAGGATTGTATCTTGGCGTTTACATCGAAAGCGAATGAGATTGCTAACGAGAAGCGCAAGCGCTGGATTAAGCGTTTGAAGGAACGCGACCAGTTTTAATGGTGAAAGGAGAATAGATGTCAGATAATTTTGTAAATCTTCATGTACATACAGCGCAGGGTTCGTTACTTGACTCTATTCTTACCGTCAAGGAACTTGTAGACTTTGCCAAAGAGAATGGTCAGAAGGCTATTGCTGTTACAGACCATGGCAAAATGCACTCTTTCGTTGACCAAGTTAAGGCTTGTAAAGCCGAAGGTATTAAGCCAATCATCGGCTGTGAGGTCTACGAAGTAGACAATCAGAGCGAAAAAACTGATACAAAAGACTATAAACAACCTCGTTATCATCTTGTTCTGCTGGCAAAAAACGAGACCGGTTTGAAAAATTTGTTCAAGATTGTTTCAAATGCTTGCGTTGATGGTATGTATAAAAAGCCTCGAACTTCTTTGAATATCATTGAACAGAACGAATGGGGTAAAGGTATCATTTGTCTTACGGCCTGTCAAGTTGGTCGAATGAGTAGATTGCTTGTTAATGGAAACGAGACTGAGGCATGGCAATTATGGAATAAACTGAAATGGATCTTTGATGGTGTGTTTATGGAAGTTCAGTCTCATGATACGCCAGATCAGGCTGAAGCTAATGCCAAAATTGCAGCTTTTATCAAAAAGTACAATCTTCCGTATACCATTACAACCGATGCTCATATGCTTTCCAAGGAAGATGTTGATGCACATTCAGTTTTTGTAGAAATTGGAGAAGGACGAGAAGTTGGAGAAAGTTATGTTGACTGTTATCTTCAGACCGAAGACGATGTGCTGAGAACACTTTCAAAGCAGTTTGATGAAGACTTCATCCGAGAAGGCTGCTCAATGTCTGTGAAAATTGCAGATATGATTGACGATATTGATATTGGTCTTGGTCAGCCAAACCAGATGCCAGAAGTGAAAATTGAAGGTAAATTTGATTCTCATTTGGATTACCTGCGTTACCTCGTTTATTCTACTTTTGATGAAAAATTCGGATGGATGAGTAAAGAAGAACAGCAAACCCGGCGGGACAGAATTGAGATGGAGCTTGACGTTTTGGAATATGTTGACTACATCGACTATTTCATCATGCTGTATATGCTTTGTAAGGTGGCTGATGAACGAGGTATCCCTCGTGGCTATTCTCGTGGTTCTGGTGCAAACTGTTTATGTCTATTCATGTTAAACGTTACGCAGATTGATTCCGTCCGTTGGGATCTTGACTTTTCTCGTTTTGCAAATAAAGGTCGTAAATCATTAGCTGATTAACTAAAATTTAAAACAGATAATGCCAGAATAGAAAGGAGCTGGCACATGAGATATTGCTATAAAGGTTTTGAGTCCGAAGATAAGATAAACGAAATCCTTAATCTGTATCGAGAAGGAAATTCGATAGCAACCGTAAACAAAATTACAGAGAATATGTACGGTATATCAAGAATTGCAACTCTTATTAAAGAAAGAGGGCTATCAAGAGACAATCATGAGAAATCGTTAAAATATAGTTTCAACGAGAATTTTTTTGATTGTATTGATACAGAAGAAAAAGCATATTGGTTAGGCTTCATTTATGCGGATGGCTATATTGCAAATGCGATTCCGGGAAAGATACATGATGCATTTGGAATGGCGTTGTCTAGTGTAGATGAAGCTCATCTGGAAAAGTTTAAAAATTCTTTAGATTCGACTCATCCAATACATTATTATACTTCTGCTTATGGTACGGGATTTTCAAGGATTACATTTTTAAATCAACACTTTGTAGATAATCTTATTTCTAAAGGTGTCTTGAGAAATAAAAGTCTGATTTTGACTTTTCCGTCATATGATATTGTTCCAAAAGATTTAATCGTACATTTTATTCGAGGTTATTTTGATGGAGACGGTTCAATAAAGAAAACTGGGAAGAAAAGGACTGCCGCAAAAGACCCGTATGATGTTTCATTTCTTGGGACAAAAGAATTTTTGGAAGCTATACAAGATGAGCTTGGAATGCATACAAAATTAAAGGACGCTTCCAAACATAATGTAAATAATCACGAGATTGTTTTTGGTGGATATCATAAGGCATTATCTGTTTTAAATTTATTGTACGAGAATGCATCTATTTATCTTGATAGAAAATATGAAAGATATTTAGAGCTAAAGAATGTACGAAATAGTCGTCTGCCGCAGTGATGTTGCAGATTATTAGATGGTGAACGTAAGAAAAAACGGTGTGCGTCTGACTTTTGGAGATGTAGGAAATGACATCTAATGGACGTGCTAACAGGGAAAGCCTAAGTCATTTGTGATATGGTAATCCTGTGCCAAGCTTTGTCCGAGTGACAAAGAAGGTCAAACGACTAACGGGTAGCGCCGTGTAGGTTGGAGTTTATCACCAATCGAAGTGCCATCTACCTTTATACAAAGGTAAAGATATAGTCTACACCCCTAATAAATATCGGGAAACCGAGGGTATTATGGTTCGACTTTGATATTAGCCGTCGTCGTCGCAAAGAACTTGTTTCTATTGCAGAAGAGCTTTTTGGAAAAGAGAGTGTAGCACCAATCGCAACTTTTAATTCTCTATCTACCAAGGTTGCCATTAAGGATATTGGCAAGGTGTTGAACGAAGATCCAGAAAGCCCATATTATATGCAGATTCCGTATGAATTGCGAAATGAAGTTGCTAAGTTGATTCCGACCGTGAAAACATTGGATGATCTCGGAGAAGAAGTTGAGAAGGAAGTTCTATTGAAGGACATTCTTGGAAAGAGCGAGCAGCTTTCTAATGTGTATGATAAGTTCCCTCTGTGGTTTAAGTACGTTATGCGGCTTGAAGGTTTACCGAAGAGTATGGGTCGTCATGCTGCAGGAACTTTGATTACACCTAAGCCTGTCATTGAATATTGTCCTCTCTGTATGGATAGAGAAGGAAATCAGATGTGTCAGCTTGAAATGCACAATGCAATGGACGACTTATCATTGGTCAAGATGGATTTTCTTGGTCTTGAAAATTTGGACACGATTGATGACACATTAAAGATGGCCGGTCTAACTTGGAAGGATGTTGACATCAACCATCTCGACCTAAACGATAAGGCAGTCTACGACGCAGTTTATAAGTCTGGACACACAATTGGTATTTTTCAGATGGAGTCTGCTGAAGCTCGAAAGATGTGTGTTGAAGCAAAATGTGACAACGCCGAGGATATCATTGTTGTGAATGCGGCAAATCGTCCTGGTACTAAGGACAGTTTCCCGACGTATTGTTCCAATAAGCTTTATCCAGAGACTATCAAACTACTTCATCCTGATATCAAACAGCTTTTTGCCAAGACTCAGTACATTCTTCTTTATCAGGAACAGGCTCTGGCAGTATTTCGTTATGCAGGATTCCCTGAAACTGAGGTTGACAATGCTCGTCGTGCAATTGGTAAGAAAAAGAAAGATGTTATGGCATCCTTGGAGGTCCAGTTTAGAGATGGTCTTCACAAAAAAGGATGGAACGATTATCAGATTTCCGAGATGTGGGCATTGATCTTGAAACAGGCTTCTTATTCCTTCAACCGGGGCCACGCAGTTGCTTATGGGCTTCTTTCTTACCTGACAGCATACCTGAAGACTCATTATACTGAGTATTTCATGGCTGCGTGTATGATTACTAAAGAAGATGATTCTGGCAAAATGGGTGTGTTTATCAATGAATGTGACCGTTTACATATTCGGGTTCTTCCCCCAAGTGTTAACAAGTCTGATATGGAATTTAAGGCCGATGTAGAGAAGCACACAATTCTGTTTGGCTTGAAAGCCATTAAGGGAATGGGCGAGAGTGTCGCATCAGGAGTAATTGCAGATCGTCCATATTCTGGATTGGCAGACTTTGTTCAGAGAGCAAACGGTGGCAAGATTGGCACTTCAAACGTTGTCAAGTTGATTAAGGCTGGAGCTATTCCAACAAGGGACAAGAGAAAAATCTTAATCACTTTTGCAAATATGGTTTTTGAGAATGAGTATAAAGAGAAGGGTTTTCATGAGATGGCATCTCTTCCCAAAATCTCTGTTCTTAAAGACGAATATGGAATTGACACAGATTCTATTAAAGACAAACCTACCAGACTCGCCTTATATAATAAGGTAAGAAGGGAGCGCTGGGAAGCGGACACATGGAATCGAAAGAAAGAAAAAGACAAAAAGCGGAATGCCTTTATGCAGGCGTTTGCTGAAAAGTATATGCAAGACGAGCACATGTGGGAATTTGAAACTCTTTCAATGTTCTTGACTAGCAATCCCATTAAGGATGCTTGTACCTATATTGATGCTGGTCTTTATACTGTAGAGGATGGCGGTGAGGCAACTGCTATTTGTGTCATCGTAGACATCCAAAAAAAGAAGGATAAACGTGGTAACCAGTTTGCATACTTACATGTTTACACGACATGTGGTATTGTTGAAATGATTTGTTGGGCATCTCAGTATGCACGATATTCAAGTCTAATTTCAAAGGGCAGCGATCTTGCAATCCTTTGCAAGAGAAAAGAAAATTCGTACATTGTTGAGAAGATGAAGCCTTACAAACAGTGGCTGCATGATAGAGAGATAAAGCAATGAATGATGTTTTATATAATGGTGTTTTATATACTATTGACGGAGAGGTTCTTTGTGAATTTCCTGAGTTTAAAATTGATTGTTACAAAGATAAAACTGTAATTAAGATACATTGTACGAATTGTTGCGTCGTTAGAAAAGTTCAGAAGTGGAAGTTTGACTGCGCAGAACAATGCGAGCTTACCACAAAATGGTTTTATTGCAGAGTGTGCGGAGGACTGACAGAATTTAGATTAGGTGCATAATAAGAGGGTTATAAAGTGGCAGATAAGAAATTTAATAAAAATATGATCCGTTGCTACATTAGGATAAAACGAGTCTTTTATCCGAAAGATGGGAAGGGGGTGGAGCCCGGCGGCTTCGCCACTTTCTCTGCCGAGGTGGTAAAAGTCAAGCAGGGGAACCCTGTTATGAGTCGATATAGTGACCTCCGGCTAAAGGGCAACGTTCCTAGCCTCGATATGAATAAAACTTATTCGTTCTGTGGTGAGTATGTTCATCATGAAAAGTTTGGTGATCAGTATAAAATTATCTACATGAATGAGTTTCAAGAGATTACTGACCCAGAAGAACAAAAAAGCTTTCTCCGTTTTATCTTGACCGACCATCAGTTTGAGATGCTTTATGAAGCATTTGAGAACCCGTATGAAATCATCAAGAATGGTGATGTCAAGTCTCTTTGTACTGTTAGCGGCATTACGGAAGGTCGAGCACAAAAGATTATTGACTCTTTTGAACGCAACATTGATAACAGTGAAGCGTACACGAAACTGATTGAATACGGTTTGACTCCCAGTGCTATTGAAAAGCTTGTTCGTCAGTACCACGGTGCAGACATTCTAGTAAAAAAGATTGAAGAGAATCCTTACGTCCTGATTGATGATGTGTATGGTATCGGCTGGAAAAAAGCTGACGCTCTTGCTTTGAACATGGGTCTAAAGCATAATTCGCAATTCAGAATCGAAGCTTACGTCATGCATTTTCTTGCCGCTCGCGCCGAAGAAGGAAACTCTATCATCCCGGCAAACCAGACAATCAATAGCTGTATTAAGGAACTTGATTTGAACGAGGGCGACCAAGAAGTTATCAAAAGGGCACTTTTCCATCTGCATGATGTCCGTGAAACACTTTGGTGGAGTGATGACCGTCAGGAATTTGCTTTAACTAGAGTGTGGAATCTGGAAGATGAAATCGCAAAGGAAATCAAGCGACTGGCGGACGCACCTGTTGAGCCGATTGGCCGAAATATGGATGCAGCAATCAATGAAGCCGAGGATGCGCTTGGTATCGAGTATACTGAGGAGCAGAAAGATGCTATTAAAAAGGTATGCTCTAGCAATATTGCTATCGTCACAGGTCTTGGTGGATGCGGCAAAAGTACTGTTGTTGCTGGTGTTCTAAAGGTTCTTCGTGGTAAGTCTTTTGCCCAGACTGCACTCTCTGGTCGTGCCGCAGCTCGTATGCAGGAAATTACTGGTCAGGACGGTAAGACCATTCATCGTCTTCTTGGTTATGATATCGAGAATGGTGGTTTCATTCACAATAAAGGCAATCCTCTTGAAGAAGACATTATCATTCTGGATGAGACATCCATGGTTGGCGCTCAATTGTTTTACGATTTGATTCAGGCTATCGAGACCGGAAAGCGATTCATCATGATTGGTGATGACGGACAGCTTGAGAGCATCGGTATGTGTAACATTTTCAAGGATATGCTTGCATCTAAGGTTGTTCCTGTGGCTCGTTTGACTAAGATCCATCGTCAGGCAGCCAAGTCTGCAATTATCACGGAGAGCATTAAGGTTCGTAACGCTACGCAGTTGGTGCCTTATGGCTGGGCTGGTAGTGAGATTCGTGGTGAACTTCGTGATTTGAAGCTTGATATCTATAAAGACGCAAGTGAGTCATTCAACCACATCATCAATCAGTACCGTACCTTATATAATAAGGTAGGGAATGATAGTGCGAAGATTCAGATTGTACTTCCACAGAAGCTGCGTGGCAGTATCTGTACTTATGAAGTCAATAATGCTATTCAGGAAATTGTGAATCCGAGTCGTGGTCAGGCAGAAGCAAAGGTCACAATCTATGGTGATGGCAAGGATAGAGCGTATACTTTGCGTGAGGGCGATCAGGTTATTATCAACAAAAACAACTACGAGCTTCACACATACAATCTCAAGACAAAGAAAAAGGAAGAGAAGTGTCCGGTGTTCAATGGAAACCGTGGCATTATCCGAAAGATTGAGAGCAGTTTTATTCTGGTTGATTTTGACCAGTGGGGAACGATCTTCATTCCGCATTACTTTGGTGGGAATAACATCTGGGCAACGCTTGAACTTGCTTATGCTTTGAGTTGCCATAAACTGCAGGGCAGTGAGGCTCCATATGTGATTGTTGGTATGGACAACTCTGCGTACTTGATGCTGACGAGAGAATGGCTCTATACGGCCATCACTCGTGCCAAGAAGTATTGTGTGATTTGCGCCGAAACTCATGCTCTTGATCGAGCTGTAAAGACTTCGAGAGTTCCATACAAGCGGACGTTCCTGAAGGAATTTTTACGGAAAGAATTTTCAGAAAAGCATTGACAATTATGTGCGTATCCTATATAATATAGCTATAAAAAGTCTCCATCCCGGAGGCTTAAAATTCTCTCTTTAGCTATACAATACAGGATACGAGAAGGAAATGGCTTGCTCGTAACGACAAGCCTTTCTTTATTAGCTATAACTATATAACACAGGATACGCAAGGAGGCTTTATGACAGATAAAGAGCTCATAGGTAAGCTTGATGCAATGGTTAAGGCATTGCAAAAAGCAAAGAAGAAGACGGACAAGACCCGCATTTTGCTGGATGCACGAAAAGATTTTGGAGATGAGGCTGACGAGCTGATGGCATTCTTCCGATTCTTGCTTGACCCGGCAATCGTGACTGGACTGTCTGATGCAAAAATCAACAAGAAGGTAACTGCAAAGCCGGATATCGATATTCAGTATCTCAGCTGCGGATACCTTTATATTATGGGTGCCAACCATAACACTGGTTCTGATACATCCATCGCAACAATCCAGAATTATTTACATAAAAATCCTGAGTATAAAGAGTTTCTAAAGCGATTGTTCACTAAGAATCTGCCGATCGGAGTCGAGGCAGCTACCATCAATAAGGTGTACGGCGAAGAAATTATTCCTGTCTGGGAGGTTCAGCAGGGGTATCCGATTGATAAATACAAATTCAAAAAGGGTGAACTTATTTTTGCCTCGCGCAAATTGAATGGAGTGCGCGGAACTTACTTCCGAGGGAGTATTATTTCTCGTCAGGCACAGAAGTTTGAGGGACTTGGTCATATTGTTAAGGATATTGAGGAAATCATCGGTACGGATTACGCAGTTGATGGTGAGTTAATTCGCAAAAATGTAGACGGTTTAACCGATGGTCAGAATTTCCGTGAAACTATTTCTATCCTCAATAGCGATGGTAACGATAAGAGTCTGATTAAATTTGTAATCTTTGATATTGTGCCAGTTGACGAATTCGAGAAAGATGCCTGCACTGAAAAGTATTCTGTAAGAAAAGATCGACTACTTGAATTTGCCGATAATCTTGAACAATGGAAAGATGAACAATGGGAAGATTTTGAACTTAGACCGGCAAATATCGAAGTTGTTCCTATGGTTTATGAAGGTACGGATGTGAATGAAATCCCGAAGTGGCTGGATTATGCCATTCAACATGATTGGGAGGGGTTGGTCGTTAATCGGAATGTTCCGTATCGTCGGACTCGTCACAATGGTTGCTTGAAAGTTAAGCGCTTCTATACGGTTGATCTTCGAATCACAGCAATCGAAGAAGGACAGAATCGGCTGGCTAGTACGATGGGTGCTCTGGTTGTGGACTACAAGGGTAACGAACTTCGAGTGGGTTCTGGCTTTGATGATGCTACGAGAGCTGCCGTGTGGGCAAATCCTGATGACTATATCGGAAAAATCGTAGAAGTAAAATACAAGGAAAAGTCATGCGACAAGAAAACTGGTGCCGAATCCCTGCAATTCCCGACCTTTGTAAGATTTAGAGATGACAAGAATGAGGTGTCTTATGGCTGATGTTAGATTGATTGACTCAAATAAGGCTGAAAAGGAATTTGAATCTTGCTTAAATCTTCTTTGTAAAAATCCTATAACAAGTAACACGTATGAAATGAGTTTTAGTAGGCAGATTTGTAACGCAGCTTTACGAACTTTGCGGAACACTCCAACTATCGACCCGGAAACGTTGCGGCCTGTGGCACGCTGGGAGGAAATTCCAGGCTCCTATGTGAGCTGTGCTGGGAAAAACTCATGGTGTGAACCATCAACCCGTTGCTCGAACCCAGAATGTAGAGAGGTGAACCCGTGTGGCCTCAAAACGCCATTTTGCCCGATGTGTGGTGCAAAGATGGAGTGAATCATGACTAAAAACAAGTTAAAAGATTCCTTTTATTGGCTTGGCAAAAATGGTCAAGAAAGCAATGTGGATTTGTCATCTGAACGTATAAGTCGTTATATCAATGAATCTAAAAATAATCTCAAGAAGACCCCAAAGGGTAAAGGAGACTTTTGTTTTATTGCTGGTAAAGAAGCACTTGTTATTGGAGTAGTAAACGAAGATGGAGAACGCTCAATCTTTGTTGCAAGAGACTATTTTGAAGCTGATTACGTTCCGGGATGTGGATGGATAAAAGTGGAGGATGAAGATGGTTATTAAAGAAGATCAGATTAAGGACTTCATTGATTTTGCACGAAAAGTTGGAACTGCTAAAAGTCTGGATGAGATTTTGAGCACACTCGAAGTGGAGGAATCAAGAGATGAATCTTTCAAAGAAAACAATCAAGCACATTCTTCGGATTCTTGATAATAAATGTATCGAGGTTCCTACAAAGACATCTGCTTATAGCAACTGTGGACGTAGAATTTTGACTCGTGATTTTGAGCCAAAGAAGTCACACGGCATGAATGGCTGGCAACGAATCGTCTATGTACCATCCGAAGGATATTTCTACGGAATTTATAACGGAAAATCGGAAGAAGATTGGGATATTCCAGATATCTTGTCTCCCGCACAGCTTGCTGATTTGTGAGGTTTTGCAATGTTTATTTTAACGCAAAATAGAACAGGAGTTGTTGATACAAGTAAATGCCTTTCCATTCGTATAGTGGAAGACGCAAAGACAATTAGAGCTTATGGGCTTAACTCAGATACATGGTTTCGACTTGGCTATTATCGAACTACAAAGAGGGCAAAGGATGTAATTCAAGAGATTAACACTGCTCTTTGTGAAAACCGTATTAGCTTCGATATGCCGGAGGATTAAAATGCTACTTTTAACGCAAGGCGGAGAAATTATAAATCTTGACCGCATGGCAATCATTGATGCCGCAAACCTTAATGTTTACGCAAGGCAAGGTATGGGTGAACGCGGAATTGTTCTTGGTAGCTATAATACTGCGTCAAGATGCTACGAGATTATCGGAAATATTTTTGACTGCCATCGAATGAATGCAAAGGCGTATTCTATGCCGGAGGAATAAATGAACGACTTCCGAAAACTAGCTATCCAAAAGAAAGAACGACTTGAAGTTCAACTTACCGATGGCACAGAAGAACACAATATATTGTACATAATTACATCTCTAGCCACTATTAAAGGTGCTGAGATTTTTAAAAATTTTCGTTTGTATTCTGTAGGCTCCACCGGGGAGCTCAACTTATTAGAGAAGCGAGACGGCGATCCCTACTTTGATAAGCTGAAAGGAACAGAATATGAGTAATTCGATGAATCGAGAAGACCGGCGCAGAGAGCAGCGTAAGGCACGAATCCTTGCCCGGCGAATCAAGAAGGCTGGTGGCCCCGACTTTCTGGCCGGAATGCCAGTAGAGGAATGGGAACCAAAGATTGGTGATGAGGTCATCATTAAGGTAAAGAGGATTCAGGGCAAGAAGGATTTCTTCAAGATGAGTCCGCAATATCAGGACTTTATCAATAGCCTTGAGGACGGAAAGCCTTACAAGATTACCAGTACCGGCATGAAGGGTCAGGTCTACGGCATTGATGCACATCCTTATTTCCAGATTTGGAAGGGTGATATGGAACCCTACAAGGAGCCCTAATGAAGCAGATGTACTTCAGGACGAACTATCATGCTTGTTATTGTGTGGAGTGCATGAATCAATTCATTTTAATGCGAAAAGGGTATTTTTATGATGTTATATGGGAGACGGATACTTATTATCTTGTATGTACAGATAAAGGTGATCCATTTCCACAATTATTTAACATCGTAAAAATTCTCAAAGAAGACCTCGAAGATGATGTTTATGTCGTGACTGGCAAGAGCGAAAAACTTGAGGAAGGAGGTGGGGCGATATGATTGGTATTGACCATCGTGAGCAGGGTCGTAAGGAACGAGCCCTTGCAGAATATTATAGAACCTTGGCTCGATATCCAACTGAATGTGGAGATCCGATTACATATCAGTTGTCAGAAGAGCAGCTTAAACAGGTTCTCTGCGGAGAGGTTACTGTAGATGAGTTGATTGAAAGAGGTGAGGTAAGTGGCAGTTGACCAATACGGGAATTCATTTGGTGTTGGAGATTATGTGTTGATTACAGAGGTTCCATCTGGCCTCCCTTACTTTGCAATGATTTCGGCTGTAAGGGTCGAAAAAATCGAAAAGGATAATCATCAAAAAGATATAGTTTATTTCGAACGATGGTATCCGATTGAACAACGTGGCGAACTTATTTACCGGGAAGCAGATGATTGTGTTGTGACAACTGAACATAACTATCTTGTTTCACTAAAACGTAGAGATGAATGGGATAAAGAGGTGAGGTAAGTGAAAGATACGACCAAGATGTGGATCTCTTTCATTAAGATTTTTAAGGATTATCTTATTGTGGTCGGAATCATGATTGCGTTGTGGCTGTTGTCTTGCCTTATCAAATATGGGATTTCAGTATCCAACTTCCCAGATTGGTTTAAGTTTGCACTTCTAAAATAAAGGAGGATTAAATGGTAACCGATATTCTTAATAGAGAGATTCATGTTGGCGACACAGTTCTTAGAGCTAGAACTCGAAATGGTCGCGGAGTTCTTTGGAGCATTCGTAAAGTTGTCTCAATTATGAACGTAATGATTAAAGTTCAAAACGGAAAGTACACAACGAATGTTGCACCAAGGAATTGTATCGTAATTGACGAGAGTGACATTCCTGAAAACTGGCAGGACGAATATTAAGGAGAGTTGAATGACTGTTGATTTGATCGCGTACACACAGCGAGTTGTTCCTACAAGTGACAAAAATCCTTTAGATATTGTGGAGGAAGCTGCGAGTATTTGCTACGATTCTTCAATGACTGACGATTATAAAATTGCTAAGGGATGTAAAGCCAGTGGTCACTATTCTGTGCTTGAACACATCAACTTTACGTTTTACGTCAAAGATGTGAGCCGAGCACTTCTGGCACAGATTAGTCGTCATCGACATGTTAGCATGAGCTGCCGCAGCCAGCGTTATTGCAGCGAGGATGGATTCAAGTATGTGAACCCGTTTACCGGTGAAGATGCTGATGTTTTCGATAATATGATGTCGGACATTGATACCGATTATCAGATTCTCAAGAAGTATCACAACGCCAAAAACGAAGACGCCCGTGCAGTTCTGCCAAATGCTTGCTGTACAGAGTTTTACATTACGATGAACGCTCGTGCTTTGATTGAGATGAGTCATCTTCGACTTTGTTCTAGGGCTCAAAAAGAAATCCGCGAGATGTTTGCAGAAATGAAGAAGGAAGTTACACAGGTTTGTCCTGAAGTAGCAAACTGGATGGTTCCTTCCTGCGAGGCTAATCCGAAGTATCCGTTCTGCCCAGAGGGTCGTGGTTGCTGTGGCCGTCATCCTCGGTTGGCAGATGTTTATAAGCCTATTGAAAAAAACAAGGAGGTTATTGATGCAAACACTTGACGAAATTAAGAAGAACGTAGACCATCCAGTCCATTACGGCGGTGCAGACAATCCCTACGAAGCCATTAAAGTGTTGCGAGAGTGGCAGCTGGATAAAGATGCTTACCTTTGGAATGTTGGTAAGTATCTGAGCCGTGCAGGTCACAAAGATGGCAATTCTCAGCTTCAAGATTTGACGAAGGCACGTTGGTATTTGGACTATAAAATCCGGCTTTTAGAGGAACAGCAGAAGGTTGCCGAAAGCGTCGTAGATACGCTCAAGAAAGTTCCTAGTGAGGTCACTGATAAGCTGACTACGATGTCGAAAAAAGACAGCCAAGGAAATTTTTACGAT